CGCTGTTCCACAGTGAATGAACTCTCTGGGAGAGCGTCGTCTCATACACTATCCGCCTCGTCTTGGTGTCACGCACTACAACAGTAACGTAGTTGTTGATTCCAACGTCTACACCGATGGTATAGTAGCCCGAAAACTGCACAACCGGATTATCGGTTACCACGGTGAAAATAAAAACGGGCCGACCGTCCTGAATCTTGATGATAGGCAGGGTTACTTTCCCCTCGGTGAACCGCGTGTTGTCGAAGCTAAAAATCAGTCGGTACCATTGCCCTTGAATGACCATTTTCAGGACAATCTCACCATCGGTAAAAGGATTATTCTCAATGACCGCATACTGTTTATCCACAGCGCCAAGGTTCACGTAATCCACACCATACGACGGAGCAGACGCATCTACAGTGCGCTTCCAACCTTGGCTCACATACTTGGAACTCTCACCGTTCGCGGCGTTTGCCCTCTCTTTCCAGGAACGGTGAGTGGTCACGACATTGTATTGGAGCAGCTTCTCTTTACGCGACCTACCAGACTTACCCGACACTAGAAAATCAGGCATGGTAACACCCGCCTGGCGGCCAGCCACCGCAGGCTGAACAGCGGCAACCCGCGCCAGCTCGCCGCCTAGCGCCTCGTCGTTGCGGACAACGTAAGTAGCATAGCTAGAGATGTCACGAACCTCAGACGCAAGCCACGTCAAAACGCGAGCACAATCTAGCAGCTCACCGTCCAAGCCTAGAACATGGGTCGGGCACGCAACAAAAGCTCTATAAGTTTGGTTCTTAGCCAACGCGTCGCCCCAACAAAAGAAATACAACCAATACCATCTATACAATCAATAGCAACGAAACCATCAACTGTCATATAGACTCTACCATACACACGCTACGCCAAGCAAAACGCCGCCCACCACGCGAAAAACACGTGGCAGACGGCGAATAAAATGCGAGAGAGACCTCTAGGCGCGCACTCACTGAACGCCATAAGTGAACATGTCACCAGGGCGCAGTGGTAAAACATTGACACCCCCGTTATCGACAACATGGAGCGCCACCAAGGCGCAGAGTGCGAGAATGACAATCACCACTACACAAGCGGCGAGAGCCGACCTACCTCGAAAGTAGCTAACAATCACGCAAGCGACAAGAGACACGCAGGCAAAAATAAGCCAAAACAGCGTCACGGCAACGCGCCCCTCACCGGGTCGCCAGCAGAACTACCAAAGTTCACGCCACACACGCCCACGCCCTCAACCGTCATCGTCTGATCGTAGTCCGTCAACTTGTGACCGCCACCCGGCAACATCTCACGCAACAGAGAAGCCTGAGACCCCATCGGCACAATCACGCGAACACCCGTATTGTCATACACCTGGCGTAGCTCATTCACGCGACGCACCAACTCGTCCTCGCTCTCGGCAGTCACGGCCACAACGAATGCGCCGACAAGCCACGGGCGCGACTCGTCCTCGGCGATCACACTCTCCGCCATCGACAAGTCGGCCAAAGAGTCATCCAAGCCAGCGTCAGACGCGCGCGCCTCCATGCCAGCCGCACTCACCTTACTCAGCTCCTTAGCCTCATCCACCTGGTCAGCCTTCTTACGGCGAACCTTACGCTTCACCTCAGCCGACGGAACAAGCCGGAAAAACCCAAACGTCGAATAGTCCTCACCAGCCAACGACGGAACATACAACACCGGAGGCTGATCGGGATACGTGCTATGACGAGGCAACCCGCTCACAATAAGCGACGACATGAAGCCAGAGCGCTCCACACCATCATACCAGCGGCGCACTTCCACACTACGAGGGCGATTCACCACCATGAACTCGTCAACAAGCTCCACAATCTCGCCGCGACCCACACGCTGAGCGCCCTCATCCTCCAACGGAGGCAACGGCAACTCAGGCGACAACACGGCGTTCATGTAGGCGACAGTCTCAAACGCGCCCTTCACGCGCTCCGCACCCAACGCGCCCGTAGAAACAACCGCGTGCAACGCGTCCTCTTTCGCGCGCCACACGCGCTCCTCCTCGCTCGTTACCTCCTCCACTGGCCCAAACAGTCCAGCGAAACGATGCCACGCCTCGCGCACGCCATGCACGCCAGCGAACGCCGCGCCAAACGAGCGCCTATTACCCAGCTTCACGCACAAGTACGAGCGGCGAGCGCGAGCACCATTATACGCAAGTGTCGCATACTGGTCGGAAACCAGGTCAAGGAAATCACTGTTATCGTCATTGTATTCACTGTTGTGTGCGATCACCTGCTTCGCCCACAAGTCCAAATTCATCGGCAGCACGACCGACGACACGAAAAACTCGCGACTCTCAGACGATTCCGACCCCATAGCCGCAAACGCGTTCGACAACTGCGCGCCAATAGATGCGCGAGCACCCCACGACATGAAATCATAAGGATGCAACGACAGGCTATACAGCGCCCACACGCTAGACCCCGTAAAAATAAGGTTCCCAGACAAGCCCCTGGCCGGAATCTCGAACTTCACAACAACAATCCCTTCAACACGCGCGCACGCCAACAGCAGGGGCGCGCCACAACAAGAAAACTCTGAAACAGTGAACCGCAAGCGGGGGCGCGGGGAACCCCAACACTACAAGGAACCCCACACCCCAGTCGCACGCGGCCTACTGGCCGGTGATGTTCTTCACAACCTCATGACCCTTTTCGGCGGCACCCTCTCCGCCCATACTGCGCAGCCACAGGCCGAGACCGCCAACCAGGAGAATCACGAGAGCACCTGTAATCACCTTAACGGCAACAGCCTTAGCTGAACCATCCTTAATGCCGCTCCACAAAGCCTTGATAGCCCACAGGAAGAACACAATCACAAGAATCGAATAGAACACCGTCGCAACAGTAGACGTGGCAGCAGAAGCAGCCGTCTCCAACGGGCCAGCCCTGTAAACCGCGTCAGCAACAATACCGGAAAACATAAAAACCTCCACAAGAAAAGGATTGTCAGACAACCACCCAATAGCGGGTAGCACCCAAAACCGCGAACAGAAACCTCACGAAACCGCCGGATTCAACCGGAACGGCTCAAAACGCTCCACAGCCCAACGCGACCCATCTTTCACGAGAGCCACAACATACTGCGACTCAAACGCGTAACCAGAACCACCAGACGTAGACGAACCAGACGACACCCCGCCAGTGCCAGAAGCGGACGAACCGGACTTAGCGGACGAACCAGAAGCGGCACCAGAGGAGCCGCCCTGAACCTGCGACCACTTCACCGACACCAACGCGCGAACATGCGACGCGTCCTCCCCCTGAATCAGCCGAACATTCACGTTCGACTCAGCGCCACCAGCAACCTCAAACTCGCCATTAAACCCATTAAAAATACTCACGTCAGCGCTAGGCGACACATACTGGTCAAGCAGTGTGTGATTACCCGGAGACGCCTTACCGTAAGCATCCAAGAACCCAAACACAGCGCCACGCAGCGCCGCCTCCTCGCCACCAGCATAAGCCTGCCCAGTGCCAGGGTCAGTGTACGCCGGAGCGTCAGCGGACGCACCAACAGCCGGAGCCGGAATCAGAGACGGCGAATTAGACGGAATCATCAACATGTCTTTCGCCTTGTCGTAATAGACACTCACCTCCAACGCCAACCAATGCGGCGACGGGTTAACAGTAGCCGCCCCATCACCGTCCGCCTGCTGGTCAACAACAAGCATCTGAACCTTATACACGCTCACGTTAGCGGTACGCGGCAACACCTCAAAAACGTTCACATCGCCGACAAGACGATACGAGCCGCCCTTCGGCCTCGCCAGCGACGCGCCCGTCACGCTCGCAGACTTACCCAACGCCCCCGTGTAGAAATACGAGAGGGTTTTCTCGCTCGTCTCAGATCCGTCAGCCGTCACATACGCCTCAGCGAACCGGCGCGCAAACGCCTCGCCGCGCTCCATCGGGAACCCAGTCTCATGAATCGACGCGTCAATCTGCCCCTGCACGTCACTCTCCGTCAATGGCTTGTTCATCCACAGGTAAGCGCCGCCGCCAACGAGACCAGCAACCAACAGGGAAACCGTCGCCCACGCGAACATGCGCGACCCGCGCTGACGGTCCTTCCGCTTATCCAACGGACGAACACGCCCCTTACCGTCAACGAACCCGCCAATATCCGACAAGTCCCCGCCAGCCTTCGCACTCTTACGCGCTACCCTACTCAGGCGACGACGCTCACCCGGCGACAACACAACCGCAGGCGCGTCAGAAACGCCGCCAGTGGCCTCAACGCCGTCAGGCCCAACGTCGGCACCATCGGCGACCGAAAACGCGTCAGAAGCCCCTACAGGCACGTTATCGGCGACAATATCACCATCGTCCGCGCGCTCCACGTCGCCAGAAGCGCCCAAACCGCGACCCAAACCCATCAACAAACCCCTTCACAGACGAACGCGCCCACGCAAAAGCGAGCACAACCAATAACAGCTAATAGCCAACAATCGGGCATTACCGGCGCAAACCGCGACGCACAGGCGCGCCACCCACAGGACCACCGGAACCCCCGGCGCGCGACGAACCCACCGGAGCGCTACCGGCGGAACCGCCCGTGGGAACAGTCCCCGGCAAACCACCAACCGGCACGCCAGGCAACACAGATACGGGAGCGCTACCAGAGGAACTGCCAGCCGGGCGCGTACCAGGCAAACCACCCGCAGGCGATGCGGATGCGACGCCACCCGTAGGCGCGCCACTCTCGGGAGCGCTGCCAGGCGATGACTGACCGCCACCATGCGCGCGCCCGCCACGCTTACCGCGCCGCTTACGCCCCTGAGAGCCACCAGACGCGCGACCCTCACCAGGCGACGGCAACACGCCCGCATCAACGCGAGCAGACTCGCCACCACCCACGGCGGCGCGAATCTCCTCAAAACGCGCCCGGTTAGCAGCCAACGCCCTATCAGCCGCCGCCTTATTGTACGAATCACCCAACACCTGATCGGGCGGAATAAGGCGAACCTTACGCACCCACACGCCGCCAGTAGAACCAGCCTCACGGCGGCGACGGCGACGCTCACGCCACCCCACGCCCTCCGGCGCGCCACCCTTCACCAAATACACAGCCTCGCTCCTAAACCCATTATCGGGCTTCGGAGACACCAAGCGCGTAAACAACTCCGGCGGCGTAAACCAATCCTCAGACGCGTCCTCCGTCACATTCTGATTCTTCCGGTTCAGGAAATTCAGAGAAAACATGTGCGTCTGATTGTCGTTGGTCCGCCTCCACGCCGCACGCTTACCCTTACCAGCAATACCCGCCACACGCTCAGCACTGTCACCACCGGCACCCGAACACACGAGGAACGAACTAATCGTGTCACACACAGTCGTCAAATACGCCTCACCGTTACCGGGAGCAGCCGTCACAATGTGCGAGAACGACTGAGCGGCCAACGTGGTACGCAACCCCGCGCTACGCCCCTTCTCCAACAGGGGCGTCACGAACGTAATCGGAATCTCCTGGAACTCGTCACAATACAAGCTCAACGGCGACTTCTCGCCATGACGCTGCCTGTGGTCCATCACGCGCGCCATGTCACTGAAAAACAGTGCGCCAAGCGTGCGCGCCGTCTCCTTATCCGCACCAGACGGGACAGTAAACAAAATCACGCACGGCGGAGCGTCATCAGCAGTATCGCGCGCAATGTCAATCATGTGATAGTCATACGGGTTGGCACTCAAATGTGGGCCGAACGCACTCATCGACAAAGCGCGCATCTTACCGGCAACAGCGCTCGCCTGAGCCGCCAAATCAGCGCCACGCGACAACTTCCGGTACACGTTCGCGCCAGCCTCATACGCATCCGTGCCCTTCGCCGCATCCACGAGCTGACGGAACGCGTCAATGTTGCACGCATCCTCCACAGCCTGCACCATGCCGCGCTCCCACCGGATGAGCGGAACATCCTTCGGGTCCACCGCGTCAAACAGCGTAAACAGGGCGTTCAAGAACTCCTGCATGTCGCTACGGTACTTGTCGGACTCCTCAGTCCACACGCGCAAATTCAGCACGGTTCCCGCGCGCTGCACGCCGCCCGTCGCCAACGGGTCATACGAACACATGCCATCCGACAACGGAATGTCATACTCATTCAACCGGCCCTGGCTCACGTGGTAGAACTGGTAGCCGTTTTCCTTACACATGGCGGCAATGTCAGCGGCCAACGCCTTATCGCCCTTCAAGTCCATGTAAGCGATATGCTTCACGCTGCCCGTGGACACTTCCGCGTACAACATGCTTTTCAGCGTCGTGGTTTTACCAGCGCCAGAGCCGCCCGTCATCACCATGCCGAGATTCGCCTCAGTGGGGGTGCGTGCCACAATCTCATCCGTCTGCGACAGCGGATTATCGCTCAGCGGCTCCTCGACACCCAACGGGACGCTACCGTTCTCAGCGGCCACACCGGCTTTCAACGCTTTCATGCGGGCGCGCCTGTTCATCGCCTCCCACGGGGCGCGCCTGTACGAAAAGCGACTCTTCCAGTCGCCCGCGCCTTTCAGTTCGCGGATGTGCGGACTCACACGCAACTGATAGTGCAACATGGGATACGGCACCATGCCAGCCCACACGCCCACCAGCGCGCCCACCAGCACGTACAACCACAACAAGCCCCACCAGAACTCGCCACTGTCGTAGGCGAACCCCGCGCCCTGCAATCCGACAATAACGCCACGCAACCCAAACAGCAGCGCCACCGACAACAGGGCAGCAATCATGACGGCAACCGTCCACTTCTGACGCAGCCACCGCATCACGACGAAATGAAAACCAACCGCCGCAATGGTCGCCGGGAAAAACAGCAGACACGCGACCGCGATCTGACCAGCGCGAGACAAGAACGCGCGCTCAACCGCCTCATTCTCGTTCTCAATACCGTCATGCGCGCGAACGTCGTTCTCGTTCTCGCTCACCCAATCACACCCTCACCAACGCCCGCGCACTACGCGCGGGGGACACAACAAAATTAACCGCAATATAAGACAAAATAGCCCCACCCAAAACAAGAGAGCCAACAAGCGCGCACGTATGACCGTCAGGTAAGCAAGCGGCCCGACGCGACGCTACGCGCCCACCTTCATATCCAACAAGCGGAAATACTCGCGCAACGCCACCACGCTCACGCGCACATAATCGGCGTTCGTCAACTCGCCCACGCCGGGAGCCGGGAACTCACACAACCCCAACACGACACCCATCACGTCAGCGCACTCGCCGAAATCATCCAACAAGACGCGCTCACGCCCCCACAACGAACGAAAACCACCAAGCAGCCGCACAAACGGGGCAGGCGTAGACGACTCGCCAGTGAGGCGACGCAACAACTCCACGCGCTCACCCACAAGCACATTCACATCGTCCCCGCCCTCGTCACCGTAATCACCCTTCGACGGCGGCGCATAAAACAAGCCAGCGAACGCCTGAACAAGCAACTGCACGCCCACACTCTCACCATGCCAACGCCGCACCCACTCACAATCCTCGCCAGACCCCGCATCAATCCGCGCGGACACCTGCGGCACCGGAACACTCTCAACCGTAGAACCCGACACCAAAGTGTCAACAAACGCGGTCCTCTCGTCGGCAAGCTCACGCATCGACTCCGCACCAACACCCACCAGAGCCGCCACGTCGGCCGCGAGCACGTCACGCGCCACGCCCGGACACTGAGCCAACACCGACGCGGCCACGCGCGCAGCGCGCATACGCTGCCCCGCATCCGACAAGTCAAACTCTTTGACCTTCTCGGAAGCGACAAACACCGCCAACGGCACACTCTTACCCACGTCAAACAGGTTACGCACCGCGTCCACGCCACCACTGGCGAGCACGTCACACGGGTCTACGCCGTCGGGACACAAGATAACGCGGCCGTCAGCGCGCACCTGCTCCACGCGCTCAAACGCCTTCACGGCCGCACCGCGACCCGCATCATCTCCGTCAAACACGAACACCACCTGACACTCGTCCCCGGCGGCTCGGCGCACCAACATCGCGTGGTCGCCAGTAAACGACGTGCCCAACGACGCGACAACGTTAGTGACGCCCGCCTCCACGGCTGCGGACACGTCAAACTGCCCCTCGCACACGAACACGTGCCCCGCCTTCTGCGAGTCGCGCAGGCCGCGAGCCGACCAATACAGCTCGTGGCGCTTAGAAAACAACTCGGTTTCGCGCGTGTTCACATACTTACCCATGTTGTCCTTGTCGGACAGTTTGCGGGCGCTGAACGCGATAGGGTGCCCGTGAACGTCCGTGATCGTGAACACAAGTCGGTCGCGGAACATGTCAAAATGCGCGTTCCTGTCGTCCGGGTCAGCGTCCTTACGGTGAGAGACGACGCCAGCCGCGCGCAGCTCATCCAGCGTGAACAGCGGCGCGTCCTTCCACGGGCGAGCCTTCAACAGGTACGACATGAGCCTGTTACCACCCGGCGCATACCCGTACACAACGCCGTCAGCAGACGACGAAAAATCGGGATACCAGGAGCCATTGTCGTTTTCGTCGCCGGGGCACGTGTCCGACAGGCCACGCTCAGTGACCGCCACCCTCGCCGGGTGATCTTCTGGCAGCTCGTGGTATCGCTGAGCGTAGAACCGTGCAGCCGTGCGCATCAGGGCGCGCAGGCGAGCCTGTGGCGAGTCGTCGCGGCCAGCGGCAATGTCAACGCCTGCCTCGCGCGCGAGGTCACGCAGCGCCTCCGAAAAGTCCACGTCGCGCTGCACTTGCACGAGGGTGAGGAGGTCGCCGGAAAACCCGCACGACCAACAGTGAAACCTGTTCTCTAGCTCAGACACGTCCATCGACGGGTTACGGTCGTTGTGCGCGGGGTTTTGGCAGTTGATGCGCAGGCCGCGACTTGTTTCCTCAATGCGCGTGCCCGGTTTCAGGTCGGCTGCGTGCGCGCGCACGTAATCCACTAGCGGCAACGCGAGTTTAATTTTCTGTGCGGTACTCTGTTCCACGTGTCCCAACTTCCCCTACTTGTTTGCTGCACGGTTGTGCGGATGCGCACGGTTTTTCTATTCTCTGTCTATGGTAGGAGGGCGCTTGCCGGGTTGTCAAAACCTCAGCAAGCGCCCTCCCGTTGTCGCGCTACTCTCCGCCTTTACTGTGCGGCTTCTAGTGTCGCCGTCGCGGCTCTCTTCACTCGGTCGGGGTTGAACCCGGACCAGTGTTCCACAATGTTATCGCCCCTCTCGTCGTCGCTTTCTTCCTTATGGAGGTCGCGGACGACGACGACGGGTGCCTGCTGGTATCCCAACTGCTTCACGAACTCGTAGGCGACATCATCTTCCGTGACATCGACCTTCGTGTACGGTGCGCCCATCCTGTTCAGGAGGCGCGCGGTTGCGTCGCACTGTGGGCAGCGGGGCTTAGAGTAGACGGTAATGTCGTACCTGATGTTGTTGTTTTCTGTCACTTTTCCTCTCTCATTGTTGCAGATTGGCATCGGCCAACCCGATATTGTTAAAACATTAAAATAAACGCGCTCGTAGCGGAACACGCGCGCACGCAAAGAGCCGCCCTTACCGCCGGTTCCTCTTCTCGACGCGATACACAGGCGCGGCCATAGCCGGATGCCCCACACCCTTCGCAGACAGCCGTCCGTCATCCAGGGCACTCGAATAAAAGTCAAGATCGTCAACGTGACCACCCCTCAACTCAGGACCGTCCACGAGAACCAACACATCCTCGTCCACAGGAATCGCCTTACCCGACCCCGTAGACCCAGCAATCAAACACATCGGCGCAGCGTTCGCAGCGTGCTCGTCAATCTGCACACCCTGCTTCATCTTCTCTTTCGCTCCCGAATCATGCCACGAGTAGCCGATCACATGCTCTTCTTCGCCCGTCTCAGGGTTATGAGTCGTCACGCCACCCTCAACACCCAACCCAAGGGGGATAAACGTCCACGGAATATCGTCGCCAAGAATATGGTCCACGCGCAACGGTGCCATCATCGGAAGCGGCGGCAGACTCGTAATCGTCACCGTGCCCTCGTCCGGGTTCCAGCCAAGTGGTCGCTTTGTGTCCTCATCCACGCCGCTCTTTTCCACCCACGCAAGCTCACGACCGAAAGCCCCGTTAAACGTGCGCAGAAAATTCTCCTCCTCATACACGTCAAACGAGTACGCGGGCGGGAGCGAAAACTTAATCTCTTTCGGCTTCAACGGGTCACGCCACGCCAACACTTCAATACATTCACCGTATTCCTTGAAGCCGCCACTCTTTAGCCCCAAGCGCGGTGCCGACACCTCAAACATGCGCACCAACAGGCGCTCACGCCCATCAACGATAGCCTTCACGCTCGACACCATCAAACGATGCAACAACGGCCCACCAACCAGGATAATGAGCGCGACAGGTATCCACACGTACAGTGCGCCAAAAACCGCGCCCAACACCGCCATGACAGCCTGAACGAGCGGCCAAAAACGCCGATACTCAATGTTCAAGGTCACAGGCTCGCGAGCCTCACGGCCCTTCTTCTCATCCGCCGCCCGCGCCTTACGTACAACAACCTGGCGCGTATCCTCGCGACGCGCGAACCGAATATACGGCTTCCACACATTGCTCTTTTTCGGCGGTGGAACCTCACCTTTCTTCGGCTTGTTTTTTTCGAGCTTACGCTTCACAAACAGCCGATAATGAGCGGCCGACCACAAGCCAGGCACCCACACTACAGCCATGCCACACGCGAGCGCACACAACACGCCCACAACAACCCTCGTCACCACAAGAAAACCCCTTCGCTCGCGCCCACAAGAAACAGTGCGGCCACTACTGCCACGATAAACCAGACAACACAGACTCCACAGCCCGCCCATCCACGCCCGACACAGCAACCATCATCCCATCAGACAATAGTCCCACACCCACATGCAACACGCCCCCATCGTCTGCGCCGCCCGGCACATCCACCATAAACACATCCAACACGCGCGAATCAGCGAACGACCCAGACACCGCGCCCACGCGCACACTCTGAGCGGCCACAAACAAGTCGCCCTCCAAGCCGCCGCGAACCACGCTCACCGTCACACCACCGTCACCGCTCACGGCGACAGGACACAGGGCGCTCGCCCCGTCAGCCAACGCGCACTCCTGCACGCCACGCCAACCAGACCCAGGCAACACCAGCCAACGCGGCCACCCATCCACGCCCACACGCCGACCGTCAGCGTCCAGCCACGCGCGCACACTACGACCGTCCATGCGCGTGTCACGCTCCCACACACCCTGACTCTCATGGTCCACACTGTTGTTCCCTGATGGCGTGTCGCCAGCCTGCGGGTGACGGTCACGCACCAGCTCATAAAACCCCAACAAGCCACCATCATTTACCGCCACACTATTACCGCCACTGGCGGTAATAGACTGACCCGACGACTGCGCACCACCCTCATGACGGGAGCCACCAGACAACGCATACAAGGGCCCAAACACGACAGCCACAACCAGGGCGGGCGCAACAAGGAACAGCCACGCCGGAACGCCACGCCGCTCACGAGAAACAGCAGTGTCGCGGCGAGGCGAACGATCATCCGCACTACCGCTATTGACGGGCTTCCACGCTACGCGACGGGAACCATTAGTAGACACAACAATCACTCCACCAAAAAGTCAACAACAACCAAACAGTAAACAAACAGGACGCGGGGGTTAGCGGCGAGGCTGCGGCCACGACGCGGGGACAGTCACGCCAGACGGGACAGCGGGCGCGGACGGCTCCGCACCAACGTCCACAGTCATCTCCACCGGCTTCACCACCTCACGCTCACACTGCGCGCGTGTTTTCACCACACCGGCAGACGCAGACGGCGAGGGAGACGGGGAAGGACGGGCAGACGGCGACGGGGAGGGTGATGGAGACGGCGACACCGAGGGAGCGCCGCCCATACACGCAGTCACAGCCGACTCCCACCTGGCCGATGCAGCATCGCGAGCATCAACCCGGTCACGCCACGAGTCATGCGCAGACACATACGACACCCACTCGGGGTAAAACGCGGCACGCCCATCAGCGAGCGCCTTGCGCGCTGCGTCCACCTCACTCACGCGCCGATTGTAGTCGCCCGCGTTCGCCGCCACAGCAGCGCCAGACACGCCACGCCACCTCGCGGCACTACGATCACGATACAGGGCGGCGGCAGCAGCATCCGCCTCACCCTGAGCCGACTCCACCGTGGACGCGCGCTTAGCCGCCAACCCGGCAGCGTCAACAACAGGAGCGGCCTGACCAAACCACGACCACCCACAGCCAGGACCATCATCGTCAGCCACACGATACGACACGGTACGCCACGCGGACGCGAAATCAACCGTAGCCGCCTCATCCGAGAAAGCAACCTGCGGACGCGCGGGAAGAGACGGGAACCCGTCAGGCAACGGCCCCTCCGGCTCCGGCACAGACGGAACATTTAATGCGGGCGCAGACAACGACACGTGACTCTCACCAGGGTCCACAATGGACGGGCCAACAGTCTGAGACTCCACCAAACCCGTAAACCCATCACCATCATAGTACGGCGACCTCACCGTATCCGACACGCTCTCCGACAGGGAAACACAGCCGCCAGCAAGAAGAAGCGACTCCGCGCGGCCGCGCACGCCACGCCAATCCGCGCCAGACACGCCAACAACCACGCTACCAGACTGGAACAACGCGTACTGTCCTCCCTGCCACTCGCGAGACCCAGACGCGCCATCCACGCCCTCACCCAAGCACGAATCAACGCCGTCAGCGAGCGCCGCGAAACCCGACGCAGCATAACCGGGAGGGAACACAAACGCGCTCACATAAGAGGAGCCACTACGAGACGACCCATACAACAGGGGGCGCACACCCAGACGAGACACGCCAGGAGAACACGATACGCCATCCAACAGCGCCGGGTAGCCGCCAGGCTCACCAGCCTGCCACCCCTCACCGCCATCAGGAGACGCGACAAACGCGGACAGCCACGACCACGCAGCAGACTCTCCCGCAACGTTCTCATACGGCGACTCGGACTGCGCGCCGCTCTCAGTGTCCTCGCCGAAATGGTTAAGGGTATGGACGGTCGAACCAGTCTGCCACGCAAGCAGCCCGACCAGACACACGCCCAACAGTGCGGCAACACTTTTCGCGACAAACGACCCGCTGCCTCGTCGCCCATCAGCCGACACCATGTAACCAACCCCTCCTACAGCCGTGCCACCCGCGAAAGCTCGCGTGCTACCAACGTGTAGCTAGAAAACTTTTCTTCAATGCTCACATGATAAACGCCGCCCACCACGCGTGTCCAATCTTCGCCAAAACAGGTGCGAAAGTAAGAGGGCACAGCCGTGGTGGGCGGCGTGACTCGGACGCGAACAGGCGCACGCAGCACCTTTACCTAGTGGGCGATTTTTACGGCACTCTCCCAAAAACGAGGCCCATCCTCCACCAAGTAGAAAACATAACCGCCACGCGGGCGACGCACAGCCACGAACACGCGGCTCACCGTCTCGCCCAGAAGATAATCGCCAATGTATTCTTCGCCCAGGAGAGAAACAACAGTGGCGCGAGCTGCGGCAAGAGACCCAACCGACAGCGCCATCAGCAAGCTACGCCCGAGCGCCGCCTCGGCATCCTCAACCGTATCGAAAATGCGCATAACAACAAGCCTTTCATTGTGGGCGCGTCCGCGCCAAACCGCCGTTGGCCTTACGGCATAAAGCATAACACATGGAACCGAGAACGGCAACAAGAAAACACGCCAGACACGCTCTAGCAGCGCGCCGCACGCGGCATCCACAAGGGAAACGCTGGAACGCGCTCTCGCGGCCTCCCACGCCCCAAGTACTACCAGGGAGCATCGGGTGTGCGAAACCCCCGCAGCGGTCCATACAGATACCGATACGGGGGCATTTCGCGCACCGGGCGCGAACAGAGGAGCGTGTTATGCGGTTGCGTCGCCGCCGGTTGCCAGTACACACCACGACAACACCAAATCATCGCTCACCGTGTCGCCGCCGATACGCTCAGCAACAGGCACATACGCGCCCACAAGAAGCTCGCACGCTCCCAAAAAGTCACCCGCACCGAAGCGCTCCTCCAACGCCTCCACATCCAACGGCTCGCTCCGCACCTCCACCGGCAACAACAGTGGGAACGGCAGCAAAGCCTCGCCATCGCGGGTGCGCCGCCGGTTCTCATCCCACAACCTGCGACGCAACCCCAGCGCGGGCGAGAGACGTCGAGCGAAATCGACAACAAACCAATCCGCAAACGACCGGGGAGGAACATCCTCCCACGCCAGCGCGCCTCCACTACTCACTTACTTTCCTCGCTCTCGTTATCGCCAACACGCTTACCATTCCCGTTGCCGCTCTCGCTCTTTTTAGCGTCATGTATGCCATTGCCGCCGTCGGTGCTGTTACCGTTCACGACACCCTCACCGTCACGCCGCTTACCAACATACTGGTTATGGCGGGCAAAATCACCCAAACCACGGTCACTACGACGGCGCGCCAATGCGGCGTCCTCCAACAGCATCTCACTACTCGACGAACCAGTAACGGGCAAGCCCGCCCTATAATCGCGGCCAGTACGACCATGATAATAGGAGATTACAGCGTCAGCGACAAGCTCACGCGCCGCCTCGTACTCTCCGCGAGAAGCCAATGCGTCCAACGCCGCGCGATCCACGTGAGCCTCCACCTCCGGCGGCAACTGGAATGTACCAGCCCGCTTGAAATCGCCGCCCCAATGCACCGCACGCTCCATGTGAGCGCGCTCCTCACACTCAAACGCCGTCATCAACAGCACGAGAGCATTACGCAAATCAGCGTCAGACAACGCTTTGCGGTGATCGCCCACAGTCTCCACCTTACCGATAGCGCCAGCAACTGCGTCAGAACGCATCACCGACGCTCCCGCACCCATCAGGCGCTTATCCTCCTCATACACGAGGTTCTGCGCCTCATCCTTGCGAGCCTGCTCATATTTCTCGTCCGCAGCCTGATTGAACCGGATAGTGACAGCCATCGCAGGGTCAGAATCGTCAAAAAGACTACTCTCGTAGCATGTGTGGCAAATGTACGCGCCAGACGCGAGACGGCCACCATTAAATACACCAACGCCATCCTCAGCTTCACTATCCACCAGCGGCCCGCCGCACGACGCGCACGACCTGCCCGCGAACTTCGCCAACCCCTCACGGCCAGCAGCCCTATCCTCATACACGCCAACCGCCGTTTCCAAGCCGGGCCGCGTGTATACGAACAGTTTGCCCTGCTCCCGCAAGCCATCCCAGAAGCCGCTCTTCGCGCTGCGCCCATACGAGCGGGCCGTCGCAGCACCGGCAACGCCAGCCGCAGCCAAGTTACCGACATTACGCCCCACGCCAAGCGTGCGAGACCCCACGCGGCGCATCGACCCAGCCAACCCAGACAACGCCGCACTCTCAGTGGCACCACCCGCCGACAGGGCGGACAGTAGCACGTTATACAAGCGCTTGCGGCCAAGCCACACAACCAGTCCGACAACAATAAGGAACATCATCGTCGTCCACCAGCCAAGCTCACCCAACATGTTCAACAACGCGCCAGTGAACAGCAAGTCAACGATCAACAGGAGGCCAGCACCCAACTTGAAAGCAAACACCTTCACCAACAGACGCCACCACTGACCGAGCGCACGCCAACCAGGACCACTCCACAACCCAAACAACAAGAACAGCGGCAACAGGCACATGACCATCACCAAGCCGAGACCGAACACGACGCTCGACAAGGCCAACAACATGGGCGCAACAAGCGCCACGCCAGCCACCACGAGAGACGAGAATACGGCACCAAGGCGAGCCAACATGTCACGGCCCGTCCACATCTGCCAGTACGGGGACGGCTGATTATCTTTCGGCGCAGTATAAGTCACAGCCGCAGTAGCGCCAGACGGCGTTTCGCTCCTCTGCTCCTCCTCGTAATTCGACAAAGCGTCCACAACGCGATACCAGTCAGTCTGCACTGCCAGGTTCGGCAACGGGTCCACCCCGTCCTTGCCGACAAGAGCGTGCGCCCGCGTCTGAGTGCTCACCTGGAACACAGCCCAGTTGTGCATGAACTCGCCGCCACCCAACGGCACAGGCGCGTCCCCCACCATTGAATCGTTCACGTTACCTAGCTCACTAACCTGCTCGCCATCGGCGTCCACCATGTTTTCGGGCGCGTAACCGTTCGCCCACAGGTGATTGTAGTCCACCCCGTATTGTGCGATGCTCCACGGGCGAAGGAGAAGCTGCTCCCACAGTTGGCATCCGACCGCGCTCTGAGCGTCCAAACCAGCGCGCGTCAAAGCGGCCTCTACGCTCTCGCCATCGTTCACGCCTCCCACGTTGCCGCCGGTCTTGCCGCACATCGTAGATTGAGACTCGAACTGCTGAGACACGCCAGACAACACTACGCCATGCACGAGAGAAGCTGCCCTCGCAGGGGCAGACACTACCAGGGCAGGCATGGCGGACAACATGCCCGCAACGAACAAGATCACAAACGGGCGGATGGCGAGTTTCAACGCGGCACGCACACTACCTGATTTTACGAACGCCCACAACGCCACCATCAGACTCAAAATGACAGCCAACACCGACAGTGGCGTGAACACGCCCTCCATGAGGCGCACAAACAAGCCGCTATCGCCGTCAACGACGCTCGACAGGCCAAACGACGCGGTAGGGTCAGCGAACGCCAATCCGATGAGCGCAATGGTCGCGCCCACAACGATTTTCGTCAACAAGAACACGAAATTGGCGGCACCGTTAGCGAAACCCACACCCCACTTATACATCGTGGACGAATCATACGCCTGAGAGCGCACGTCCTGAGACGCAGACAACGCGCTGTACGTGGTTTTTGGTTCCAGCCTGCCGGGGTAGAATACGCTGCCCTTCAAGTCCTGCGGGTCCTCGCCCTTGCAGGCGTCAAACTTGTAGTATTTCCACTCGCCGTAGTAGGCGCTCAGCTTCAACCCGGACACGCCGAAACGATCATAGGGGGTCACGCGTTCGCCGCCGTTAAACGACAGCTCCTCCGCGTCTGCCGCTCGGGGCGTGACAGACACGTTGTAGCCGACGATGCGGCTGTTTGTTTCAGCGAAATCGCGGCCAGCGTATGAGATCATGCCGTTAATGCCCGCGTCCACACGGTCCAAGGACGCGGCTGCGCTCTTCGACAACAGCTCGTATGGAACAACGTCCGTGCTGACCATGTTGTAAATAATGTCGCCGCCGGGAACCAGGTGACACATCGCCCAACCGACCACACCCAGGCTATCCTGCTTGTCGTCGTCAGCCAACGCGCGCGGAACCACGTGAGAACCAAACACGGACAGGCACAACACCATCACAGCTAACACGGCGGACACGGCTGCGCCGACCGTTGCGGACGCGCGGCGGCGGCGCGCAGAAACAGTCCACGCGCCAGCGCCGCCAGCGTTCACCGACACCATCAGTTCTCCTCCTCAGTTCCACCACCAGCGGCAGTGCTCACGCTACTGTCGTCCGCGTAAGCGCCGTGGCCGTCACCAAGAGTCTTTCCGTCACTCGAACCGCCACGGTGAGACGCGCCATCTTCACGGCGCTTGCGCTCGCTCTCCCACACGCCGCCAACATCCTGACCGCGTAGGCTACCGTCACGGTACTTGCCGGACGCGCGGTGCCCCTTCTCAGCGCGCTCTTTCGCGCGCGCTTCGCGCTCAGCGTCACGCGCCAACAAGCGGTCCTGCTCAGCATCCAGGCGCGCAATATCCGCGCGAGACTTCTCCAGCATCTTACGCACGCGCGCTTTCGACACGCGCCTGCCCTCATCCAGCGCAGCGTTGTGGGCGCGCATAGCTGCCGCCGTGGACGCGACAGACTCCACATCTACGTCAACCGTGTCACGGTTCATATCCTGCTTGGACCTCACCGCGTCCACGCCCGCGTTTTGGGACTCCACGTACTCGCGGCGGTCTTTCGCGGCGCGCGTCACCATGCGGCGCATCTTCCTGTCGCCCAGAACGTCCGAGCGCTCGGGCGGCAACGGCTTGTACTGTCGTTCACCGTTAACCAGCTTGTACTGTCCGTCGCCGTCGGCGAGCACGCGGCCCGACAGCTCGTTCCACGCGGACAACAGGCGCTCATACTCCTGATATTCGCTGGTTTTCTTGTACTGGTCGCCCACAATATGCTGCACATGCTTGTCCTGCATGGCATCCTCACGGTACTTGCCGCCAACATTCTTGGACACCTGTTCGGCGGTCTGCAAGGCCGCGAAACCACGGCGACGCTGACGGAAGAACAACTGCTTGCCTTCACGTTTCATAGCGTCCCCAGCTTCACGCAGCCCCTCACGCACGTCGCCGCGCGCACTCACAGTGCCAGCAATGAAACCACCCGTCGCAGACACGGCAGCGACACGCGCCTGCTGCATCTTGTTAGCGATAAACCCAGTGCCCGTGGAGCGCGTCGAGAACGGGTCGCGCACAAACCCAGCACCAACACCGCCGACGCCGCCCAAACCTTCGGCAAGCTCACCCGTCACATTCAAGATTGTGCGACGCTCCATCATGAACAGGACGCACACGATCAACGCGAACAACATGCCAGCGCCACCACCCGTGCCACTGTTACCGGCAGTCACGAGAATACGCAACATGACGGCGAGCATCATACCCAGGATAACGCGTTGAATCATCAGGCCAACAACGTTGCCCGCGTACATGGTGAACTTGCGCCAACCCACGGTCGGATGCAACGCCACCAGAAGCATGAACGGCAACAACAGGAGCATGAGCGCCGCCGTGAACGTCACCGTGATCTTCGCGATACTGTAGGCGACGACCGTCACACTGCCAGCGATAGCGACCACGGGGGCGAACATGCCGCTCCACGACAGGCTACCGCCGCTCTTCCACGCCGCGAAATGGCGCGAATCGTAGCCTGACCCAAACAGGCCAGCCTGCGCGTCCACTACCCTGTAAAGGCTAGGGTTCACGGCGCGACCCGTGCGGGACATGGCCTCATGGGACGCGGTGCCAGACCCCATAGCGTCCACCTGGTACAGCGCCCAGTTGTGTTCGACGATGCCGCCGCCCATGTTCACGGCCGCGTCACCCACCAGGGTAGTGTTCGTGTTCGACAAAGCGTCGCCACCCTCGGGCGCATACCCGGCAGCGTACAAGTCATCGTAGGATGCGCCCCACTGAGACTGCACGTATGGGCCGAAATAGAACGCCCGCCAATTCTCACACATGAGAGTACGTACAGCCGTGGACGCCTGCCAGTCGCCACCCACACTATTCTCGCTCGCATCCGCAGCGTGGCTTATGTTACCGTTCGATGCGGTACACAAATTGTTATCCACGCTGTTGCCGGTGGACAAGATAACGCCCGTGATAGCCGCGTCCGCTTTCGCCGGATAGTAGTCCACCGCGCGCACCAGGGCGGCAGGAGACACCAGGAGGGTAGCGCCAAACACGGCGGCAAGCAGCGTCGTCAACGCCATCTTCACCATACTGACAGCGCCCGTCACCAGTCCACGGAACAACGCATAACACAATGCCACGAGAGTCACCAGCACAACCAGCGGGAAATACAAGCCATCCCTGATGATCTCAACTGTTTTCACGATCACGCCGCTCACATTCAGCGAGTCCAAGATAGGCGAGTAAGCCAGTCCGATAGCGGCATTGGACACGCGCGTCGCCAACCCGCTCACGGCAAGCCCCATGTTAGCAAGCGCGTTAGAAGCCGTCGGCAAACCAAACAGGACACCCACCACCTCATCCGACGACATGACACGCGAGTCAGCGGCGGGCTGGTCCTGGCTGGGCAGGTACCCGTTACCGAACAAGCCGTTTTGGATGGGGGAGCGCACGCCGTGACCACACGCAGGGTTCACGGTGCCGTCACTCAAATACACGTTGACGGTTCGCCCGTCCTCGTCCAGCACGTCGCGGCCGTTCTCGTCCGTGCAGATAAAGCGGTTCCACGGGGCGTTGTAGTTTTTCTCCGGGTCCGCTTCAATGGCTTTCTTCACGGCGGACGCGAGCACGCCTTGCACGAACTTGTTGTTGTTCGCACCCTGAGCGCCCTCCAAGTACGTGTTGTTCGCTTTCTGCCACTTGTCAGCCCAACCAGCCTGCATGTTTTTGATAGTGTCAGCACGCTTCGACTCGTCCGCGTCGTAGGGGATAGCGATGCCGTACTTTTCTGCCGCCTTGAACAGGCTGTCGTTGCGTGTACGCCAGTCGGCGAGGGTTTCTTTCTTCCCGTTGCCGTCAACCGTCCAAGCGGCTTTCTTGTTGCGGTCCACGCTCTTCTGTTCAGCCTTACAAGCGGCCTCGGTCGGGCCGGGAGCAATATCTGAGTGTAGGCGCTCCTCCACGGTGCCGTCAGTTTTTGTGACCATGCACAGTGCAATGTCATCTTTAGGCATGGCGGGCAGGTCGCGGATAGCCATAAGATCGTCCGGTGTTTTCGCCGCGTCCGGGCGACCGCCGCTAATCGCTTCGATCAGCATTTGCTGCCCGCGCGCACCGATCTCCTCAGTCGTCAACTCGCGGCCACCATACAAGGTAGCGCCGTAGCCGACACGATACCAGGCGTACAGGTCCAGCGTGTTCTGGTCACTCGTATCCAACAACGTGTTCGCAGTCGCGCCCGCTCCACCCGAGAACAGGCCAGTGTAGAAAGACGCGATACCGCCGATCAGGTCACCCTTACTGAACGACTGCGCGGCGTTACTGGCAGCGGTGGACACCGCGCCCGTCACACCGTTAATGACAGCGGTCACACCCAGGTTGATTTTCTCCATCCACCCATAGTTACTGAGACTACGCGCAGCCGTCAACACCTTGATATGGTCCCACTCACCCACGTAGCTCGTGTACCGCAGGTTGTAGCCGTATAGCTCTAGGGCCGTGTACTTCGCCTGACGCTCACCAGGGTTCGCGGGAGCACCGCCGCCCGGCAGGTCGCTCGGCAACCCCAGGGACGGGAAACTCAACGTGTTCGACGACGTTTCGCCGCCGATAATGCCGGACGGCGCAAAGAACGAGAACGCATCCTGCAACACCTCCCCGGCAATATTGGGCACGTCGCAGTTATGGTAGGTGAGCGTCCCGTTCCGCTTATCCTGGGCGTCACAGTTCGTATCTTTCGCGTTCTTCGCAGACAACGGGGTAGCGTTCATGTACCGGGGTGTCATGAGGCGCGACAACGCGTAACCAATACTGTTACTGTCAGTGTCGGCGCGCATCTTCTGTAGCGTCGCGCGCTTGTCCACTTCGCCGCCGGACTGCACCGCGTAATCGTCCCACTGCTTCTGCAACGCACTGCGCTCTTCACTGCCGGACTGCGCCTCGTTGTCAGCCCACGCGGGTAGCGCGGCGTGCGGTAGGAGGAGCGGGATAGCGACAGCGAAAACGGCCACAAGGGACCACAATGCGGCGAACGCGCGACGAACCACGCGACCGCCCCCAACGTTAGACACAAACACGCTTACACTCTCCACACAAACATTCACGCCCACGCTTCCATTCTTTCCACGAGGGCGGATACAGCGCCACCCTAGCGGAGGCGCAACCTTACCGAACAATATCCAAGCACAAAAGCGCCACAACGCCGCAAACGCGTCGAAACGCAACACGGGGAGCTGCCACCTTATCGAACGTAATACTCCTCGCCGTTCTCGCCCGGAGCCGACTCCCACTCGTCAATGTTGACACCCAAAGCCGCGAAATACTCGCCCACCGACATGCCCGCAGGACGCTCAGGCCACCGCAAATGCGACGGACGCAAGCCCTCAGCGTAAGCCAAATCACGCAACCGGCCAAGCGTGCGAGCCGTCACGGGAACATCCCACGACGCGTCCCCCCACACCCGCGCGTTACGCAAACACTGCAACCCAGGGTCCACCCGCAGCCTATACGAATGAGACAACGTGTACGAATCGGGCGGAAACACCTCATCCGGGTCCGCACCATCCGGCACCCGAGCGCCGTTGAAATACTTACGCCCCTCCTGCTTCATAGCCATCGGCTTCGCAGACACGTTAAACATGCCGCCAAACAAGCGAGCGCGCCCATGATTCACCAAGTCCGCGCCGATCTCCTCACCATACAAGCGAACAACAGCGCGCACAATACCCTTATCAATGCCGGAACGCCTCGTAATCGCAGCAACGATCTCCTCCTCGTTACGCGCAGGCTTCTTCGCATACAACTCCGCGTCACTACCATTTTGCTGCGGCAACTCCACGTGCGCGGGAATACTCTCCCGTTTCACCCTCTTCGACGGCACACAACCTCCAACACACTCTCAACATCCAAACTGGCGCTGCCCACATCTCGCTGCCGCGCCTGCCGCGTCACATGACCGATTCGTGAAACGACTTCACCTGATAAAATACGGCGGTAGAACTCACGCGACGCACATAAGCGAGCAACGCAGTCGGCGCGTCACCCAAACGCACGCCCCTGCCCTCACGATCACTACACAGCCCCCACCTGTTGCCGCGACCGTGCATCACATGAATATTGCCCTGCTCGTCGCTCAAATCTTCCCAACGGGAGGGCAGTCCGGCAACCAGGCGACACGCCTCCTCGTCAGCATCCGCGCCCGCATCCACCAGCAAGCCCGCACCATCCTCGTCAGCGCCCACAAAAATCTCACGCAGACGAGACCATACGATAGAGTCATGCCAGCGCTCGACCAGCCCCCTATCCTCAGCGCTGAGCGCCCCCAGCTTCGCCTGAGCATCCACCAGACCAGCCTTAAAACCTTCTTCGACAGCCTCTAGGACGCTCCCGCCCCACGGGACGCGAACCACCGCCGACACCCTCTTACCAGACACAATAAACCCTTCTTCCACAGGTCAGGCGCGAACACACAGGCCGCGCCGCTAGACATTAACTTTGACGTTACCTGGAACTATAACTCGGAACGTGGCGAAACCCGTTACAAACTAATTTTGCTTTAGTTTGCATGACCTCGTTACCAAGGCCAGCTCCAAGCCTCACGCCACCAGCAGGTGACCGCTTGGTTCGCGCTTCACCGGGGACAGCGTTACCCAACAATGAGTTGGCACGTCTTACATCCTCTCCACGCGCGTTTAACGTCTCCGGGGCACTCCCGGCGACCACGATGTTAATGGCCGCGTTCAGATCACGGTCCATAGATGCGCCGCACGCATCACAGTGGAACACTCGCTCGGATAGGGATAGCTTGGCTTTCACTACCCCACAGTTTGAACATGTTTTACTGGACGGAAACCACCTGTCAACAACACGCAACACGGCACCATTACGTGCGGTTTTATATTCGAGCTGGCGGCGAAACTCACCGAGAGCCGCGTCCGACAGGCTACGAGAAATGCTACGGTTCTTCACCATACCCGCAACATTCAAGTCCTCAACACACACGACGCTATAGTTACTGGCAATCAGGGACGTAGCCTTGTTAATCGCATCCATACGCGCGTCGGTCACTCGTGCATATAGGCGAGAGACACGCTCCCGCGCCTTCTCGCGCCTGGCGCTACCCTTGACCTTTCGACTCAGCGCTTGCTGAGACTTCCGCAACGCTTTCAGTCTCGTACCCAGGGCGCGCGGGTTAGGGATAATGGCCCCATCAGACAGGGTAGCTAGGTGTTTCACACCGAGATCAACACCAACCGCGCCATCCTTCGGCGCTGGGTTGGCTGTTGGCTCGCGCTCCACGGTCAAACTCGCATACCAGCGGCCCGCACGACGCGACACGGTTATGCGGATAAGACGCGCCCCGTCAACCCGCCGATACACGTTCTCCATGCAATGCACACGACCAATACGCGGCAGCTTCAACCCATACGGGTCACAGGCAGTTGGAGCGGTAAAACCCGTAGAGTACGCGAACCGCATAGTAGTATTCTTGGACTTGAATTTGGGGAACCCAACGCGACGACCCTTACGCTGACCCTTGCGGGACTTCGACCAGTTCGAGAAACCCTGAGCCAGACTACGCAACCCCATACTGTAGGATTCCTTGCTGTTTTGGTTCCACCACACAACGCCAGTATCCCGGTTGACAGCTAGTTCATCTTTATTCGTGTTCCACCAACGGAGCAACCCATAGTGCGACAAGTCGGCAGGCTCGCCGTTTTCTAGCGCTTCTTTCACGTGGGCGAGGCCAGCATTATAGGCGAAACGAGCGGCCCCGGCATGACTCGCCATCAGCCGCTCCTGCCTCGGCGTAGGGTCAAGACGAACCTTCAGGGCCTCATACGAACTCATTTGGCGACATCACCTCCAAAGCCTTTCCCGATCACTTACTAGTATTGCACTTATCGTAACACAAGATCAGCGAAGAAACCAAACGGCGGGGCGGGGAGACACGACACGCGCGCCACCCCGCCACCAATCGCAGCCCCGAAAGACCATCCAGAGAGAAAACAATCAGTCCCCGTCCACACTCTCGCCAGCCACGCGATCACGCAGACTCTTACACGGCCTCGCCTTCACGCGACGACGTTCACCCAACTCTTTCAACTCACCACTAGGCAACCGCTGAACACGCGGAGGGAGCGTCACCGGCTCAAACTTCACAAACCCCAACGTCACATCCTCGCCACGCATCACAGCCTCACCCACAACCATGTCAATACCAGCCAACACAGCCCGCACATCACGAGGGGTCATCGTCACCTGAGCCGCAACAGCGTTCACCACATCCTGCTTACGCACAAAAACTCCCACAACAATTTAGGAAACAAAAACAAATGACAATCAACGGACACAAACTGCCGTCAACCACAACAAAATAGCGCAAAACAAGGCAAAACAACCGCCAATAGCACAAAACGCGCGCCAACAGAAAGAAGAAACACCCGTCGTAACAAAAGCCGAACAACAAGGCGCGCAGACAGGAAAACAAGGGCGCGGCGCACAGCGACACAGCAACAAAAACACCGAGAGGGGCGGCGCATATCCCGGCGAACAACCAGAAACAAGCGCGCCACCCCTCCCAGCGGGCAATCGCGAACACAGGAAGCTCGGGGCTACATCTCCACAATCGCGTCCGCAACATCCAACACAACAGGGGAATGAGCGACCATCACGACCTGACCAGCCGACATGGACTTCACAGCCTGCAACATCAACTCAGCGCGAGCCGCATCCTGAGACACCAACACCTCATCCAGAACCATCATGCCGCCGCCACCAGCAACCTCAGCCAACCCCATACGCAGAGCCATAGCCGCCGCACTCAACTCTCCACCCGACAACACGCCACAATCACGCTGCACGCCCTCGGCGGTCGTCACAGAAACGTTGTACTTCTCATCCAACGACAAGCCAGTAAACGCACCATCCGTACACGCCGCCAGGAAACGAGACGCGGCCTCAGCGACAAGCGGGACACCTGTCCTAATGCGCTCAGCCCGGTACTCCTCCACTACGGCGAGCGCAGCCGAAGCGACCTCAACCGCCGCCAACGCCTCGCCGTACCGGCTCATGCGATCACGAACCCCGGCAAGCTCACTCTCGCGAACGCTCAGTGCGCCAGACGCGTTCGCCTCGTCCACGCGCAACTGCGCCAACAAGCCCTCGTACTCGCTCAGTGTCGCCTGATGCGACAACATGCGCTCGCGAGCATTATCCACCGTCTCGCCGCTCACCAGGCGCTCACCCTTCGGCAACGCAGCCAACTCAGCATCCGCGTCACCAATAGACGACAGCAGGGAGCGAATCTCGCCAGCAACACGGTCCAACTGGCCGCGCACACCCTGATACTCCACGGCAGACGACAACACCATGTCCGCAGCCTCCACAGCCACGCCCTGTTCACGAACGGTCTCAGTCGCGTCGGCGAGAGCCTTCTCACGCTCCACCAACAGGGCCGCAACGGGCGCGCACTCACCAACGGTCGCCAGACGTGCGCGCGCAGCTTCAAGGCGCGTAACAGCCGCGTTTAGAGCGTCACGAACGCGCGCGCCCTCGGCCTCTAGCTTCTCCGACTTCTCGTTCGCTTCCTGTGCCTGCAACGCCAGTGAATCGGCGAGCGCCTTCGCGTCCTCCACGTCCTGCTGGCACGTCGGACACACGTGAGCGTCCCCACTGTTTCCGCGCAGCATATCCGACGCCCGCGTCAGCCTATCCCGGTCGGCGCGCGCAGCGACACACCGGTCGCGCAAAGCGTCAAACTCGCGCTGTAGCTTTTCCACATCCGCCGACAGAGACGACACGATTTCCATCAACGTCTCCTCAGTCAACGCTTCACCATCACCGCTGGTGAGAGCGGCCTGTAGGCGCTCACCCGCCGCCCTTGCCTCTTCCACGAGAGCGGACGCGGCGCGCTCACGGTCTCGCGCAGCATCCAACGCGTCGCGGGCGCTCGCGAGACTGTTTTTCGCGTCCTCCACGGTCACGCCGCCAGTGTGCGCGCCGACGCGGCCCATCAGCTCACGCTTCTCCGCCTCCAACGCGCTGATGCGTGTTTTCGCGCTGTCGATGCGCTCGGCGAGGGCGGCTTTGCGGGCGCGCCTCTCCTGCCCAGCAGTGTACGCGGCGCTCTTCTCCTCAAACGTGGCACGCGCTTTCTCGTACCTGTCGCGAGCATCACGCGTTTTTGATTCCCCCTTAGCGACGCGTGAGCGCAACTTCTCCACGTCCGCCTTCGCGTCTTTCGCGGCCTTCTCCGCTTCCTTCACGGCGCGCTTATCCACATGCAGGTCGCGGCTCGAACGTTTCAGCGCGTTCACTTCCTCACGCGCCTTATCGCGAGCCACAGTGAGTGCCGTAATGCCGGTCTGTTGCTCAATGACTTCGCCGCGCTTCTTGTCGTGAACAAGATCGTCCACTTGCTTCTGCTGGACGTGGACGGCCGCGAAATACTGTCGGCTATCCATGCCGAGTGCGCGCACGATCACCGGGTTAGCGTGCGACACGGCAGGTCCGGCCACGTGCTCCCACCCGTCCGCGTCGGCAAGTAGCGCGCCACCGTTGGTACCGTCGTAGTCGGCGGCGGGGCGCTGCCACATGTCAACCTCGGTCGCGCCCTTACGTGTCGTGATACGCCTGTTGACACGCAGCAAACGCCCATCACTGACGGACACGACGCACGTGACTTGCGTGCGGTCCCCCGCCTTGTAGTCAGCTTTCTCGTTAATGAGCGCGTCCGCGCGCTTCACACCCTCCGGCTTCTCACCGTACAGGCACCACGAGATACCGGCAAGGATACTTGTCTTTCCGGTCCCGTTCTCACCCACGATAGCGGTAATGCCGTCGATTGCGGGCGTAAACGTCTTGTCCGTAATGCCTCGAAAATACTTCAAGGACGCAGTAATCAGCTTCATAGACACTATGGTAGACGTAGGTTGGCGGCGCTGTCAAAACCCCGCAATGGATACAGGAAACCCCGCCAACGTGGCAGGAGGTAAGCGCTCAGTCCCCTCTGGCGGCAGCTACCCTCGCTCCAAAACATCTACGTGGCGGGGTGTCCTGGAAAACGATTCTCGACCGAAAAACCGGGTGGCGTGAGAACCGCTTTCGGTTTCTTATATGGTCTGGAAAACCAACCCAGTGCGACAACAATAGCACAGCGAACGTGAACGGCGCAAGCCAACAAAGCGCGCAACCGGACGAAAGAGGCCAAGCTCACGCGGCGCGCCCGTCAAGCGTGAAACGAACCACCAACATGCGCGCACACAAAAAGTGGAGCGCCCACTCCCCAACAGCAGGAGAGCGAGCGCCCCGCAACAAAAAGCCGCAAACTAACAGTCAACTAGAGTCACTTCACGGGAGCGACACCCAGCGCAGCCATGAACGCGTCAATGGACTCAATGTGAGCCTCGTTAATGTTATCCGCGTTCACCTCGTAGCCGGTCTCGTACGCGACCTCACCATTCACAGTGACAACGTACTTGCTCACGTCAATTGTATCGTCCCCGTTATCGTGGATGACACCGGTCAACATGTACTCGTCTGCTTCGTCGCCGTCAGCGAGACGGAACAGCGCGCCACGCTCGTTAAAGCCAAACACCGGGTTTGGGTTGCCCGGCTCACGCAGGCTCCTCACCACGGTATCCATGACGTTCACGCACTCTTCCGGGATGTCATCGGTCGCACCCGCGCCGTTCTCCTCGAACGTAATACGCGGCGGAACATACTCGAAAGTCTCGTCATTCATTGTCTCAACAGTCATCTTAAAACCTCTCACTCCCTGGTAGGAAAATGTGTCTCACCCCTCTGTTCGGGGGCCTTCACTAACACATATTAAAAGCTCCACCCTCAAACTCGCAGAAACCGCAGAAAATCAACGAAAACAAGAGCGCGACAGGAAGTTTGGGTAAGGTGACGGGTACAAGAGGAAGCGACGGCAGCACCCCACCACACAGGAGGAACACTACCGCCGCCCACCGAAAGGAAAGAACACCGGAAGAAACCCCAGCGGCCAGCCAAGCGCTTACGCGGCCAACCCCAGACGCTCCATCGTCTCCTCGTTCTTCCGCTTAATCGCACTCTCGTTATCGCGCACAGTCACACGCACCTTACGGGCGTGGAACACGCGCTGAATGTCAGACTCCGACCAGCCAGCCTTACGCGCCCTCTCCTCGTTCGGCACGCGCTTCATCGCCGTCATCACCTCACGCAACACGTCACCCGGCAGGGTTTTCATCAACGTGTCAGCACGCCGACGATTCTTCCGGTTCGACACGAGCACGCCACTGCCATTATCCCGGCCAGGCATAAACAGCGCGCCCGTGTGGCCGCGAACATCCAACGCGCCAGCAAGGCTCTTCACCTTATCCTTCAACACGTCCTCACGGTCTTTCGCACGCTTCTTACTGCCCAACAGGCGACCCTTCACCTCGCCGGTCTCCTCGTCCACAATCGCCTCACCAAACAAGTGAGCCTGCGACCGCTGACGGTAAGCCGCCATACCAGCAAGAACATTGCTCGCGTTCTCAGTCAACCGCGCCTTATTGCCAGCGAACGAACTAGAGATCAACGCGTCACTCTGACCCATTTCCACAGGCTGACCGACCACGCTCTCCACAACATACGTGTCCCCCGTGTACACGAGATCACGCAGCTCTGGCCGCTCCTCAATCAGCTTGTCGAGCTTATCGTAGTCAATGGTCGCTTCCTCAACCTCACAGGCGGCGCGCATCTCCTCACTCATGCTCGCATACGCGTCCTCATGGAATTGGTCGGCAACAACCTTAGCGCTCACTGTCACCGTGCCGTCAAGGCTCGTGAACTTGTCGCTCCAATCGTTCGGGAACTCCTTGTAGGCGGCGAGCGTGTTCAACACGTTCTGCGCGTGCTCACGGTTCTTCTCCTCGTGAATACGCAGCATGGCGGCATCCACGACCTCACCCGCGTCCACGACCTCACCCGTCTGCTTGTTCACAACGGTAGTGGCGGGCAGCATTTCCGCGTGCTTCAACTTCTGCAACTGGTACTTGTTATCGCGGTTCGCAGCAGACGCCATCGCGGCGATATGCTGCTTCGCAGCCCTCTCCGGGTCGAACGTAGACAACGGCGCGCCATCAATGCTCTCAACATCCAACGTCAACGGCTCATCACAACGCGCGGTAGCGAACTGCACATCACGGTCGGTAAAGCCCGTGTCAGCGGCCGACAATCCGTAAGCAGCCAACGCGTCATTCGTCGTTTTCAAGTCAGGACGGTGACGACGACGCCTCCGGTACGCGTCCTTCGTCATGTACAATCGCGTATTATCGTGATACCGCTCCATGTATTTTTTAGCCGCATCCTGGTCCACAAAGTGAACACTCGGCAAACCCTGACGCAACGCCACCACGTTAATCGGACACGACGACGGTGTTTTCGCAACACACGTCAACAATTTAGCGTACAACACATTAAAATGCGTCTTATGAACGCCAGCCATAGCCACTACCCCTCCACACAGAGAAAACACGCACCCGCGCACGCCCCGCTAGGAAAAGAAAGCGGGCGGCGCTAGGAGACCTAACACCACCCAATAGCGCGGAAGAAACCACGCCACACGACCGCTCACGCGCCCAGCACGCCACGAATGTCAGGCGGGAAAAACCCCGGACCCTTCATCAGCTTGCCGACCGGCGCGAGCGACCCGTCAGACCTGCGCATCGTCCCATCTGAAATAATGGGCTTACCGTCATCGCCGAGCTTACTCATGTTAGAGGCATGAACCTCCCTGAACACATCCATCAACGGGATACCAGCCTCCAAGGCGAAACCCCACACCAAATACATGATGTCAGCCAACGCGTCAGCCACCTCAACCGTATCCACGCTGCGAGCCTCATACCCGTTCTCACTGCGCACGCGCTCCAACGCACCACGCAACACGTTACCCGCGTCTACCCCGTAGGTAGCATCCGCCAGCTCGATGAACTCCTCGCCAATTAAGTCAACGCGCAGCGCGGTACGGCCAGCGTCCATGCGCTCAACGCTCGCCGCCTCACCGGCAGGTGCAACAAACTCATCCTGGTCGAAACGGTGGTAGAACTCGCGCACCATTCCACCCATGTCATAATTCTTATCGACAATAAAAGAACCCAATTTTCCCTTACCTAACAACAATCCCCAACATCGGCCATAACGCTATCGCGCAAATAGCCGTACACCTTCACACGCCCGCACGTTCACGTGCGATACCGCTCCACACTGATGCCTGCCATCCGCATAATCTTCTCGGACACCGGGCGCAACCCATCATCCCACACGCGCTCGTAAACGACCCGCTTGATTCCCACCTGGGCGAGGATACGCGCACACTTGTTACACGGGTAATGTGTCACGTACACGGTCGCGTCCTCCATGTCACGCATCACTCCGCGATAGTTCAGCACCGCGTTCTCCTCAGCGTGAACAACATACGGGTACTTCGTGTCCAACTCGCCGCGTTCGCTCTCGCGCGCCCACGGCATATCGTAGCCGGTGAACCCCCTCGGCTCACCGTTATAGCCCGCCGACAGTTGCCGATGGTCAGCCCCGGCGATCACAGCGCCAACCTGCGTGCCAGGGTCTTTACTCCTGTCGGCGTACACGCGCGCCAACTGCATGAACGTCTCGTCCCACGACGGCGGCACCCGAGCCACCGCCACGCCACTGTTACCTGCGCTCATAGCCTGTCCATGCACGCGAACGACACGCCCAACTCGTAAGCCACCAGCCGAACAGTCTCAGCGTGCGCGTACTCGCCGCCAAGGTCTGCGTGCAGCATCATCGGATGACACTCCACCAGGGCGAGCGTGCGCCCCGCCTTCGACCGCACCTCAAACACGCCCGACTCCTCTACGACGGTAGGCTCCAACACTTCGGGCAAACGCTCAGCGATCATAGTAGCCGCCAACCGTCCGCGCGCCTCAGCAGAATCAACATCCACACCATCGGTCTGCGTGTTCTCATTCGTCATAGTAGTAGCCATCAGTTCAGCCACCCCTTTCACTTTTGTTCTCTCATGCGGGCGACGGAACATTCGCAATCCCATCCGCCCTTGTCACCGTTGTGATGGTACCCACGCTAACACCGTGTACACGTAGACCGCAAAACCTCACCAACGCCGCCTCATTTTCCTGCGCCAACACGACGCTCAAACGCGTGCGCGCCCCGGCTGCAACAATCGTGGACAGCGGCCGGGGCACAAACGGTAGAGTTACAGGGATGCAAGCACACCCAACACGAAACCACGATACTCGCGGTCGGCCGACGACGGCTTCCCCTCCACATCGCCCGCGCTAGACAGGTCACCGTTACGGCCATAAAACACGTGTTCAGCGCCCACGCTCATCACCTCAAACGCGTATGGCTCCTTCGTGTCGTACACGCGGCCCGCATACACTCGCGGGAACGAATCAGAATACCCTTCCGGCGCGCCTCTCTTCACAAAGTGAGGGTAGAGCGCCCCGTGGCCGCTGTCTGATGCCCGGTAGCGCAAGAACGCTTGCTCGGCACCCACCATGCCAGGAACCACGCGCTCCATACGGTGCATCATCTCATGGCACGCCGTTTCCTCATTCTGTCCAGACTCGCCACGCTCCACCATCCTCAATGCGCTGGCAATAGAGCCATCGCGGTCACGCGATGCGACATGCTGATACGAGCCGTACTCCGATAGCGCGCTGCCCACATCTCGGCCATCTCTCATAAGAACTTTCACGCGGTTATTCACCGGGTCACTAAACAACTTATTCCAGTCGGACGGGTACAAACGCGACGCGCCCTGCACAATCTTTTTACCGGCGACGCTACTCCTCGGCGCAAACACCGCTTTCGCATCAAACCCGCCGCCCATGTCACGCACCTGAGACAGCAAACGCATGTAAGCGTCGCGGCGCGCGTCCGCGAGCGCACTGTTCGCCCGAACAACCCCATTCAAAGCAATAGACCACTGCCGGTACGACTCATCGCTCGCCGCCCTCAAAGCATCTACGTCATCAACAAGGCGCTGCGCCTCATCGTAATCGCCGCGTTCTTTCGCCGCCTCGTATGCGCCCCGCGCCTCTTCTCCCCTGGAAACAGCCGCCTTCCGCTCTTTCAGCGCCTCCTGCTCCACATCTTTCGCTTCCTTGACAGCTTCACGCGCACGCGCAAGGTCAGCGTCCTTGTCCGCCTCAGCACCCAGCGCGCACCCAACCTCGACAGCCACGGCAGCTCGCACAGCGTCGCGGCGCGAAACACCATCCAAACCGCGCTTACTCTCACCCGATAGCATGGCACTCATCATGTCCGGGTACGCGGCTACGAGCGCGTCACCAGCCGCGCCCTCTAGCTCCTCGTCGGTCAGAGAGCTCACCGTGGCGATAACAGTCTTGGCCGCGTCAGCGTCCCACCCTGCGCGCAGCTTCTCGAACGACTCGCGGGCAGGCATACCCTCGGGGAACACACCTGCGGGCGTATCACTCACGCTACGCGCACCCATAGTAGGCGCGTCTCCCAGCGCCACGGCCGCTTTCTTGGCCTTGTATTTCGCGCTCCTACGCGCGCTCGACTGGCACGGGCACAACCGCCCACCGTCCGCTTTACTCCTGCACATGAGCTGTCACCGCCCCTCTTCGTCACCGTCGTCTACGATTGCGCCGTCCGCGAAAACACCGCCCACGAACACGCCTCCGCTAGGCTCCCAACCATCCGGGATACCCAGCCCCTCGCCCGTGCCCACAGTCGCGACATCTTCCACCTCGCCGCTTTCCGCCGTGGGTGGCGTGTGGAAGAACAGGTACACGCGCTCGGGGCAAGCGACAACCTGCAACCGACCAGGGGAATAAGACCAGATGGCGGCGAGCGCACCCAGCATCGTGCCGTCACACTCCACGAGGCCGCACGGAGCCTCCACGACAGCACCACGCTTTACCATGCGACGCACATACGCGCACACATCCTTGTCGCCTTGGAACACGCCGTCACACCACGCGATCTTTTCACCGTTCACCCACGCCGCCAACAGCGGACCCGTCGGGTTCGTCATACGCAGTCACCTCTCCCTGTTTCACACCAACGCTTTTCTCGTTACAGTGTCGGCGCAAGCGAATGTTACGCGCCGACACTAACTCACACGACCTGAATAGCTGCGCCGCTCACACATTTTTGCTTCCCTCTTGACGGGCGTGCGCTGTTCGTGATATTGTTCCACTGTGGTTCGCCGCCAGGATGCAAACTGGCGGATAACGGTCCACAAGACGCGCGCTCCGTCAGGCCGTACAACTGACGAAGCGCGCACTACGCCGGTAGCTTAATTGGTAGAGTCGCGGTCTCCAAAACCGTTGGATGCGAGTTCGAGTCCCGCCCGGCGTGCCACACGCGAAGCCCCGCACGGAAACAATGGCGCACACGCGCCCACCGTGCGGGGCTTCAACGTTGCTCCCACGCTCGCGTTATGCTACAATGACGTGTAGACAGAAAGAAACACCACGCGCAGCAGCGCATCCACAGGCAAAAAGGAGAAACGCAATGACCAACAACACAAACCTCCTCAACGACATGCTGAATAATGACCTGGTTCGTGTCAAAGAGTCCGGCGTGCCCGGCATCGTCGCGTGCAACTTCACGCGCAAAGCGTTCTACAAGGGCGCGTGGGACGAGCAGACCATCCGCGCTCGCGGCCTGTTCCTCGACAAGAACACGGGTGCCGTCGTGGCGCGAGGGTACGACAAGTTCTTCAACATCGGCCAGAGCGGTGCTCCCGCCACTATCCGCGACCTCGCTACGGAGGCTACGCGTGAAGCGCAAGACAATGAGCGCTACAACGTGACGCTTCGTAAGAAGCACAACGGGTTCCTCGCCATCGTTTCCACCATCAACGGCAACCTGACGGTCCTGTCCAAGAGCGGCATCACCGCGTATTCTCGCGAGGCTGAGCGAATCCTGCGCGCTCAGATCGGAGACGCGGGCTGCGAGCGTCTGCGCCGCATCCTCAGCGAGGGTAACCTGTCGGCAACGTTCGAGTGCATCAGCAAGCGAGACCCGCACATGGTGTACTACACCAAGGATGAGATGATTTTCCTCGACTTCATCCACAACACGACCGACTATGACCCGGTGCCGCTCGACGCGGCGTACACCGTCATCCGCACGGTGGACCCGCTCATGCCGGTTGCCGAGAGCAAGACCCTCGCATACTGGTGGATGTGGGAGAGCAGCACCGACCTTGCGAACATCATCACCCGCATGGCAGATAGGGCATCATGCGAACACAGTGAGGGCTACGTCATTTCTTACGGTGACGGGCGTATGGCGAAGATCAAGACCGACTGGTACACGCGCGCCAAGTGGCTGCGCCCGATGGTACAAAACGCCATTTTGCGCGACAACTACGAGCCGACCAAGCGCGAAAGCGCCGAGATCACGCGCATGAGGGCGCTCCTCATGGATGCTGGCGTTCTCTCCCGCGACTACGCGGAGCGTATGGGGACGCTTGTAGAGGACGTGACCGGGGACGCGATCACGCTCGACTACCCGGAGTGGCTACGCGTCAACCGAGACGTTTTGGACGCGTCCGGCTACTTCGCGAGTGGCGACAACATCTAACAACGCGCGCTCAGCCCCGCGCCCGCTAATTTAACTGTCGGGGAGCGGGGCGGGGCGCTACGCGATACAAGAATCGCACGGCAAACACAAACAACCAGCCGAAAGAAATGTGAGAAGCATGGCAAGGACGCGAGAAACAACACCCGTCACGCGCGACGACCTGCGCGCTTTCACCCGAGAGTGCCGGGCCGTGGGCGAACGCATGATGCGCGACCCCTCCCACCTTATCGGCGCGTTTGAGCAGTCCCACGCAACAAGTCGCCAATGGGAATACGTGGAAGATATTGCCGGTAGCGCAGAGTCGTTCCTGAACCTCGTGGAAGAATACGGGTACCGAGTCTCCTACTCGTCTTACGGGCGCTGCATCGACGTAGACACGCTGCAAGATGATGGCACCATTTGCGAGGGAGACTACGCGGGAATCAGCATCAGCGTAACCCCCGACGCGAGGGAACAAGACCTACTCAGCGTGCGCGAGGGTGAATCGCCGATGGATATTGTCAGGCGTTTCAGCAACCCACAGCGGTACACTATCTGCAAGATTGGCGACGCAGTGATGCTTGACCGCGTGGTCGCCATGTGGCTCATCTACCAGGCTGACCAGATGCGCCCCGGCCTCCTCGACCAGATCGAACAACTGGACACCGGGAACTAAACAGACGGCGGTGGAGCGTTAGCGAACACAGGTCAGCCAACCGCAAGCGTGTGACACATAAAACATGCCGCGTAGAGTTGACATCCAGGCGAGAACACCGTATATTAGAGGCATAGAACAAAATGACCCCTCTAGGGGAGATGCAGGTAACAAGCCAACTCAACCCTAGAGGCACCCCCTTGTGGCGGAACTGGCAGACGCGCTCGGCTCAAACCCGGGTTCCGAAAGGAGTGTGAGTTCGATTCTCACCGAGGGGACCACCAAGCACCGGACGATGCTGGATGATTAGGCCTTGTCGCCTGCCGCTCTGATCAAGCGGACGTGCCGGTTGCCGTGACGGGGGTCACGTGCGGGGTAGCACCCTAGGGCTGACAATTTTTGTGTGATGGTAGTCAGTCAACAGCACCCCTTCCAACGGGATATATCGCAGTAGGTAGCGCACCTGGTTTGGGACCAGGGGGCCGTGAGTTCGAGTCTCGCCATTCCGACGGGCAGTATTGCCTACAGTCACATATCCACATGTGGCACCTAGCTGCCAGGAGTCCTCCGGGACTTCCTGGCTTTATCCCAGATGGTGTAACGGCAGCACGGCGGGTTCTGACCCCGCTAATCTAGGTTCGAGTCCTGGTCTGGGAGCGCTTGCAGGCGAGCGTGCGCAAGACTTGCTCAAAGCGTCACGACCATGACGCCCTCGCCGAATAGTTGGTATGCCAACCTGGTCAGTTGGATAGCCGCTTAGCTCAATGGCAGAGCGCCGCACGTGGGGTGCGGTGATACGGGGTTCAATTCCCCGTAGCGGCACAAGCAAGTGGCCGCACGACAAGAGGATGAGACGTTCACATGCCTATTGCGCTCCTCATAATCGTTGTATCTATTACCGTTCTGTTGGCCGCTTGCGCGCCCCGCATGTTTCAACGCGTGCGCGGCAAGATAGCGACCCGTGTTCAGTTGCGTGACGGCCTCGCGTGGAGGGGCGACACGCCACCCGGCGCGCCCGCGAACATGTTACCGCCCGGCGTATGGCGCGTTACCGCAACGCCCACATGGGACGAAAACACGAGCGTGTGGACAATGGGCGGCGTGCCCGTGTGGCGCGGCGGCAGAAGCGACACCATTAACGGCGTGTGGCAGGCGATGATCGTCGTTGACCAGTCGGGCAACGTCGCCATGCTGGGCGCGCCCGTGAAGCCGGGAGACGCATCCTACGGTCTAGTAGCCGAGCGCGTAGCACGCGCCCTCGCAGACAGCATCGGCGTCACCTGGAAACAACACTAAACAGCCGCCACACGCATCACAGGGCGCAACAGCGCCACCACGTGTCTCATGGCGTTCGCCACAACACGCGCACACAGCATTGACACGCACGCGCCCCGCGTGGTAGACTATCAAGGTTGCAAAAGAAACGTACAAAAAGAAGAAGATGACGAGGAGAGAAGAAGAATGACGATCATCAAGAACAAGCAGAATGATGTCGCCTTCATCGGCGACTACAAGCAGGCAACGCACTTTAAGCGTGCGGCGCGAGGTCTTGGAGTCACCGCAGACGACAAGACGCTCGCACGCGCAGCAAAGCGCTTCGAGGACGGAACGCTCACCCAGAGCGAAGCTAACTCGCTTGGACTAACTCTCGCGACGCGCTAAACGCGTGACCGGAGTAAGCGCCCCAACAGGGGCGCGTGAATAAGAAGCGCCCCACGGCAAGCTCACACAAGAGCAAAAGCCGTGGGGCGTTTTCTCATACCTGGTACAGTGGCGCGCGTTCACTTCACGCCATCAAACAGTGCCGCGAGCGCCGCAGCCGCACCTACGCGTCCACGGTGGGCGGCTCAGGCGCACGCATCCACTTGTCCAACACAACAACCTCACCCACACTCAGGGAGCCGTCACGCCTGCCCGTGAGCGTCGCCTGCACGTCCACGACACGCTGATTACGCGACCCCATAAATGGCAAAGACAAGTCACGCTCACCCAGAACGAACGGACCATCCACCAACACGTCCAACATGGGCAACAACATGCGCGCATGCTCACGCTCTAACAGCTCGTCGAACGTGTACCCGGTCCACGCCCAAATAGTGCGCTCACCACCCCACCCGAAACGGCCTCTAACGAGCGCACACAACGCGGTCGCGTCAGCCGCGTTCAACGGGTGAAACGGGTCACCACCCAACAGACTCAAACCAGCAACCTCGGGGCGCTCCAAATATGCGACGATCTCACGCCGCTTGGTGACCGTCATGTCGCGGCCAATTCGCGGGTTCCACGTTTGCGGCGACCAACACCCCTCACACCGCAGCTCACACCCACTGTAGTAAACGGCGGCGCGCACACCCGGACCATCCGACGTGTCACCCAACATCACGCTCATGTACTTCGCCACAGAAAACACCACTCCACAAGCAACGCTCAAACAAACACAAGGAAACCAAACAACCACCCACGGACGCGTGCCCGCGCCGCGTGGGGCAGGTAAGAAAATAGCGACACCACACAACCACACACGCAGCGCTTGGGGCGGGCAGCCACCACAGTAGCCAACCCGCCCCAAGCGCTCGCTCGCGCGCCTCAGCTTACGCCAATTCGGCACAGAGTATGGTCACTCATCAGACGAAAACACCGTTTTGTCGGTGCTCCACGCCACAACCGGGCCACCAGTGCCCGCACCCTGTTCCAGGTTCACGATACCCGGCATGGACAGGATGGGGCGTTCCTCGCCGCCCAGGTCCGTGTCCCTGTTGCGGTGGCCGTGAACGATCACGCACGCGCCGTTATCGCTGAGCATCGGGTCCGCGTCAAAGTACATGCTACGACCGTAATAGGTCGTGTCACGGTCCCCAGTGCCGTAAATGAGCTGGTGGGCGTGAACATTCTGAACGATACCGCCGCAGGCGAACATGTCGCCGATAGTGCGGTTCACGCCGCCGTGGCACGCGAACACGGGGGCGCGCCCCTCACGCTCCACAACCACGCCCAGCACCATGCAGTCAACCGTGCGGCCGCGCAGAATCTTCTCATCCCACCCCACAGCCTTAAAAGCGTCGATGGTCTCCCTGGTCTGCGGGAACGAGTTAGCAAGCTCCTTCTCATCCGCATACAGGCGACGCAGATTGAAATCATGGTTTCCTTCCACGAGGATGAGGTCGCGGAAGAACTCGTGCTTGTCGAAACTGCGGAGCAGGTCTTTCGTCCCCACCGGGTCGGGGCCGCGATCAAACAGGTCACCGAGCAGGACAACCGTCGCGTTACCTTCCCCGTAGCGGTTAAGAATCTTCTGGAACACATCGTTCAGCCTGTCGGCGTCACTGTGAACGTCGCCGACGAACACGACAGGGTGATCGTCGGTTGCGGTCAGGCGCACGATACCGTTGTTCGCGCGCTTGTCGTTAACGATACGCGCCATCTCACTGATGTTCAACACGACGGGGGCAGCGCCCGCGTTGTTGTAGCGCCACTCGGCGGTCAGGTACGTGCCGCCCTTGCGCTCAACGATTTCCTTGATCTTGCTGGTACCTTCACGCACCGCCTCCCACATAGCGGACACGACAGCACGGTCCACATACGAGGGATGGAAGCGTCGAAGCTCCTGCATGTCCAGCACCGCATCCAGGGGAGCGTCGCCCTGCATGTCGATAACCGTCAGCTCGTATCCGAGCTTCACGCAGTACGCGGCCTCGCGGGCAACCTTGTCCCACGTGATACCGCACGTGTCCAAGAAGATGTCGCTGCCCTGGCGGGCGCGCTGACGCACGCACTCGTGCAGGAAGTCCCACACGAGCTTACCGTCGCGGCCACCGAACCCACGAGAACACGCGCCCGAACCGTCGCCAGCCATGACGGTAGCGGCAAGCATCTGACGAACAGCATCAGATGAAACGATCAGGTTTTCCTGGTCTGCGCCAACCGTGCGCAGGAAGCGGCTCTTGCCCGTACCCGGAGCACCGCGCATAATAAACAAATTCCTCATGGAAGAGAGTATATCACAGGATCGCGTTTGGCCGCAACGCGAACACCAGGACGAGTTACTGTTATTGTCTGCGCCGCCATCTATGTGCAGGCTATCGCGTACACCCTAAAACACTGTCTATGTGACAGTCGAGGGTTTCGCAGCTATTGGCTGTGTAGCTTGTATTGAGCGTATTTTTGGGAGGGCGCGTTGGCTAAAAACCAGACGTACAGGGCGTTTGCCGCGCGCCCGACCCATGTTCTAGGTTTGGACGGTGAGCTGCTAGATAGTGCGCCTATTTTGGCGGCGCTTACATCCGAGGTTCGAGACATCTCGGCTTACGCGACATTCGTGGTCCGCAACGACGTTGAGCTTGGGGGCGAGTTGGCGATTGTCGTTGCAACGGCTCCTGCCGAGGCGGGCCGCCAGGCGGGCGTGACTATGCCTGATTTTCTGGTGACGGGCAAGTCTGGTAGGTCGCGTAAAGAGAAGCTAGTCCAGCACAACGTTGTGACCGCTTACCGCTCCTATCAGGAGCGAGTTAAAGCCGCGAATGGCGAGAGTTCCAAGTACGTTTCGCAGGGCTGGAAGCGTACTGCGAACCCCGCTGCTCCGTCGTATGGTGAGGATTACGTAAACCTGGGTGCCGTGGATAGAAATTACGCTCTCATTGAGAATGATCCGTTTGCCGATGGCGAGATTATCCTGCGGATGGTTATTCAGGGCGCGTGGTACCGGCTGATCTTCGGCTTTGATAATAAGCGGTTCACCGAGGGGAAAGTAACACTGCCTGTTATTAAGGTTCAGGACGGCGCACCTGTCTTTATCTTCACGGTCGTGACGGACAACCCCATCGTCCAGTTTTCGGGGGACTATACTATCGGTGTGGACGTGGGGATAAACGACTACGCCACCGTCGTGGTGCGTGACGTGAAAACCGGGCGGATAGTGCATGAGACGACGCTCTCACAGCGGGTACACTCACTGTGGAATAGTGTCCGCGCGTCTGAGCGGCAGGTCCGTTACCTCAAAAAGAAGTCAGACCATCTCCTACTCTACCGGAAGGAGCGCATGTCGGCGTTGGATGAGGCGCAGCTCCACCGTGAGGCAGCGTCCCGCAAGAAGCGCGAGTTGGCGATTCTCGCGGCGCAAGAGATAGCCGCCTTGTCCCATGTGTGGGGTAACGCGGTCGTGGCCGTGGAAGATTTGACCTGGGTCGCTAACACAATGCAGCATGGCAGGTGGAACCGTGGTGCGCTCGTCCAGTGGATCACTCACTATGTGTCGCAGAATGGCGGCTGGGTTGTGGCCGTGAACCCTGCGAACACGTCGCAACTGTGCTATAAATGCGGCGCTAAAGTCTCACATCCCACGCACGAGGTGTCCGTCTGCGCCGAGCACGGGGTGATGGACCGGGATGTGAACGCCGCATCCAACATCGCAGCCCGTGCCGTTCCGCGCGTGGTTAAGGCGAGGGCGACACGGGCGAAAAACCGGAAGATCGGGCCACAACGGCCGCTCCGAACGCCGCCCGCCAGAGGTTCACTGAAATACCCCGGCAGGGATCGGACGAAGAACGCGCCTACACCGAAAAGGAAGAACCTCCGTATCACCAAGGGGGTGATTCTTCCTGTACGCCCCGCTAGGGCACAAGCATATAGCTTGGATGCCAGGGTACTAGCGGACCAGGGCACCTGTAGTGCTCTGGGGACCAGTAAGGCGGTGCTCAAACAAGGGAACATAACCCACGAATGTAGGTTATGTAGCCTTATTTGATACTCTGACGCGACGAAAGTGCGCCGGGTGCCCAACTGGTGCCGGAGCGGCTGAAAGTCCGTTAAACGGCCGCACATACCCCGCAGCGGTCGCGTAACGGTTTCACTGCGCGTCCTCAAACGTTTTCACAACACGAACAACACCATTAGCCGTGCGCTCGCGGCGCTCACCCACCATACGCAACCTCATACCACGAGGCAGCAAACACTCATCCTCATCAGCGTGCGTAGACACGGCACTCATATGCAACCCCAGTGGTGTGCGAATCTCCATCACCGTCAACTCGCCACCATCACTGTCACTGAAATCGTCAGCAACAGCAAGGCTTGTAGACGTAGACAAATACTCGGGGAACTCAACCACGTCACCCACGGACGCGTCCGCAACCTTCCCCCCCGTGGAATGAGCGCCACTGTAGTTGACGCGCGCCTGCACGCCACGATACAAGGGACGGTCAGCATCAGCGCGCTCCGGCGCACTATTGAACGCCTCGTCCATGAGACCAATCAACCTGTCCGCCTTCTGCACGGTCAACCCGCCAGCGTCAATTTCCTCACGCAAACTCACCAGCTCACCGCTATCGTAGTCGCCGAAAAGATCATCGTCATCGAAACCATCAAAGCCCGTGTCTCCGAAAACATCGTCGTTGAAGCCACCAAAATCAGGGTCGCCCGCGAGGTCAGCCATCATGTCAGCGAACGCATCATCGCCCTCATCAAACAGAACGCCGCCGTCAGGTTGTTTCAGGTACTTGTTCACGTCTAGTGCTGCGCTCGACGAATACGCCTCCAACGCGTCCCTCATAGGGTCCGTGAGGGCGCGCATCTGACGGGCAGATAGCTCACCGGCAGCCGGATACTCGCGCGTGCGCTCGGACCCGCCGACAGCACGCGCGGTGAACCCGCCACGAGCGGCACTATCACGCGAAGCGAGAAACGCCTCGCCTTCCGCAAGAGACCCGAAATGAGGGGTTGGCGCACCATCCGCACCCATGAGCTTACACGCACCAGCTTTTGCGCTACATCGCACCACGCGGCCCGCAGCCTTACCGCGAACACCCACATGAAAACCAGCCACGCTTAAACCACATCCTCACACAACAACAACGCCGTACACGCGCGAGAAGCGCGGCACGCAGGGAACCCAACCACCACACCAATAGCCACACCCACCGGACGAAAACCGCGCCACCCCAACCCACACGGGGAAGAAAGCGACGCGGACAATAAGAAACAGACGACGTGGCGACACGACTACATGAATACGCCCACTCCCACAACCAAGGAAGCCGACACCAAAGCACACACAACACCCACAAGCACAGATACCAGAACGTCATCTACGCGAGAACCACCATCGCCCGGCACCGCCACCACACGACGATACGCATAGCACGTGAGCGACACCATGAGAAATACGCCCACAGCCAGCCACCCGGCACCAAACAACGCCCACTCGGGCACCATCCCCAACAACGTGGGAGATACAACCATCAGAAAACAACCTTTCTCAACAGGCGCAGGAACGACCACACAGGCCGCGTCACCAATCCAAACATTCATCCTCGCAAGCGTCGCACGCCTCACCATCGATGTCTACGGGAACGCCACAACAACGACACTTTGGGAACATATTTCGCTCCACCCAACCGTCATCAAACACAAGGTCAGGCTCACCCCAATTCGGATAGTGGAACCACACGTCGCCGCCCACGAAAAACACGTGCGATGCGCGCGTGGGTACACGCACACTCTCCCCGGTCCTCTCATTGACGAGAAACACGCCGCGACCATCAATGACCGTTGATAGCGGAACACCATCGGGGTTATACACCTCCACCGTGCGACCATTCAGCGACAACACGCTATCAGGGTGGGCGGCGAGGCGAGACACATTATCGTGCAGCACCACCGGCTTACCGGAACCACAGCTACCAGCAACGAGAATATTCAACCCGTCAGACAAAGCGCTATCAGCAGCCACCACACGCGTCTGCGCGCTGACCTTATTGCCACCCGCAAGAACAGCCTTCACGCGAGAACGAACATTAGCCGACATGCGCAACGCAATCTCCAACTCAGTCACATCGCACGCGTCGCCACGAAGAAACCCGTCAGCGAAACCCTCAGCAAACAACTCGCTCACGCAATCGGAGCGAACCGTCTCCCCCGCGCGATCACCGCAATGGGGCGACACGAGCGCAAGGCCAAGCAGGAGAGCAACCGCGCGCTCTTTCACGTCACAGTCAAGGTCAGCATAAATAAAAATGTCGAAAGGGTGAGAATCGCGACCATAGACGAGTACACCGTCACGCGTGAGACCACTACCCCCCAAACGTGCCGCACTCATCGACCTTCGAGCACACGAAAGCGAACGAATACCGACACTACTCGCCAACTTGCGAGGCCAGGAACGCGGGTCACGTTCGCGAGCCGCCTTTCCGACACGCGCGCCGCACTGGTACGGGTCGTTGTTCAGCTGCTCGCGCGTCAAATCACCCACAAACTCATGAAAATCACCCACAGGTGATGCGCCTCCCTCCCGCCTCGTGGAGCGTCCATAGTAGACGCGGGCAGCGCGTTCGCGCACCCGCCTTTCGCATCCCCGCTAGGACTCGAACCTAGATTCACAGAGTCAAAATCTGTTGTCCTGCCCGGTTAGACGACGGGGATAAAAGCGGCACTACGCCGCCTAGAGACCCTGGCTGGAATCGAACCGGCGTACACGGTTTTGCAGACCGTTCCCTCAACCACTCGGGCACAGGGCCACTATGAGAAACAAGCGCGCACAGGCGCGGAACGCGTTTCTCAGCTCGCCCGCCAGGAATCGAACCTGGATTTACTGATTCAGAGTCAGCCGTCCTGCCTAATTAGACGACAGGCGAAAAACGTCAACGACAGCAAGAGGAAGGAGGAACCCCTCGCCCCCGTTGACAACACCAACAATAGCACGCCCACACTTTACGTGTCAACACGACACCAGTAACCGCCACACCGTGACGCGCGTCAACGCGACGCCCCACGCCCCGCGCCGTGACACGGAACGCAAGAGGCTCAGCGGAAGCCGCGCGCCTAGCAGCGGCACACAAGACTCTCATTGACGCGCCCACGACGCGAACTCAGCCAACACGAAAAGCTAGTCATCGTTGCTAACGGCTGTCGCCTCACCAAAGGGCGTGTTACACTTACCATTGATAAAGCAAAACGACTCCGAAACGCGAAAGGTGGGAATGTTGTTCCCAACAGTACACGACGACATCACGACATGCGTCCGCAAGGGACACTTCGATGCGGCTAACCGGCTTCTCCAAGAATATTATCACGTCACTTACGAGCACCCGTCGGCAACCTGTTACCACATTGGAGACCTGGGCAACAGGGACCGACACGCGCAGTATGTCGGCGCAAGCAACCTCGCCTACAAGCTCGGTCTACTCTCTGTTATGGAGTACGACGAGGAAAACTATCTCACCCTCAACGTGTACGGCGAAAAAGACGACATCGAAGAGTTTAAGCGGCGACTATCGCGCGAGTGTTACGTCCAACGGCTCGCATACAGGCTCACGAAAGCTCCTAAAGACGAGTGGAGCGACCCGCGCCAAGACTACATTGTCGGCTACTTCAACGGCATGGCCGCCAACGAACCAAACACGCCCGACATCACAGACATGGGAAGCATCGGCATGTACGACGGGTACATGGATGTCAATGACCCAGAAAACCGCGACTACGGGCGCTGGCGATCAGCCGACACGCAATAAATGGCGGGAAAACGGTATTGCTTTTGGTCGTAAGCGACAGCGCGGCATACGGATAACTGTCATTCTTTCGGCGCGGGTGCCACCGCGACAGTCACCACGGCAACGTGGGGGATCGGCGAAAGCGTGACCAGCAACACCGCAATCTTATCTACACGTGTAGACAAGGTTGCGGTGTTTGTGCTACAATAAAACACGTCAACAAGAGAACAACACCGACACCAGAAAGAGGAAATCAACCATGATGAAGAAGCCCATGACCGAATCCCAGCAGCAGCTCGTTGACGAGGGCGCAAACACCCGCACCATCACCATCCGCTACGAGTCCTCCCGCTATGGCGACAAGGCACGCCGCGAGACCGTCAAGGCCACCATGCCCGACCTCGGCGACGGACACGCGACTTTCCGGGCTGGGCGCGACACCTACCTTGTCGCCAACAACGTGATCTACCGTGCGCAGACCCACAATATTAACGAGCTGCACGAAACTCTCTACCTGGGCAACAAGGATAAGGCAGAGGCGGTCAGCGAAGCCTACGACAACACATTCGCCGACTCTGTCGTCGTTAACGGTCGTGTCGCCCGCCTCGTCAACAAGACACTGTACGCTCACCTGCTGGACGGCCGCATGTATGTGGTTGACGACCTTGATACCGACCTCGGCGACTACATCAACGGCGAGTACGTGCGCGTGACCAGCCAGAAGATCGGCTCGTGGCGAGTCCCCCTCATCCACGCGGCCAAACTCCGCGACGCATACCGCCTGCGCATGAACAGCTACGGTGTTGATGGCGACCTGGCAGACGACGAAACGGCCAACATTCCGTTTACTGATGAAGCCGTTGCGGTGGCTCTCGCAGCAAACGCGGAAAGCGCACAGTGGTGCGTTGACACCGGCGTGTACGTGCCCACCATTCAGGAGATTGACGCGGCGGACGCTCTCAACGGAGCGTTCAATGGCGTTGAGAGCGGATACGGCAAGGTGAACTCGCTCGCCACGGCCCGCAGGATCGCAGACGCGCTCGCCGCATACGATGCCGCGCGAGAGAACGTGACCATTCTCTGACGCGAAACGCGCTGTAAGCCCGCCCGCCGTGAACGCGAAGAACACGGCGGGCGGGCTTACGTGTACGACACACGCGGCTAGACACGCCGCGCCCTGTCACGTAAGAGTAGGCACAGATTGACCGCCAACACTCCGCCCCAACACAAGCGGAACGCTGGAACGCGCTTTAACGGCCCCAAACGCCCTCGGCGGCACAATGCGCGCACAAGCGACGAAAACCCGCCAGGAGCACGCACAGACGCTCTGGCGGGCATCGTAACGGTTAAGCGTGCGGGTGCTAAACGCCGCTGGCGGTGTCAGCCTCTCCCCGTTAGCAGCCCAGCCGCTCTCTCAGCTTGCGCGCATCGCTCTTCGTCCACTCCGACGATGCGCCCTCCGCATACTCAGGCTCGCCCGCGTATTCCGTTGACCATTCGCGCGGCTCGCACAGATACGCAAGAACCTCCTCGTCGGTCACAGCGCCGCAAATCACCCCATCCAGAATGTGACGAGGGACATCGTGCGCGTCAGAAAACCCTTCCGGGCGGTCAAGGATGAGCTTCCGCGCAATCTCATTCGCGTAGCGCGGGTTGCACGCGCCCAACTCCGGCAAACTACTGCCCTCGCCACCGAAACGCCCATCCAGATCACAGAACAGGTCATGCGGAATCGCAGGATTATCGCACAAGCTGATAATGACCGTTTTCACGCCATACCACCGTCGGCCAGCGTTGTCGCAGCATCCGGCGGCAACATCACGCAACACATCGGCAGAAACGTGCTCCATTCGCGCGAACCCATGCCACACGCAAGTAAAACGCGCCCAGCCGTCATGGTCGGCAATGGCGCGCACACGCCAGTAGGCTTGCCGCGTCAACCCAGCCATCGAACCGCCGTCCGCAAGCCTCTTTACCACGCTCCACAGAAATTTTGACACCCCCATGTCAACATGATTACTTTCAATAGCCGTTGCCTGCAATATGTCGCGGAGCTTTTCGCGTTCACGCTCGTCCGCTGTCATTCCTCAACCTCTCCGCCCACATCATCATACGGCCGTATCGCTTGCGGTCAATCGCAGACACCCGTGCGCCCCTTTCAGTTGTCCGACCACACATTCAAGCCGCACAGGCGTATTTCCACGTTCAACGCGTCACTCTCCGTCCATACCCGCTTGCCGCTGTAGTCTCTCAACGTCCACTCGCGCTCACCTTCGCCCAGGTATGAGAGAACATCCTTGTCGTCAACGATGCCCTCACGCACAGCCTGCAACGTTCGCTCAGGGACGTAAGCCACGCAACCGGCAGGGTTCCCTAAGATCGTGCGCCGCGCCACACGGTTAGCATACGACGGGTTGCGAACACCCAACTCGGGGCACACGCCGCCATCGCCACCGTAAGCGGCGCACTGGAGAGCTGGGTTATCGCCCAAAGCGTACACAACCGGGAAGGCCAAGTCGTCAAACCCTTTACTGCCCGCACCATCCACCAGGACAGCAGCCATATCCATCAACATGCTCGCAGGTGCAGACGGCAAAGACGCGAGGCGCGCCAAACGATACTGGCGACCCATCAGCCACCCGACACCGCGCGAGGGCGCATCGTCATGCGACATGAGAGAATCATAGAGCGCTAGGACATCGGATGCGGTCGCGTCGCCTTCTTCCGCCTGTTCGATGCGTCGCATCCACTCGTCGTCATCCCACATGTACTCACTCACAGCATCTCCCCCGCGCCTTCATCCACGCTTGCACTTGGCCACTTTCCCATACTTGTCTCTGATTGTCGCGGCGCGCACAATGACAGCGCACGCGCCACTGGAACCAGTATAGCATAAGAAAGCGCAAGGGGCGTATGTGTAGATAAGGATACGAAACCGTGCTATACTGGTGCTTGCAAGAAAACACGCCAAGAAAGAAATGAGAAAACAATGGTGGTAGATCGCAAGATCGGCGAGCAGGAAGTCGAACCATCGGAGATTCAACAGAAGTTCATCGGCAACGGTGCCAAGACAAAGAAAATCCTCATCGTATATTCCGCAAACATTCCTGGGTGGGACTCCTACGCAGAATATATCGTAAAGACGACAATCGCGGACATCGGTGAAGGGCACCCATCGTTCCCCATTGGTGACATGCAGTATTTCGCCGTCAAAGGCCAACTCTACGCACAGTTCACGGAACGGCTTTACTACGACAGTGAGCACCCCGAACGTGGTGACCACTTCGCTTATTCCACTCGTGAAACCACTTACGACGGCCTATACACTGCCATTGATAAGCAACACGACCGCGTTTACTCGCGACTCCTGTTCATCAATGGGTGCTTCGCGCTCCCCGCCACGGACACCGTGTACGCTCAACTGCACTTAGATGACGGGGAGATTCGCCTACACGACGGGAAGAGTAAGCTGGATTACCCAGGCTTCGATCACTGGCGCGTACCTCTGACGCGCGTATCGGAACTGCGTACCGCCTTCGCCATGTACGTGAGGGAAACTGGAAAGCGGGCGGCGCTTCTCGATGACTCCCTGCTCGTACCATTCGATGACGAGAATATGGCGTTAGCTCTAGAAAGCAACGCGGCACTCGAAGAGCATGACGAACGTTGCACGCCGACTCTCGCCAAGATCATGGCCGCGCGCGAAGTCAACGAGACCCTTGACAAAGTGAGGCGCTACGAGTTCCACTACAAGGACGTGTGCGCTCTCGCACGCGCGTGGGAACGTTACGAGAGAGAGCACGGCATCGACCCGGAGCGCGGCCAGTAAGAGGGCACATATCCGAGACTAGATCATGTAGCTACTCGTCAAAAATGCCGCGAGAGGGCCGCCACCCTGAATGAGATAGGGTGGCGGCCCTCCACATGTCAACGTGGATGCTCACCTACCGACAGGAGGGGCGGGATCGACGGTGCCGCTTTGGCCCACCGTCAACCACGCCCCTCCCGTTTCTTCACGCTACGGCCGCAACCGATAGTCCGGCGCACCGCGACGGGCACGCGTTCACCCAACGTCGTGAACGACGGTCGCGCGCTTATTGGAGCTTACCGTTCGACCCGAGGTTCCACCACTTGCCGCCATCAAACACGTTACCCGTGCGCATCATGCCGTTACCGTAGAACAGGTACCAGGAGCCGTCAATACGCGCCCAGCCGCCGCCCTGCATGACGCCACTCGGCTTCAAGTAGTACCAGCCGGTCCCATCGTTCACCCACCCGGTTTTCATGGCCGTGGTCGCCGGGTCCATGTAGTACCATGAGCCGCCGATAGCGTTCCACCCGGTGACAGCGCGGCCGTTGCCGTCCATGTAGTGCCAGTTGCCCCACAGGCTATGCCAGCCCGCGCCGATCATTGCGCCGCTGCCGGGTGCCATCCAGTACCAGCCTGAACCGTCGTTCACCCACGCTTCACGCATTTTAGCGGACGAGGGGTCCATGTAGTACCACTTGCCGCCAACGTACAGCCATCCCGTGTAGGCGCGGCCAGACGCGGACAGGTAGTACCAGGAGCCGTCGATCTTCGTCCAACCGCCGTTCAGCATCTTGCCATCAGAGCCGACACGGTACCAGGAGCCACCGTCGTTCACCCACGCGTTAGTCGCCATGAACGAATCAGCGCCCATCCAATACCAGGAGCCGCCACTATTCACCCACTCATTCTGAGCGGCTGTCGCACTGTTGTTGAAATAATGCCAGCCGCCGTAGTGGCCTTCCCACCATCCGGTCGTCGCCCACGGCCCACCGTTGTAGAACCACCACGTGCGCTTACTTGTCTTGTCGAACACGTGACCCACGCCCACGAGATAGTTTGGCCTCGTGATACCCTGCGGCGTGAACGTGCCAACCAGCGCGTCATACCCGGCTTTCTTCATGCTGTACGCCTCGAACCACTCGTACTCGCCGCGCGTCACGCCAGCAATCGCACCATCATGAGACTGGAACTCATAGCCCGTCTGCATGACCAGCTTCGGGGATACGCGCTCCATGAAATTGCGGCTACTGGACGAGCGCATACCGTGGTGCGGAGACTTCAACCAATCCACATGCCCGACAATCGGAGCAACATAGTCCTCCTGACCGTTCGTCGCCTCCAAGTCAGCAGACAAGTAGGCGCTACGACCGTGCGCGGTTACTTTCGCCGTGTACGCGATCAGGTTAGCGTCAGGAACACCCGTGCGCTTATAGTTCTCGTTCGGGTCGGTGGGGATGATCTGGATACGCATGTCACCCATCTGGATAGTGTCATTGTATCCAGGGGTGACATGCTGGTCGAGAGTGCCACCGTATGCGGCCCACGCCCAGTTCGCAGCCCGAATCATGTCATCGTAGACTTTCTGATTATCCCACAGGCGCGACTTGTCCGTAATATAACTGTCGGAATATTGGGGCGTGTAAATGCGCTTCGGACGGTACTTGTAAATGATCGTGTCCGCGTTACCGATATGGTCAGAGTGCGAGTGCGTACCAATATAAAAGTCCAGATTGGAACTATTCACGCCGAGCTTCTGCAAATACGCATCCACGTTGCTCGTGTACCCCCACGTGGCGATACCGTCACGCCACGGGTACCGCGCGTCCGACCCGTCCGCGTAATCGTTGTCCTCAGCACTGTCCACGATACCGAAATGGCCGTTAGACTCCAACACGATAGCGTCAGTGTCAGGCAACGCCATAATGTGAACCTTATCGTTGCCGACCGTACCGTCCGACTGCCCGAACGTCACATACGCGCCACTGTTTTGACCCGTGGACGGGTTACCCGCCGTTTCAGCGTGCGCCGCGCCCACTGCTGTCGGCGCGGCGAGCGCGAACGTGAGCGCCGCTACAGCGGAAACGCTCGCACCACCCACCGTTTTCTTCAACATATTAACTATTGCCATACGTTAACCAACACCTTCCTACAACCCGCACCGCCAACCAAACAAGCAAACAGTGAGCGCGACGGCGCGAACAAACACTCACCCTCTTCTCTTCCCGAGCACACCACACAGGGCACCCAGCCAACACCACAATAACCCCGCCGCAACAGTAAGAAAACCCCGCAATAACAACGAAAGCCGGGGCACACACAAAAGCTTCACGCCCCGCCCATCGCACGCTAGAACGACCGTGCTTCACCCTTCGCCGCACGCCACGCAATGTTAAACGTCAGCAGTTGAGGCAACGCCTCCGGCGAATGGTTAATCTTGCATTTCTTCACCCACTCGACGCGCCCGTTGGGATGTACCCATACGAGACCAGAACGCTGGTCAGCGCCCACGGGAGGGTGATCAATCAGACCAGCGGGAACCGCATACACATAACGGTGGACGACCATCATCCACGGCCTGATTTTCGCCCACGACTCGCGCTTCGCGTCCGCCACATCCACTTTCACCTCAATGGCGGTGCGCATACCATCCGGGGAGAACATGAGCGCGTCAATGCGCCGTTTCAGCGGCCCATGCTTCTCGCCCGCTTCTAGCTCACGGTACAGCTCCCTCGTGTCCGTGATCGTCAGCTCCGGGATGATGGCTGACTCTTTCCATGCGCGCTGTAGCGCATCCAGCACGTCCCCGGCGCTCATTTGAGTAGCGCTGCTCATGCCAGCTCCGACGTGTGGGATTCCGACCATCTCCGGTCCAGCTCAGCTTGCGCGGCGCTACCCATATCCCTCGCGAGAGCAACCACGGCCTTCTCGTCATGCTCACCGACAGCGAATCGTAGACACACATATCGTGCGCCTCCACCGTCAGGCGAGGCAACGCCGGGGTCAACCACCGCTCCACACGCGACAAGCGCCGCAACCTGCTGCTCCATCCACAAGATACCCACGCTTGATCTTGTGGTATCCCACCGCATAGACAGGACGGGCGCAGCCTGGATATGATTCAGCGGATAGAAAGCGCCCAGCACAACCGGCTCGGAGGACACGCCCGCCATTTCCAGCGCACGTAACACGACAAGCGACGGTGTACTCCACTGGGAGAGTGGAACCGTGCGGCTTGACGGGGAGACGAGGCACATAGCCGACTTTAACACTGCGCTTTCATGCTCGTTATCGTTCATTGTATGTTTCCTTATCGTTCACTTCTCGGTGTTGTCGTACAGTCGCACAAGGGACACGCCCGGATAGTCGGTAGGCTCGTATTCTTCCACGCTGAGGCTCACAACATCGTTATCTGCCACGTGGATGTGCGACACTAGGTCGCCCCACGTTTTCCACACAAGCGCCTCACCAGGCTTCGCTGACACGCCATTCAGAGACACGCCCTCCTGCGTGACACGCACGTCGCCGTCCGCGCCTTCCACGGCGAGCGCCGCCCTCACGCGTCGTGCGTTACTTTCCCACTGGTCGCGTTCGCCGATAACGCACGCGGCCACCTCGTTCTCGTCTGCGGTGCCCGCCATTTCAATCGAACACGCGATGTCGTTCAACTCTTCCACGTCAACGATGCGCACCGACACCGTATCAGCACCAACGCGGACGAGAACACCGTCCCCGTATTCCCACGCCAGGAACCCGCAAAACTCACCGCCAGCGAACAATGCGAGAACATCTAGCGGCTCCGGCTCCGGCCCGTCTGAGCTGGGAATAATCGTCGCCACCGCGAGAACCCCGAGAGAACACAACACGCTCTGCGCCTCTCCTGAGCGATAACACAAAGACTGCTGCCCGTCGCCCATATTCCCAGCAACAGTGTAAACGCCTGGGGAGGCAACAGTACGCAACCCATATTCTCTTTCCGCCTGGCACGAGACGATTTCCAACACTTGCTCGGGCGTCCACGTTTGCACGTTCCACGCCTCGCGGGCGTGCTCCCAATAGGCGGCGTTAATGTCTCTGCGTTCCGTCCACGTGACCGCGCCACCCGGAGGGACGCGCACGCCGTTGACAGACACAGAGAGGTCGTCATGCTCAACGATGTCAGCGCCGGGAATCATCTGTGTGAGCCTGTAAGAGTACCAAGTACACCTGTGGCTGACAATGTAGGCGCGATCACGGACCCCGGCTTCCTCGCGCGGCCGTTCCCCTAACCACCCGTAGCACGCGTCAGCGATCAGAGGTTTCCACCTTTGGTTCACACCCGCAAGGGACTCGTGAATCGTCCGCTCGTTTTCGTTAATGTTTTCATCCATAACAGCAACCATACCACAGGAAAGGGCGCGGATGCAACGGCGACACGACACAGGAAAGCCCCACCCCTTCAAGCGGGGGTGGGGCGATCTGTTCACGTCGCCGTGTTTCCCAACGGGTGCCTCACTCGAACTTAGCGAGGTACTTGTTCGAGACGACCTTAAAGTTTTCCCGGCTGGACATCCAGCGAGGCAGCGGCGTCGTGTCACCAGGCTCACGCACCAGGTGGTACACGATACCCTCATTCAGGCCGGAGCCGATGTGACCCTGTAGACCGTTGACGGCTTCGATGAGAGCTTCCGGCGTGTCGAAACGCTGCGGCATCCACTCGTCACCCAGCACGGGAACACCCATCGCTTCGAGGAACGCGGGCCACTCGCTACGCTGTAGCTTCACGCCGTCACGCCACACAGAGAATACGAGGACACGACGGCCCTTAATGTTCAGGCGGTTCTTCTGGATGCCCTCGCCGACCAGTTCTCCCTGAACAGTGAAACCGGGGTTAGCTTCCAGCCACGCCCACAGGCCGTTCTTCTTGGCCGCGATAGCGCGCTCGTTATCTTCCCCAACCTCTAGGTTGCGGCTAAACACGCGCATCTGACCAGCGTCGTTGGCGACCGTCATGGACGTACCATCAACCTTTAGCGTGGGCATCCACTGCATCTGCTGAATCTCGTCCCAGTAGCGGGTGAGGTTCTGTAGACGCTCCGCGTCCGTCTTGGGAGCGAGGCTATCGTCCCACTTGCCGCGAGGATTGTTGTCCGCCGACCGCTGTTCCTTGGGAGCTGGCGCGTACTTGACGACACCCAGTATGTCGGACACGTCCACACCATCCGCGAGGTTCAGAGCGTTAATCTCGCCAGGGGTGAACGCGTCGGCGATGGGGAGGAGGAAGCCCTGCGAGTACACGCCCCTGATGCGCTTCGTGCGCAGACGGTGGCCGCGCACACGGAACACGGTCTCAGTGTCCTCATCAACGAGAACAAAGTCCTGGCACTTGATGTCCATGAGGGGCTGGAACGCTGGACGCTCCACGGCAGTCTTTTCGGGGACCACCGCGTCCACCTCTAGGTAGATGAACAGCGCGTCTTTGTCATCCGTTTGTGCGCCCTTGGGGGTGATGACGGTCCACCCGCCAACGTGAGCGGCAACAATCCTGTCCGCACCCTCAATCGGCGCGAACCCGTCAACCGTGGTGATGCGTGCGAGCTTACGCATGTGCTTCCTCTTTTCTTTCACGTTTTGTGTTACGATTCTGTCTCGACCACATGTTACACGACGCGCGTGTTGGACGCAACCGCAACAACTCTTGCGCACGTATAGCGGACAACGCGTGCAATGTGATAGGATACGAGGCATGAGTGAACAACAGTCCGAAACAGTCACAGTTTCCGGTTACGGTAGGAAACTGTGCGTGCTCGCCGAGTACGTGATGCGCAGCGCTACCGTCGGTTACTACGTGTATGGGCAGGGCGTGCTGGACGCTGCGATCAGCGCGGCGAGCGCCGTCCAAACCGTAGCCGTGCGCACAAACAGCCGCTACTGGCGGGACGAGACGCTGATGAGCGGACTCACAAACCTTATCCGCAACCAAGCCAAAGCGGCTTTTGAGGCGGCCTTGCGCGCCGAACCAGAGTCGCGCCCGAAGGCCCGCGAAACCCTAACCCTCGTTCTACGGAGTGTGGAAGAGCAGGCGCGCGCTGTGGACGAGTCGTTCGTCGAGTCGGCATTGCACGAGCTAGAGCAGATCGGCGACGAACTAGAGGGCATTAAGCGGTTCTACGAGAACGCGTCTAAGGATGCGGAGATGGTGGAGCGTACGAGTTTCCCGGCGCTCGCAGCCCTGAAAGAACGCGCACGCGCCGCACGGGACGGTGGCAACACTGGCAGCGACATTAACAGCAACGACTACGACGGCGAGGAGTGACAAGCATGTTCTGGAACCGCAATAAGAAAAACAAGAACACCGACGACAGCGCGGAAGAGCAGCGGCCCCGCGTCGCAGCACGCACCCTTATCAACATGGGAGACGCGGCGGGCGTGTGGATAAAAACCCAGGGCGACGACACAAACAAGCCTGTCGTCATGGTCGCCACAAGCGAGCGCAACGCACTCGTAGAGACGGCAACCACGTTCATGTACGACCTGAAAAACTCGGCCAACGAGGGCGAGGACGTGTCTGCGCTCGCATGGTCACCCCGAAGCGTCAGCCTCATTGCCGAAAATAAGAGCGGCGACATGCGCGTCGTCCACACGGCCAGCGTAGAGGACGGAACCATCCACAACTACACGGTCACGGCGGGCGAGGACGGGGCTGTCATGGTGTCACTCGCCGTCATTAACCTGACGGCCACGTTCCCCGTGGAAGATCGCCCCGAGCATGTGGGGGTAACAGAGTGGATGCGCATGTGTGCCCGCCAGCTTGTCCGCACGGCGGCGGGAGAAAACCCCACCGCCGTGTAACACGCCACCAGACACAGAACACGTCACCAACCGCCAACGCGCCGAAAAAGCGCGTACCTGTAGCTCGTCAACTGTGAGCGTGGTACAATGGCGACGAAAAGCAACAAACCAACGAACGAAAGAGGACACCAGCCATGAGCACCGAAAAGACAACAGCCACCAAGAAGGCAACCACGCGTAAGCCCGCAACGAAGAAGGCAACAACCACTCGCAAGCCCGCCGCCAAGAAGGCAACAACGAAGAAGCAAACGCGTAAGACAAGCACCGACATCGTTGAAGCCGAGATCGTTACCCCCAGCGAGTACATGAGCGATGTAGCTCGCAAGCTCGCGGGCGACTATGATGCGGAAGCCCGCGAACGCGACCTCGCGCCCATTATTCGCGCGAAGATCAGTGGCACACTCGAAAGCCGCGACAAAACAGAGTACGCGAAGATGGCCGTCGATGTGGCCGCTATCGGACAGGAGCACGTAAACGCCGCAGTCAGTGGTAAGACTGACATTATGAAGCGAACGTCGGAAGGTATCGCCCTGCGCACGGACGGGGCAGAAGCAATGCGACGTGAACTTGCGGCACTCGCCGTCACCGTTGACGGCCTTGGCGGCAAGCGTAGCATTGTCTCTCGCCTGTTCCCGTTCTTTGAGACACCCGAGAAGAAGCTCCGCGAGTTCCAGGCTCGCTTCCAGTCCACGGAAGAATCGCTACAGGAAATCACGAACTCTATTCGTGATGCCGCTATGACGATGGAACGCGACGCTGATTGTCTTGATACCGAGGCGTCATACCAGTACGCCCGTATTCACGACATGGCGGCAGACGTGCAGGCCGTTCGCCTCATTAGGCGCGACGCTGAGGCTCGCGTAGAGGAGCTGCGCGCCACGGGCGATGAGGGTGACGCTAATCTCGCCGACGCGCTGCATGACAGCGTCGTGGACACGGCTGTGCGCCGCGAAAACGAACTGTTGGGGCAGATCGGTAACGCCATGTACGCATGCCAGTCACTCGCTATCGCCTCGCAGTCCGCCCGTAAACTGTCCGGCCAGGCCATCCAGACGCTTAACAACGCTATCCCGGCGCTGAAAACGCAGGCGTTTATTCGTACTGCTCTCGGTACGCAGGAGCTTGTCGGCAACACGCTTGACGCTGTTAATAAGGCTGTGGCCGCGCAGATGGAGGAAAACACGCGCCTCATGGGTAAGAACATCGAGGGCATGGTGGCGCGAGAAAAGGACACCATTGCCCGCGTCGATGACATTAAGGGGAACCTTGATAGCCTCGTCGGGTTTATCACGGATGCGCGCGAACAGTTGACTACCATCGAGGGGACGCGTCGCGCCAGCAACGAACAGCTCACCGAGTACGTGGCTCCCCTTGTGGACAAGTTGGAAGCGCGCCGCGAGATTGACGGCGGCAGCGTGAACGTCATCTGAGGTTTTCGTTGTTATTGGCTATATAGCTGGTGTTGAGGGCATTTTGGGAGGGCGCGTTGGCTAAAAACCAGACATACAAGGCTTTTGCCGCGCGCCCGTCCCACGTCCTAGACTTGAACGGTGAGCTACTAGATAGCGCTCGCGTTTTGGTGTCTCTTGCGTCTGAGGCGCGTGACATCTCGGCTTACGCGACATTCGTGGTCCGCAACGACGTTGAGCTTGGGGACGAGTTGGCGCGTGTTGCTGCTACCCAACCTACGACGGCGGGTCGGCAGGCTGGCGTGACTATGCCCGATTTTCTAGTGTCGGGTAAGAGTGGTCGGTCGCGTAAAGAGAAACTGGTCCAACATAACGTTGTCGCATCGTGCCGTTCCTGGCAAGAAAGAGACAAAGCCGCAAATGGTGAGAGTTCCAAGTACGTGAGCCAAGGCTGGAAGCGTACTGTAAATGGGTCCGCTCCGTCGTATAGTGTGGACTACGTGAACCTCGGCGCAGTGGATAAGTGTTACGCGGTCATCGAAAATACCCCGTTTACCGACGGCGAAATTGTCTTGAAAATGGTAATTCAAGGCGCGTGGTATCGGCTGATCTTCAATTTTGATAACAAGCGCTTCACCGAGGGGAAAGTCACTCTGCCGCTCATTAAGGTTGAGAGCGGCGAGCCAGTGTTTATCTTCACTGTCGTCACTGATAATCCGGTTGTCCAGTTTTCGGGCGACTATGTTGTTGGCGTGGACGTGGGGATTAACGATTACGCTACAGTCGTGGTGCGTGAAACCAAAACCGGGCGGCTAGTGTATGAGACGACGCTATCCCGGCGGGTTCATTCATTGTGGAACAGCGTGCGCGCGTCCGAGCGCCAGGTTCGCGCCCTGCGTCGGAAAGCTGCGACGCTGCTTCATGATCGGCAGGCGCGCATGTCCGCGTTGGACGAGGCGCAGTTCCACCGTGAGGCCGCGTCCCGGAAAAAGCGCGAACTAGCTACCCTTGCGGCGCAAGAAATCGCCAACCTATCCCACACGTTCGATAACGCTGCGGTTGCCGTGGAGGACTTGGGCTGGATCGCCAATACCATGCAAAATGGCCGCTGGAACAGGGGCGAACTGGTGAAATGGCTCACCCACTACGTATCGCAGAACGGCGGATGGGTCGTAGCCGTAAACCCCTCGAACACCTCGCAACAGTGCTACACGTGCGGTCAGCGAGTCTCGCACCCCACGCACAAGGATTCGGCTTGCCCCGAACATGGGGTGATGGACCGGGACGTTAACGCCGCTGCAAATATTGCCGCACGTGCCGTCCCGCGCGTAGCTAAGGCGCGGGTGACGCGAGCGAAGAACCGGAAGCTACAGCCACAAGCGCCGCTTAAAACACCCGTGGCTAGAAACTCGTTGAAGTATCCGGGCAGGGACCGAACCAAGAGCAAGCCTACGCCGAAAAGGAATAAACGTCACCTCGTTTCTGAGGGGGTGAATCTTCCTTTACGCCCCGCTAGGGCACAAGCACATTGCTTGGAAGCCAGGGTACTAGCGGACCAGGATGCACGTGGCTACCTGGGGACCAATGTGGCGGCGCTCAAACAAGGAAACGTAGCCTACAAGTGTAGGTTATGTTGCCTTATTTGATACAGCTGTTAGCTCAGTGGATAGAGCGCCCGGTTACGAGCCGGGAGGTCGTAGGTTCGAGTCCTGCACGGCCCACGGGGAGCATGGTATTGCCTCTTGACTTCGCGGTGTGCGTCCGGTGTGGCGTATGTTACGGTGTGGGCGCGTGTTGTCGGCTTGCGCGCGAGCCGGTGGGCGTGCTATTATGTTCTCATAGTTCCCAGTCGTCCTCCGGGACTGGCTGGGTGTATAGTGCCTGTGGTGGAATGGTAGACACGCCGGAATGAGGGTCCGGTGCCCCGTTTGTGGGGCGTGTGGGTTCGAGTCCCACTGGGCGCACTGGCTGGCCTTTCGGGGTTGGCCTTGCGAAAATTGAATACGTTAATGTGCCCGTGGTGGAATTGGTAGACACGCCAGATTTAGGCTCTGGTGTCCTTCGCGGCGTGTGGGTTCGACTCCCACCGGGCGCACTATCGGCAGGAGTTTTCTGTATTTACTCTTGCCGCTCGCGCTCCACTCGTGCTATAGTGTGAGTGAGCGCGGCTCGCCGGGTTGGCTCAATTGGTAGAGCATCCGCCTTGTAAGCGGACGGTTGTGGGTTCGAGTCCCACACTCGGCTCTGAGGTTTTGACAGTGGCGCGTGAGCGTGCTACAGTTAGAATCGTCAAAGGAAAACTGAACTAAATAGTGGATGTTTTTAGGGTTTGTTTCCCTGTTTCGGCGTGTGGCGCAGTTTGGTAGCGCGCCCCCTTCGGGAGGGGGAGGTCGTAGGTTCAAGTCCTGCTACGCCGACCGGGGAGCGGAAACAACACGTGGGCGCAGCGCGGCTGCGGGTGCTGTCACGCTGGGGTGTGTGGCGGCATGGTAATGTGCGCTGGGTGTGTGCGGGTGGCGCTTGGGTGTTTGCGCCAGGGTGCTCTCGGTGTTGGTGAGTAAGTTGGGCCGGTCTGGGTGGGCCGGTTGAGAGTGTCCGCGCACGCGGGTTGGGCTGGCCGATGGTGCGGCTGGTGTGCGTGTGTCCCGCCGGTTGGGCGCGCTGTGGTAGCGTGGTTGTCTCTCGTGTTTGTTTCCGCCCCCTTTTCTTTTGCCAGTGTGGTGGAATCGGTAGACACGACCGCCTCAAAAGCGGTTGCCCGGTTGGGCGTGCGGGTTCGACTCCCGCGACTGGTACTGGCACCACGCAAAACGCGTGGGTGGCCTTGAAGGGAACCGACCGACAATCGGGGGTAGCCTGCTCAATATGGGAAGTCTCTGGACTCTGGTTTTGTGCTGGGGTTTAAGCAAGCCTAGTTCGCAGGAATCTCGTGATGGAAGATATTACGGGAGTGTCAAAGACACACCACACTCAAAATGTGGCGCTCGGATGAGCGTGTGGGTTCGAGTCCCACCGGAGGTACTAGCGCACCGTAGAAAACGGTGGGGCGCTTACAATGCCAGTCTGATGGAATAGGGTAGACATAGCGCACTCAAAATGCGCCGCCCGGTTGGGCGTGCGGGTTCGAGTCCCGCGACTGGTACTGGGGAAACAAAACGGTTGAATATGGGCGCGTGTAGGCGCGCGTTTTGCCGACATTGTGGCGTGTAGCCTGATGGTTGGTGTCACCTGTGGGGCGTTGCTGTCTCGCGTTGGTGACTGGTGCGCGGGTTCTTGTTGCGCGTCTTGGCTTGCTGTTCTTGTTCGCCGTGTTTGTTTCCCCTTATTTGGACAGTAATCCAGCATGGTTGTTGGGTCCGACTGCTAATCGGTTCGCTCGAATTGTTCGGGTGGGGTTCGATTCCTCTGCTGTCCGCTGAGGCTCATGCGGCCTAGAGTAATCTTGGTTGTAACAGTTGTAACATATGTGTATCAGTGGTTGGAGACTGGGGGTGAGTTGTTGTGGTAGTTCGTAAGGTGGCTCAGCGTATTCCGTTTACGCCGTCTAAGACGCAGGCCGCGCTGTTGGAGCAGTGTTTTGGGGCTAGGCGTTTTGCATACAATAAGCAGGTCGAGGCTTTCAACTCGTATGACAAGGATGCTAATCCTCACCCCTCTTATCCGAACGTAACCGATATGAAAAGCGAGAATGAATGGCTGCGGTATAGTCCTATTCCGTCGAACGCGTTGAGTAACGCCATTCAGGACTTCCGTAAGTCACAGGCCGCGTACTTCCGTCAAGCTCAATATGGGAAGAATCGCCCCCGGTTCGTATCCAAGAGCGATGCGGTTCAGTCGTTTCGTAACGCCGTACCGATGCGCCGCATGGACGGTAACAGGTATCCGCTGTCCAAGAAACTCGGGTCGGTGCGCATACGCCGGAGAGACCGCATCCGTTACCCGTTGGAATCGTTGTCGAGTTGGACGGTGAAGCGCGAAAATGGGGTGTACTATCTGGTGCTCCTTTTCAACGTGGATGTTCAACCCAAGCCGCAGGTGAGCGGTGAGGTTGGTATCGACCTGGGTGTCAAAGACTTCCTTACACTGTCCACAGGCGAGAAAATTAACTATCCTGACAGGCTTCGTCAATTGGAGGAGCGGGTTAGGTGGGAGCAGCGTAAGTTGTCTCGCAGGAGGAAGGGTTCGAGCAACTACCGCAAGCAGAAGAAGGCTGTAGCTAAGGCTTACGCGAAGGCCCGTCACTACCGTGAGAACTTCCAGCACCAGGTATCTCATGGGCTGATAGAAGATAACCAATTCATCGGCATGGAGACGCTGGCGGCTGGGAATATGACGCGGCGGGCGAAGAAGAAGCTGGACGAGAATGGTAAGTACGCGCACAACGGCCAGTCGCGTAAGCGGGCAATGAACCGTAACATCCTGCGAAACGGGTGGAGTAGTTTCGTGGAAAAACTCGCCTACAAGGCGCAGTGGTACGGGCGGACGCTCGTTCAGGTGGATAGGTTCTATCCGAGTTCTCGTCTCTGTCACGACTGCGGTTACAAATACGCTGGTCTGCGGTTGTCGGAGCGTGAGTGGGTGTGTGAGAGTTGTGGTGTGTTGCATGATCGTGACGTGAATGCCGCATTGAATATTTTGGGTGAGGCGATTCGGCTCAGCCAAGTTGTGCAATAGTGTAAAGTTGAACCGACCGACAATCGGGGGTAGCCTGCTCAATATAGGAAGCCGCTGGGCCGTGGTTTTGTGCCGGGGTTTAAGCAAGCCTAGTTCGCAGGAATCTCGTAGCGGAAGCTATGGGAGTGTCAAGTTCGAGTCCTCTGCTGTCCACTGAGGCTCATGCGCGGGTCGGGTGTTTGCCCGTTTCTGTTTGTATCCTTCATTCCTTCTGTCGATCAAGAATTGCGCGCGGGATTCTTATTTTCCACTTGTCTGGGCCGTGTTCGCGTGGTTGTCGCGCCGCGTGGGCGGATGCTCCCTCTAGGGGGTGTTCGGGTATTTCCCGTTTATCTACGGTCTGGCCGCTGCCGGTGTTGCTGCGTGCGGGTCGGGAACGTGCGGTCCCCTGTTGGGGGCGGTGTGGTTTCCGCGCGTGGTGGCGTCGGGGCGTAGGCGACGACGGGATGCCCCGTGACTGTGCTCGATGTGAGTGCGGTCACGGGGTTTCCTTGTGTTTGCGTGTGGTGTTGTTCGCCGGGGGATGCGCGCCTTGTCTTGTGCATGGCGTGTGGCTGCGCGTCTTGTTTCTGGTGGGGTGTTTTGCTGCGCTCGTCGCGGTGTGCCCGCTTCGGCTGTTTGTTTGTCGGTTGCGTCCCGTTGCGTCGCGTGTTGCCTGTTTGTGGCGGTTGGGTTTGTTTGACGGCTATTGCATGGTGCGCGTTTGACGGCGACCGTGGTTGTCGTTTATTGTTTACCATGTAAGGGGCGCTTCCAGTTGTTTGCGCTGTCCACGAGTGTGCCCGTCGTTTTCGTGAGTGTTTCCTACCATCATAAGGGGTGGTGGGGCGAGAGTGGCGGGTGTGGGCGGTAGCGGCTGGTGGCGCGACGAACAACATGAAGGAGAAATACTCTTGAAGTTCCCCGTTTCTATCACTGGCAAGGCTGGTAAGGCTACCCGCACGATGATCGCGGGCGCTGCTCTCGCTGTCGCCGCTGGTGGCCTCGGCGTGTCTGCCGCGTATGCTGCTCCCGTTGAGGGTCCGGCTCCGGCTCCCGCCGAGTCGTCTGCGAACGGTATCAACAGTGTGACTGGCTCTACGCCGGGCGCTTCCACCGCGACGGGCGGCCTGTCTATTCAGAGTGTCAAGGTCACTCGACCTTACGACACAGTTTCCGTGGGCAATAATTTCTCTGTCCGTATTGATTATACGGGCAAGAACGTCTCTCCGGGCGCGACGTTCACCGCTGACCTCGGTCCCGGCCTACGGGTTCCGACCGGCCTGACTGGCATTAAGTTGAAGGCTACCGCTCTGGACGGTAGCACGAAGGAGATCGGTACTGCTAAGATCAGTGGTACGACGTTTACGTTCACCATTGATGAGGGTGTGAACACTCTCGGTGGTAACGGGACGCTCAACAACGCGTTTGTTGAGTATAATGTCGAGGTGAACAAGGATGCCGTGGGTAAGAAGTCCACGACCATCACTGTTGACGGCACCTCTTACGACATCAGCCTGGGTAAGGGCGTTGTTGGTGAGGCGTTCCACCCCGGCGCAGACAAGTACATGTACGCGGCCGGTAAGGACGATGCGGGCCACTACGTGATGAAGGGGTACGTCCAGGCGACGGTCGCCCCTGGCACCGCGTTGAAGGCGGTTGAGAAGGGGGCTAACGCCACGTTCGGCAGTGCTTTCTACTGCACGAACGACGGTAACTGGGCGAACACTACCAAGGCGACGGCGAACAAGCTGAACGTCGACAAGACCGAGATTACGGCTGTTGCTCCCGCCACTGGCGAGGGCGACTGGACGTGCCGCGTGTCGATTAAGCAGACCGGCGACTCCAAGAAGTTCACCAACGTCGCGGTGATTAACGAGCAGGAAGTCTCTGCGACAGCCACGTGGCGCGCCAAGGGTGATTCTGGTGCGGACACTGAGGCTGACCCGGAGCCGGAGAAGCCTGTGACCCCGGCCCCGGAGCCTACTCCTACTCCGGAGCCGACTCCCGATAAGCCGGTGACGCCGACCCCGGATGAGCCGAAGCCTACCCCGGAGCCGACTCCTACTCCCGAGCCGACTCCCGACAAGCCGGTGACGCCGACCCCGGATGAGCCGAAGCCTACTCCTACTCCCGAGCCTACTCCTACCCCGGAGCCGACTCCCGACAAGCCGGTGACCCCGGAGCCGGAGAAGCCCGTGACCCCGGATGAGCCGAAGCCTACTCCTACTCCCGAGCCGATTCCCGACAAGCCGGTGACCCCGGAGCCGGAGAAGCCGGTCACTCCCGTTGACCCGTCCCCGGAGAAGCCGACCGAGCCGTCTCCTGAGAAGCCGGTGACGCCGACCCCGGAGAAGCCGGTCACCCCGGAGACCCCGAAGGGTGGGGAGCCTAAGCCTGCGCCGTCGGCTACGCCGACCCCGGAGCAGCCGAAGCCCTCTACTCCCGCGCCTGCGCCGTCTGCCCCGGCTGCTGCCGGTCAGCTGCCTAAGACGGGTGCCGACATGGGTGTCCTGGGTGCTGCTGCAACCGCGCTGGCTGGTGGCGTTGCGGCTCTCGTTGCCGCTCGTCGCCGTCGTCGCTGACGCTCGTCGTTAGCTGAGGCGATAGTCCGATAGGGCGAGTAAGCCCGCCCCGCGAGTAAGCTGTTATGGCTTTCGCGGGGCGGGCTTTCCTTTTGACTGCCGGTTGCGTGCGGCACACTGATGGGTTGTTGCCCGATTGTGTGGCGCGCTTCACTCTTGGTGGGCTTGACGCGCGAGTTTTCTTGCGTGTACGCTATTAGCGGTGAGTAAGCCAATATAACCGCGCTGGGGGCATGTCTTGCAGTTCTACTGATCTCCTGCTTGCGTTTGCGTCCGCGCGGATAACATGTTAGTATGTTCGTGTTGGCGGGGTTACCGCCATGAGCCGCCTGTAGCTCAACGGACAGAGCATCCGCCTCCTAAGCGGGTGATGATGGTTCGATTCCATCCAGGCGGACGCTGCGAGAACTACATAGTGTTTTCATCATTCCGGCATGGCGCAATAGGCAGCGCAAGCGACTGTTAATCGCAAGGTTGTAGGTTCGAGTCCTGCTGCCGGAGCTGACGCGAGGGAGACTGGTCCTATACCCACTAACCTGCCGCTGGTCTCTCTCGTGTCTCATGGGTCAGTGCCGCTGAATTGGGTGAAGGCACCCGGCTGTAAACCGGGCACATAAGAAACGTTGTAGGTTCGAGTCCTACCTGGCCCACAGTGCGTTGTCGCCCACGGTAACACGTGGCTGCACCGCCCATACTCTTGTTTGCTGGCGCGCCTGGCGGGCGAGTCTGACATGGCTCGCCGGTCGTGTCAACGGAGAGTGCGGGCGGTAGTGGAGACGCGCGGGGCGCTGTATCCCCTCACATACAGCCGCCCGGATTGTTCCACCGCTTGCGCCTTGCGCGTGGACGCGTGCTAAAGGTCCGGGTGAGGAAACGCCCCTATAGCTCAGTTGGTTAGAGCAGCCGACTTTTAATCGGCGGGTCGCGGGTTCGATTCCTGCTGGGGGCACTCAGTGTTAAACTGAACATGGCGGGGTGCGCGAGTGGACGAAGCGAGCGGTCTTGAAAACCGTAGCACCGCAAGGTGCCCAGGGTTCAAATCCCTGTCCCGCCGCCACAAATAAGCGAATATGGCCCTATAGTATATCGGCGAGTACAGGCGATTCTCAGTCGTCAGAGCCGGGTTCGACTCCCGGTAGGGCTGCTCGAAACAACAGAATAGCGGTATGTTTCGATGAATGGTCCTGTGGGGTAACGGTTAGCCTACCAGATTTTCACTCTGGATGTCCGAGTTCGATTCTCGGCGGGACTACTGACGAAAACAAAAAGGGTTCAGTGGATGAGCGTCGCGGGTTTAGTTTCCTCCTTTCGATCACTCGCGATGCTCGTTCGCTCCCTGCACCGAAGCGGCACGTGATGGCCGTGTTGTGCGGGCGCTCTTTCGTTACTTTGTTTTCGTCTTTTCCGTCGTAGCTCAGATGGTTAGAGCACTGTCCTGATAAGACGGGGGTCGTAGGTTCGAGTCCTACCGACGGGACAAAAGTAAATGCTGGCAGCGTCACGTAGCGCGCGAGAGAGCGTGCGTGCGCTATTTGCTGCGTGTATCCTGGCGTAGCTCAGTTGGCAGAGCATGGGTCTCATAATCCCAGTGTCGCGGGTTCGAGTCCCGCCGCCAGAACTGCGTGCGCGTCTGCCGCCCGCCCTTATCCTGGTGGGCGCGCACGTTTCGCCTCTGTAGCTCAGTTGGTAGAGCATCCGGTTGAAGCCCGGAGAGCGCGGGTTCAACTCCTGCCGGGGGCACAAGAACGCTATGAGGTCGGTTTGTTTTCTTGACTGACCTTGTGTTACGATAGGTGACATACTGATAAATAAACGGGAATGGTTTTGGGGGTGATTTCGCCAGATGGGGTATTACAAAGCTGTGAAGGTTAGGCTTGACCCTACACCAAGGCAGGAGCGCCTGTTGGCGAGTCATGCCGGGGCCGCTCGTTTCGCGTATAATGCTGGCCTCGCCCACGTGAAAGAGGCTATTGATGCGGGCGAGAAGCCTGACTGGTCTTTTTATTCATTGGTGAACTGGTGGAACGCGAACAAAAACAGTTTGGCTGTCGGTGCCGATGGTGCGACCTGGTGGCAGGAAAACTCGAAAGAGTCTTACTGTCGCGCCCTTGAATCGCTGTCTAAGGGGCTATCTAACTGGTCAAAGAGCCGCCGTGGTGACAGGAAGGGGCGTAAGGTTGGGTTCCCGAAGTTCAAGGCGAAGGGGCGTGCAACTCCTAAGTTTGCGTATGGGACTGGCTGTTTCGGCCTCGTTAAAGACGATCCGAAGGCACTAAAATTGCCGCGCATCGGTCGGGTTCACTGCATGGAAAATGTTGCGGCTCGCGTGGGCGACGCGAAGGTTAAGCGCATGGCTATTTCGCGTCGTGCTGGCCGCTGGTATGCGGCTTTGACTGTGGAGCGAGACGATACCCCGGCGGAGCGGCCGCCAAAGGGCGGTGCTGTCGGCGTTGACTTGGGCGTGAAAAATCTGGCTACTCTGTCAGATGGTACTGTCATTGAGAATCCGCATCCGCTGAAAAAGTCGGAGCGGAAGCTAAAGCGGGCGCAGCAAGTGTTGAGTCGAAAAGCCAAAGGCTCAAACCGATGCGAAAGAGCGAGGGCTAGGGTGGCGCGCCTCCACGCCCGCGTGGCTAATCAGCGGCTTGACGCGCTGCACAAGCTCTCCACGTGGCTTACGGAAACGTGCTCGGACATTAGTATCGAGGACTTGAACGTAGCGGGCATGGTGAAGAATCGCTGTCTCGCTAAGGCCGTGAGTGACGCGTCGTTCGGTGAGTTGCGCCGACAGTTGGAATACAAGGCCGCGAGGACCGGCGCGAGGCTACATGTCGTGGACCGTTGGTACGCAAGTAGCAAGATATGTTCGCAGTGTGGGAGTGTGAAAGCCAAACTCTCCCTATCCGAGCGAACCTACAAGTGCGACAGTTGCGGTCTAGTAATGGACCGTGATCTGAACGCGGCTATTAACATTTGTGTCTCCGGGAGTGCCCCGGAGACATTAAACGCACATGGAGGGACCGTAAGACGCGGCAGCCCGTCAGGGCATGTGTTGCGCTAGTACCTGTGAAGTGTGAACCAAGCAGGCGCGTCAAAGCGCCGTGAGACTTGGAGCGGATGGTTGTAAGACTGTCCTGCAAGCTACCGTTAGGTAGTTTGCAACGGCGATTCCTGTCGAGGGCACAAAATAACTTCATATTACATGTTTTGCTCCTGTAGCTCAATGGATAGAGCGCCCGCTTCCGGTGCGGGAGGCTGCGGGTTCGAGTCCCGCCGGGAGCGCGCAATAAAGACATGCCTCCGTAGCTCAGTTGGTAGAGCATCCGACTCTTAATCGGCGGGTCGTAGGTTCGAGTCCTACCGGGGGCACTTTGTTGGGGGTCGCCGCGTTTCCTTTGTATTGTTCACGGTGGGTGTTCAAGTGGAGGCGCGGTTGACCCTCATTTTTCTTGTTCGTCGTGCCCTCTGGCATTGTCGCGTTTGTGTTCGCTTACGCCTCCGGTTCGTTGTGCGGCATTTTAGGGGGTGTAGAGGGCCTGGTGTGCGTGTTGGGTCACTTGCTGCGTGAAGGCACGCGTACAGGGCGGTTTCCGTTTGTGTCTGTGGTGCGTGGTGTTGCGCGGTTTTTGTGGTGGTGCTATTGTGGTATGTGGCGGCTGACGGTAATCGGTCGTGTTTCCATGCTCAACTGGTGAAGGCGGTGTATAATGGTGGTTCGTAAGGTGGCGCAGCGTATCCCGTTTACGCCGTCCAAGACGCAGGCGGCGCTGTTGGAGCAGTGTTTTGGTGCTAGGCGTTTCGCATACAACAAGCAGGTTGAGGCGTTCAACACGTATGACAGGGACACTAATCCTCGCCCCAAGTATCCGAGCACAAGTGATATGAAGGCCGAGAATGAGTGGCTGAGGGATAGCCCCGTTCCGTCGAATGCGTTGAGTAATGCGATTATGGACTTCCGCCGGGCGCAGGCGGCATACTTCCGCAAAGCCGAGTATGGGAAGAATCGCCCATGTTTTGTGTCCAAGAATGACAGTGTTCAGTCGTTCCGCAACGGCTTTCCGATGCGACACATGGACGGTAATCGGTATCCACTGTCCAAGAAGCTGGGTTCGGTTCGCATACGTAGGAGAGACAGAATCCGCTACCCTCTGGAATCGTTGTCTAGTTGGACGGTGAAGCGCGAGAATGGCGTGTATTATCTGGTGCTCTTGTTCAATGTGGATGTTCAGCCCAAGCCGCTGGCCAGTGGTGAGGTTGGTATCGACGTGGGTGTCAAAGACTTCCTCACTCTGTCCACGGGCGAGAAGATTAACTACCCTGACCGGCTGCATCAATTAGAGGAGCGAGTTAGGTGGGAGCAGCGCAAGCTGTCCCGCAGGGTGAAGGGTTCGAGCAACTACCGCAAGCGGAGGGCCATCGTAGCTAAGGGTTACGCTAAGGTTCGTCACTTCCGTGATAACTTCCAGCACCAGGTGTCTCATAGGCTGATAGAAGATAACCAATTCATTGGCATGGAGACGCTGGCGGTGGGGAATATGACACGGAAGGCAAAGAAGAGACTGGACGCGAACGGAGGGTACGCTCGCAATGGTCAGTCGCGTAAGCGCGTGATGAACCGTAGTATCCTGCGCAACGGGTGGAGTGGTTTCGTGGAAAAGCTCGCCTATAAGTCGCAGTGGTACGGGCGCACGCTCGTCCAGGTGGATAGGTTTTATCCGAGTTCTCGTCTCTGCCACGGCTGCGGTTACAAATACGCTGGGTTGAGGCTGTCGGAGCGCGAGTGGGTGTGTGAGAGTTGTGGCGCGTCGCATGATCGGGATGTGAACGCCGCATTGAATATTTTGGACGAGGCGCTGCGTCTCAGCCAAGTTGCGTAATAGTGTAAAGCTGAACCGACCGACAATCGGGGATAGCCTGCTCAATATGGGAAGCCGCTGAACTTTAGCCTAGTGCCGGGGTTTAAGCAAGCCTAGTTCGCAGGAATCTCGTAGTGGAAGCTATGGGGGTGTCAAAGCTTGGAGATGCCTGTTGACGTGTTGACGGCGCGCCGGTAGTGCGCGTATGGTGTTCGTGTGGTATGGTTGGTGCTGGTTGGTTCTCCTCCTGCGCGCCAAAAGGTGTTTTAGTCGAGAGAGCCTGTGGAAGGTGACGTAAATATGACGATTGAAGGAAACGTGAGCGCGGACACTGGTCTGCGTATCCTGTGGGGTGAGCGCGGTTACGTGCTGACTGACGGCGCGGTGGAGCGTGTTGCGGTCCCGGTTGGTGGCGACGTGGGTGTTGACCATTACGAGGCGATCACCGTGAACGTCGAGGACGGCTCTATTGGCCGCGAGTACGTGTCGCTGGTCCCTTATTTTGGGATTGAGGACGCGGACGAGTATGGCGAGTATCGCACGGTTGAGCCGGGTGGGCTGCTGGTAGAGGCTGCGCGTCTGGTCGCTACGGCTGCTCACGATGGTCAGGTTGATAAAGGCGGAAACCCGTATATTGAGCATCCCGCTTTTGTCGCTAATCGCGTGGCGTGGTACGGGGGCGGTAGCGTGGCTGTCGCGGCGGCGTGGCTGCATGACGTGGTGGAGGACACGAGGTTTACGCTGGACGCGCTGGCTTCCGTGTTTCCTGAGAGCGTGATGGAGGCTGTGGATGCGCTCACCCGCAGGGGCGGGGAGCCGTATTTTGATTACGTTGAGCGCGCTCGCGGTAATGAGGCTGCTTGCTTGGTGAAGATCAGTGATTTGGAGCATAACCTGGATGAGTCTCGTCTGGGTGACGGTGCTGACTTAGAGGCTGTCACGTCTCGTAGGGAGCGGTACCGTGAGGCGCTGCACCGGCTCATTTCCGGTGATGATGGTGGCGTCGCGTAGTGGCGGCGTACACGGTTGGTAGCCTGTTCTCCGGCTACGGCGGTCTTGACCTTGGCGTTACGGGCGCGCTCGGGCCGGGCGGGGACACGCTGTTTGTCAGTGACGTGGAGAAGGGGCCGTGCGCTATTCTCACCCACAGGTTCCCAGATGCGCCCAACATTGGTGACATTACCCGCGTGGACTGGCGGGACGTGCCGCGAGTTGACGTGTTGTGTGGCGGGTCGCCATGCACAGACCTGTCCACTGCTGGCGCGAGAGCCGGCATGACGAAGGACACGCGTTCGGGACTGTGGGAGTCCATGTTCCGAGGCGTTCAGGAACTACGCCCGCACCTCGTGGTGTGGGAGAATGTGCTAGGTGCAACAAGTGCAAGAGCCTTTAGCTTACTGGAACAACGAAAAGGACGTGTGGGAGCAGAGGACAGTGGACCTGTTCTCCGAGCACTCGGACGTGTACTCGGAGACTTGGCCTCAATCGGGTATGATGCGCAGTGGGGTGTCCTACCAGCTTCCGCCGTTGGCGCTCCCCACAAGCGAGCCAGAATCTTCCTTGTTGCTCACCCCCACGGCCAACCTTGGGTCCAACGGCGGGAGTCAGCCGCCGGAGAAGCGGAGGGCGGGAGGTCACGGGCCGACATTGGCGGACCAGATCGAGCACATGTAGCTCGCGGGTTGCCGTCGCCTCGTGGCGTGGACTTGTTGCCGACACCGCAGGCGACAGTATCCACCTATTCGTCGCAGGGTTATGGTCCGAACTTGAATGAGGTGGCGGTGACGCTGATGCCGACACCGAAAGCGAGCGACGGCGAGTATGGTTTGCCGCGCACGAGCGGGCGGCCGCCAGAGAAGAGCACGCATTTGGCGACCAGGTTGGCGTATACGGATTATGGCGTGTACGCGGAGGCTATCGCCCGGTGGGAGCGGGTGACGGGCAGGCGCGCGCCGAGTCCGACTGAGCCTGCTGCTCGCGCTGGCGGTAGGCCGCGCTTGTCTGCGGTTTTCGTAGAGTGGATGATGGGGCTTCCCGAGGGGTGGGTGACTGCGCCGGAGATTGGGTTGTCCCGTAGTGCGGCGCTTCGGGCGCTTGGTAACGGCGTGGTTCCTCAGCAGGCTTCGGCGGCTGTCGCGTCTCTGTTGGAGCGCGAGCGCACTGTGGGCGAGTCCGAGGGCTGGCAGGAGTTCGCGTCATAGCCTCCCGCGTGTCGCTATTTTTGTGACGGCGTACTCGCCTTTTCTCTCTTGTGGAGTAGGCGGGTGCGCCGCTTCACTGTATGCGCTTCTGACACGTTTTCGCGCGCCCGCCCCTCCCCGAGTGCGTTTAGCGCCCGTTTGGCCGTCTGCGGGCCGTACAGTGCGTCTGGCGGCGGCGTTTGCGTGTGGCGGCGTGTTGTCGTGTGCTGGCGGCGCTATTGCGGCGGCTATTCCGCTCGCGTAGTGCGCTTACGTGTGTGTTTGTTGTGGGCGTTGACGGTAGTGGCGAGAGGGAGTTGTGAGCCGATGGGTGCAGCGGTGAAGTTCGTGTACGGTAGGCGTAGCGATGGCTGTGTGGAGCGTTGTCGGGCGAAGCCTGAGAACAGGGGTCGTGGCCGGTGTCCGCATGGTGAGCATGTGGCGCTTACTGACGCGCAGGCGCAGGAAATAAACCAGGAGCGCCTGTCTGGCGTGGTTCCTGGTTTCCACGGTGGCGCAGGTAATGGCGCGTACGACGGTGCGGGCGACGGTGCCCGTGTTGTTGGTGCGCGTCCTGGTGCTGGTCGCGTGGGTGGCGTGCGCGTGCCTCGTCCTGGTGGCGTGCCGAAACCTAGCCCTGGCGTGTTCCAAAACTCACATGTTTCCCGCCCGCTCACGGCGAAAGAACTGTCCGAACAGTCTGCGCGAGTTGCCGCGTCCCTGGATGAGGAAACGTGGGGGAGTATTCGCGGTTTGTGGGAGCGCGTGAATCTCGCTATCGCAGACGGTGATGAGGAGAAGGCGGCGGATAGTCGCGCCTTGTGGGAGCGCGCGGGTGAGAAAGCTCGCGGCTTGTTCCTCGCCGAGTTGGATGCGGACACGGAGGACGGCAGGAGGTTGCGCGCCTATTTGGGTGACGACGTGAAAACGAGTGATGTTGCTGACATTCTTGCGTTCAACATTGGGCAGATGACCGCGCCGGTCCCTGTGAAAAGCCGGGACGCGAAGCTGTCACGTCACGCGCTCACCGCGTTCGATAACGATATGAACAAGAGTCGCTACGTGATGAGCGTTCTCGCGTTCGGCGGTAGGTGCTGCTATTGCAACCGTCCGCTGCATCGTGGGGAGCCTGCGGATGGGCAGGCGACAGCGGAACATATCACGCCGGTGAACCCCAGGGGCGGTAGTACGGTGCGCGGCGCAACCCGGTATGGGAACATGGCGCTCGCGTGCGTGGCGTGTAACCGTGCGCGCGGCAACCAAAACCTGGAAGAGTGGGTGCTCGTCACCGGGCGTATCCCGGACCGTGAGGAGAAGGCCCGGTGTTTGGCTCGTATCCGCGAGTTCAGGGCTTACGCGGGGTATGAGGAGTACACGCCTGAGCAGACGAAGCGGTTGAATCTGGAGATTGGTCGCATGAACCGGGCGTACAGCCGCGAGTTGGATAAGCTCGGCGAGGGCGCGGATGGTGGGAAGGTGAAGGCGGCAGCGCGCAGGGCTTTGCGCAGTGGCGTGATGAGGATGAGGGACGCCGTTCACGGCCCTGTCGGCTGGTGAAAGGCATGGGGTTACTGTCCTGTAGGGGGCGGGTAGCGTGGTCGAGCGGCCGTTCTGCCCGCCCTCGTCGCCACCTTGCCTACTGTCCCGCACCAGCCGTTTCATGAGGACGTGGGCGGTGGAGAATGCGCCTGAAAAGGTGGCGGGTTGACGTGCGTTGATTGTTGGCGTGTGGTATCCTAGAAACACTTAACTTGTCGGCACGCTATTCCGTGCGCCAAGTGGACATGACAAAAAGGAGAGGACAGCATATGGTCGCTTACCGTGATGGGGGCGTGCTCACGTGGTTTGTGGAAAGCGCCGCTGTTGCGCGGGAGTATGCGTGTTCTGAGAATGGGAGGCAGCGTGAGGCTGCTGCCGGTAGCCTGTTGACTCCTGCCGCGTATTTGGGGCGCCTCATCTACGACCGGGTTTCTTATGTGCGTAATGCTGCGTCAAGGAACCCGAAAACGCCCTCGCATGATTTGGCCGCGCACGCGTCTGCTGTGCTCGCTGGCGACACATATGGGTTGTCTGGGGCGTTGTCTGATGTGGCCGCCGGTAACCCGGCGCTGCCATCCTGGTTTGTGGGTGACGCAGTGACGCGCGCTGTCAAGGAAGCGGAACGTGCGGGGAGGAAGTCGGTCTCATTTTCGGTGTATCGCATGATCGAGGAAAGTCCGAATCTCCCAGAAAGTGTCATGGTGTGGCTGGTAGAAGGGAGGCGGCCAGGGTATGAGCGTGTCGTCGCTAACCTGTCGGCGAGCGCCCGAGTGTTCCGGCTGCTCGCCGCTGTTGAGGATTGGGGCGTGCGCTGCGATGTTGCTAACCGGGTTGGCGTGCCACCGGACGTGCTGGCTTCGCTCGCCTACGATGAGGATAGTCGCGTGCGCGAGGTGGCTTTCTCGCACAAGGATATGCCGGAATACGTGTATGACGATGTGATTGTGCGCGACCTTGACAAGACTGACATCGTGTACGAAGCGGTCGATGGGAGCAAGTCGATGACCGCGCGTATGCTGTCGGTGACGCGACTCGCCCCACCCTACGCGAACGGGGAAGAGGGCCGCGCGTTTGAGGGATTGTGGGTACAGTCGAAGATGTGGTTGGAGGAGCGTTACATTGAATTGGAATGACATGGTGGCAGGTAGCGCGGCAAGTGGTGCGGGCGGCGTGCTCGCGCTTGATTTGGATGGCGTGCTGTTCGTGTCTCCTGAGCCTTCCGGTGTGGCAGGCGAGTATGCGGATAGGCGTAGGGTGCGTGTGAAGGTTCCGCGTTTGCGTGACGTGTGGGGTATGCGCGTGAGCGAGCCGGTGTGGGTGTCACCCGCGATGATCGCCGACGTGAACGCGCTTATTGGTTTGCCGGGTGTGCGTCTGGTGCTGGTGTCGTCGTGGGGTGCGGCCGCTGTAGAGGCCGCGCGTCAGGCGGGGCTGATGGTGCCCGATACTGCGGTGAACGTGTTTGAGGGGCGCACGGTCGGCGCTATCGACCAGGATGTGAAGCTGGCGGAAGCTCTCGCCTATTTGCGCGGCTGCGCACAGGGCGGTGAGCGCGTGGTGTGGGCGGATGACTTGCATGTGCCTGGTTTCGTGGAGCATGATGGTATCGTGACGGTGGGGACCAATGAGGATGCGGGGCTGACTGGGCCGATGGTTGCGCAGGTGCGCGCGTTGTTAGGCGGGTGACGCGCGTTACTTGCGGTTTTCCGGCACTTGTGCGCTCGGTGTTGACGAGTGCTGGGTTGACGTGGTATATTTTTTAACGTAAGCGTGAGTGGTCGGCTTCGTGACTGGCTGCGCGCTTGCGGATGGTGATTGTAGTTCAGTTGGTGGAACGCCCGATTGTGGCTTGGGAGGTCGCGGGTTCGAGTCCCGCCAGTCGCCCCGTTTCTCCATGTTGGTGTTGTGGTGGTTAAATAGGAAAGCCCCGAACCTGTACCGTTTGGTATGGTTCGGGGTTTTCCGTTGCTGTCGTGCGGAAAAGTAGCCGTCAACGTGGGGGCGTTAGTTATCGTCTCGCGCCGGGGTTATACGATACCTCCCACCGAGCGTTTAGCCGGGCGGTAGGCGACGTGTTGATTCTCGAGCGCACAAAATGACCTCGCCGCTGCCCGTTGGCGTGCGCATTGTTCCCATGCGGTATATCGGAGCAACATCCGCCGCTACGGCTACCAGCGTCATAGAACAACCCCGCCACACGCACCTAACCGTGTACGCGTGGCGGGGTTGCGATGTCAACGGCACTTAGAAGCCCGCATCCTCCAACGGGTCATAGTCGTCCGCGACCTCACCCGTCACCGGGTCAACAGTGTCGCCTGCCACGCCGCGCGCCACCATGATCTTGCCGACGATCTCCTCGGCTACGGCGGGGTTGTCGCGCAAATACTGGATGGCGGCGTTCTCACCCTGGCCGAGCTGAGTGTTCCCGTAGGAATACCAGGAACCGGAACGGCTGATAATACCGTCGTCCTTACCCATTGTGACAATATCGCCCTCACGGCTGACCTCACCCGTGTACAGGAGCACCGTTTCAGCGGTCTTAAACGGAGGCGCAACCTTGTTCTTCACAGTCTTGACTTTCATCTTGTGGCCGACGGGCGCAGCTCCAGCGCCCACGCCCTTAATGGTCTCACCCTTACGCACGTCGATACGAACGGACGCGTAGAACTTCAACGCCTTACCGCCGGTCGTCGTCTCGGGGTTGCCGAAGAAAACGCCGATCTTTTCGCGTAGCTGGTTAATGAAGATGATGGTAGTGCCTGTCTTGGCGGCTGCGCTCGTCAGCTTACGGAGCGCCTGGCTCATAAGCCTGGCCTGCAAGCCCACGTGAGAGTCACCCATCTCACCCTCGATCTCGGCGCGAGGAACGAGAGCGGCAACGGAGTCAACGACGATGAGGCCGACAGCGCCGGACGAGACGAACATGTCAGCGATTTCGAGAGCCTGCTCACCATTATCCGGCTGGCTCACAATCAGGTCGTCAACGTTCACGCCGAGCTTAGCAGCCCACGTCGGGTCCAGCGCGTGCTCAGCGTCAACGAACACCACTTTTTCGCCCATCTTCTGCGCCTGCGCAATACACGACAGGGAGATAGTTGTCTTACCGGACGATTCGGGGCCGTAAATCTCAATGATGCGGCCCTTGGGGAGGCCACCAACGCCGAGAGCCACGTCCAGGGCGAGAGAGCCGGTGGGGATGACGGGAATCTTCTCACCCTTACGGTCTCCCATGTTGAAAACGCTGCCCTTGCCGAACTGGCGCTCAACCTTTGCCATAGCGTCCGCGAGGGCGCGTTCCTTCATGGTCATACCAACCGCGTCAACGGTCGTGTTTTTCTTTGGTCGTGGTGACAAAATGTGTCCTCGTTCCTTGTGTGAGGCTACCACCCGCTGTTGCCCCCATATGTTTGCCGCACCGCCGCGCTGTCTGCGCGTTTAATCGGGCAGCATGGTAGGCTTGTGGTAGCGTTATCGTTTTGCTTACATGTGTAGTATAAGCACGCGAGGAAGTTGGATGCAAAAGCTCACCAAGTGAGCGCCACACTGCCTCGCATGTTGTGGTATGATGACTGTTGATCGTAGAAACGAAAACAGGAAGAGGTAAACGGTCATGGGTGCGGTAGTTGTTCTCACCATTCTCGCGACGCTGGTATGCGGCGGGAGTCTACACGGCGTTCAGCGGAAAGCTAGGCGACGGATTGTTTGCGCTTATGCTGCTGTGTAGTGCAATGGTCGGCGCGTGCTTGTTCGCGGGTATCTGGTACCTCGTGGTCGGCTGAAAAGAGTAAACGATGGACATGCAGGCGATTACTGACAAGTATTACGAGCTGACTCGCGCGATCTGCGACGCGGAAGTCACAATCGTTGGCGAGGATGGCGTTGAGAGGCGCGCCGCATACGGTGATATTCTCGTCAATGGTACGGTCGTCATGTGTGGTGGCTCCATGTACGCGTACCGTAACAAGTACGAGTATGGTCCGCTGGACGGTTGGTGGGATAACATTGACGAAGGCCACCAGGCAAACGTGTACCAGGTTCTATACTGGTATCATAGGGGAGTTCTTGGAGGAGATGCTTTCCGCATTGTTCGCCAGCCGGAGGTCCGCGACTAACAGCGGTGCTCATGTCGAGCTACGGTTGAGTAAATAAGCAGAGCGGAGAGGGGTGAAGTTGATTACTGTCACTTTTAACGATGTTGTCAACATCACGCCCGGGGATGACGAAGAATATTCCCGTGTCCTCGTGGCGTTAGGGCGCGCCACGGGCGTTAACTCGTGGCCTGCCAGCTTTTTTGACGACTGCCACGTTCCAGGCGCAGCCGTCAAGAGCCTATACGACAATGACGCGCACGGCCAGTTGAAAGAGCTGCTACTGTCGCATCCGGGTCTCGGCGAAGAACGCGTATGCGAGGCGGTTCGCACGGTTGTGGCAGCGGTGAAAGACAACCCCACGAGAAGCGATCTACAGGGGCTACCTTATGGCGTGCTTGCTAATCCGACGCTCACACGAGACATGGTATCTAAGGTTGTGCAAGTCGCGGAGCTGCTACCGTCACACGCGGTCAACGAGTTCTTGAAAAGTGTAAAGCCAACCGAGGACGATGTGGTGGCACTGTGGGAGTGTCAATCGCGACGATACCCGTTTGTTGAACAGTCGCAATGTGATTTCGTTGATATTGCCACGCGCTGCGGTCTCGCGCCCGACAGTCTCGTTGAGCAATGGCTTGGAAGCGAGGATTACGCGCCTTATGCTGCCGCCCACGCTACGAACATTAGCGAGGATGATGTGCTCGCTATTGCCGGTAAACCTGGGTGCAGTTACGTGCTCCGCAACCCCGTCCTGTCACATGGCGCGCTGTGGCGTGAAGCGAAACGTCGGTGCGGAGCGTGGACCGACCTGGCGCACCTGTTCGCTAACGAGGGCGCGCCACCGGCCCTATTGGATGCTGGCGCGAGAGACGAAGAATATCAGTGGGTGTGGAAGAGCATCGCCAGCAACCCCGCTGCGACACGCGCAGCGTTCGAGGCTCTACTGTTCACGGGTGGGAGCAATTGCGTCATGATAGCTTGCGCGAAGAATAATCCGGGGTTCCCACCAGACCTTGTGCGTGACGTGTATATGGTGTTCGGAGAGGAAACCGCCTCTGGTTTCGTGAGCGCGTCAGCGGGGATGCTGCGCGACCTGGCGCAGTGGCATGGGACGGAGGCTGGGGGAGCGGTGACTGCCGTTGGCTGTCGTGTAGCCATTCATCGTAATTGTTCGCCGGACGTGCGCCGATCTCTGGTTGAGGGGTTGAAAAGAATGTGGCCGCTGGTCGCCTACGATGCGTACCGTGGACGCCTGTAAAGGCGTGCGCTGATAGACCAACAACAGCGCCGCAAAAAAGGGGGCGACTCGTTCACACGATTGTCTTGTGATACAATGAGAGCTATGGGAGATTCTTACGAGTTTTTGATGCGTGAGGCGATGGGCGACCCGACCGTTAACGATGAAGTGTGGGAGATTGTTACAAGCGTCAGTGAGGGGGACGAGGCTGCGTATGCTGACGCTCTCCTGGCGATTTCGCGCTCTTACGATTGGTCGATGGTGGGGGACTCCTTTATGGACGACTGTACGCCTGGCGTGGCGTTGGATGGGCTTCTTAACCTGTATCCCTATGAGGATGGTGTTTGTTTCCGGCATGTCGCCGCTCACCCAAACGTGACCGCTAACGGCGAGCGCCGCCTTCTACAGGCGATGAGCGTGACTGTGAGCGAACTATTAGCGGGCAACCGTGGGGTGAGTGATGAGACGGTTGAAAAGCTAATGAGGTCGCAGTCTCCTCGGATTATTGGCGCACTCCTGGGGAACGCGGCGCTCGGTGAAGGTGCGCTGCGGAGGGCGGAGCGGCACGCGAGAGAGATTGACATGTCTACGCTTGAGATTGTCAACGCGGGTTGCGGGAACGCGTCTATGCCCGTGGATATTGTGGTGTCGTGGCTGACGTGCTCGGACGAGCAGGCGCGCATTATGGCGCTATCAAGCCCGGTTGCTCCGCGTGACATACTGTGGGAACGCCTCACGCAAGACGTTGACTTTCATGTGGAGTCACCCGAGGGTATGTCAATTTTTGCTGAGGTGTCAAACGCAGACAGTAGCATGATCGACTGGTTCCTGGAACGGTGGGAGAAGCGCGAGGGCAAGTGGCTGTGGAGGGGTGCGATACCCGCGTGCGAAATCGCGGCGGAGAAAGCCTTAACGCATCCTCGTACTCGACCCGGAACGCTAGAAAGATTGTATGCGCGTTATGGCCATGAAAGCGCGTGGCTGCGTGGAGTAGTAGCGGATGCGGTATCGTGTCCTGATTGGGTGAGGTGCGATAAGGGCATTGTTGGCAACGTGAAACATGTCGTTAGCGCGGCAACGTCGAAGGGCGCGCCTCCGGGGATTGTGCGCAACCTTTACCTTTACGACATGGGGGCATCGGTTCCTATTTCTTGCTGTTCTAACGCGCCTGGTGGGCTGATGGTGAAAGGTCTGGAAAAGGAATTGCGCGCTAAGGCGACTGGGCAGTGGTCGTGGGCTGGTATTCATAAAGTGCGCGTATCTGGACTGTTGTTGCATCAGAGTATGCCGTCGGATGTGAGGCGTGAGTGTGCCCGCTGGTTCCCGGAGGTGTTGTGGCTTGTCGCACGTGACGGTTTTATGGGGCGCGCAAGCAAGTAAGTCGTGTTAAAATGTCCCTGTGAGAGTAATGGGAACCGCGTCGCAAATCGGGGCCAAAAACGAAAGGAACACCGCATATGCCCGCTGTTGTTGTTTTCGGCGATGTGACGAATATTGCGCCAGGTGATGATGATGAGTACGCGCGCGTCCTCATTGAGTTGTGGCGAGGCGTGGACGACGCCCAGACTATGCGCCGCTTTCTCGAAAAGCACCACGTGCCGGATGCTGCCGCGCAGTGGGTGTATGACGAGTGTCCGCACGATGATGCTTGCCAGGTCGTGTTGTCGCATCCTGGTCTCGGAGAAGAACGCATTAACGAGGCTGCGCGCGTCGTCGTAGAAGCGATTGAGGCCGGAGGTTCGGAGCTCGACCCTCGCATGGCGCTCTCCAATGTTTTCGACAACCCGGCTCTCACGCGGGAAGCGATAGATGCCGCTATGCGTGTGGCGACCCTCCTGCCGTCGTTCGTCGTGAACGGCATGTTGAGGGGCGGCGCGCTCACCGGAGACGACGTGCGCACGCTGTGGGGGTCGCGCAGCGAGAAGCACTCGTACCTGGGGTTGGGTCGCGAGTTCGTGGAACCAGCCATGCGCGGCGGTAGCGCTCCCGACAGTCTGGTGGATGAATGGCTCGGTCGCGACCTGTACGCGCCCCACGCGGCCGCATACGCCACAAACGTGAGCGAGGATGATGTTCTCAGGATTGTTCACAGTACGGGTAATGTGTGGCACGATAGGGCGCTCAGGAACCCCGTCCTGTCAAGCGAGGCGCTGTGGAGCGAAATGAGGCAGCGTCGCGGACTTGGCGACGGTCTCACGTACTTGTTCTCTAACGAGAGCGCACACCCCGCCATGTTGGAAGCGGGCGCGGGCGACAGCGGGTGCAAACTGGGGTGGGAGAGTATCGCCGGTAACCACGCTGCGACGCGCGCAGCGTTCGAGACGCTACTGTTCACGGGCAGTAACGATAAGCTGCGATTGTTGCAGGAGGCCGGGCGTAACCCTGGTTTTCCGCCCGGTCTCGCGTGGGACGTGTATCGCGTGTTCGGTGCGGGCAGGGCGCTTTGTTTCAGGAACGCGCCTACCGACTTGGTGCGTGATGTTGCTGGCTTTTATGTGGGCAGGCGGCTCTCGACCGGCTACTCGACGGGAATGAATACCATCTTTCACCGCAACTGCCCACCGGACGTGCGCTCGTATTTGGCGGGGAATGATCGCAGCCTGTGGCCGCTGGTTGCTGACGACGCGTATCGCGGACGACACGAGAAGAAAGCGGCTAAGTCAGGCGGTGATTGCGTTGACGTTTCCTCGCCCTATCCGCTGTGCGGGTGAAGTATCGCAGGCGCGCGATGATGCTCCCGTTTCTGCTATAATGGTCAGTATGAGTGATGACTACAAGGGATTGTTGCGTCGCGTGATCGGGGAGCCGACTGTCAGTAGTGCCCTGTGGGGCATTGTCACGAGCGTCAGTGAAGGCGATGAGGATGCGTACGCGGATGCTCTCGTAGCGATTGGGCGCGAGTTCGGTTATTACTGCTTAGAACCAGTCATCGAGGATTGGCTTACACCCGGCGTGGTGTTGGACGCGATTCTTGGCGGCTGGCCGACGGTTCAAAGCATATGGCAGATGATCGCCAGGCACCCTAACGTGACGGCGGACATGGAGCGCTATTGTCGGCAGAAAAGAAACGTGACATTGAACGAGTGCCTAGCGGCAAGCCCTGGCGTGAGTGGCGAAACGATGAAGCGTCTACTGAGGTCGAAGTCCGCGCGTGTCGTTGAAACGCTCCTGGGGAACGCAGCGCTCAGTGGGGATGTGTTACGGAGTGCGGAGCGGCGTGCGCGCGGCATCGGTATGAGAACGAGAGACATTTCATGGGCGGGCGGAAGAAACGCGTCCATGCCCGCTGACGTGTTGGAGTCGTGGCTATCATCGTCGGATGAAGGCGTGCGCCTTAATGCGCTGGTCAACCCAGTCGCACCGACCGCCGCACTGTGGGAACACCTTACACAAAAAACCGCTTTCGATAGCTACTCTTATCCGGGTATTGATATTTTCCCATCATGGTCAAACGCTGACGGCGACATGATTGACTGGTTCCTGTCCCGGTGGGAGAAACAGGTGGGCGGGGCGCTACGGAGTAATTTCCCACAGCGGATTGAGTGTCAGTGGACGGCGGAGGCTGCTTTGTTGCATCCTCGCGCTCACGCGGTCACGTTAGAGCGCATGTACGCGCGTTACGGAGGCGTCAATATGCGCATGTGTATGACGGCGGCGAGAGCACCGTCATCCCCTGACTGGGTGCGGCGTGACGCAATACGTAGGACTGTTGATGCAGGGTATTCGGCGAGCGTGAGCGTAGATAGCGTGAGCGCGTCGCCGGAGCACGCTCGACTGCTCTACGAGTGCGGGTGTTTGGCTGCCGCTGCCGATTGCGAGAACGCTCCCGGCGACCTGTTGGTTGAGATTTTGGAAGCGAAGCTGCGAGCGGCTGCGGAAGAAAAGAGCGGCAATTCTGATTACGCCTTCTTTCGCGCGCGTGATGCGCTTAAAAATATGTTGTCGCACGATAATATGCCGGTGAGTGTGAGGCGCGAGTATGCGTGGTGGTCGCCCGTGTCGATGTGGCTTGTTGCGCGTGACGGGTTTTTGGGGCGCGCCTAAAACGGTATCAGACGGTGTGCTACTGTCAGGCGTGTGGGCGCTGACGGCGCGTGACGTGGGCGCTTAACCACTTGCTGCGCGCCCGGCGTGAACAGTTGTGCTACAATGGGAGTATGACTGTTTCTTACGATGCGATACTGCGCGACAAGCTGGGCGTCCCGATTGTCAATAATAACCTGTGGGGGTTTGTGACGAGCGTCGGCAAGGGTGACGCATACGCGTACAGTCATGCGCTGCTCGCGATAGATTGGGTGACGTGGCGCGACTTTGAGAGCCGTGAATATGACAAGGTGCGGTTCCGTTGGGCGGATACGATGCTGTCTGACCGTCGCCTGCCGGGCGGCGCTCTCGAAACGCTGTTTTCTAACGGGCGGGCGTGTAACGGTTTCCGCGCGGACTTGGCCGCACACCCGAACGTTACTGAACGGTTGGAGCGGGACGCGCTGCGCAGTAAGAGTGCGCTTGTGTGTGAGGCGCTGGCCGGAAACACGGCGATTAGCGGCGACGCTGTGAGTGGGCTACGAAAGTCGAAGTCGAAGGCTGTTATCGGTAACCTATTGTCGAACAGTGCGCTCGATGGCGAGGCTCTGCGTGATCTTGTGGAGTATGCGAGGCGTATCGGTATGAGTGGGCGAGCGATTGCGACCCGTGGCTGCAAGAATGTTTCCATGCCGGTGGACGTGGTGTTAGAGTGGGCTGGCGACGCTACGTTGCGTCAGTACGTGCTGGGTAGTCCCGTATTGCCGAGGGAGGAACTGGTGCGGCTTCTCCTAGAGGGTGTAGACGATAGCATTGATGTGGCTGCAATGTATGCTTTTGAGCCGTGGTCGAACGCTGACGGGCAGATTATCGACTGGTACGTGAACATGTGGTGCCGGAACGTGGGAAGCTCGTCTCGTCATGTTGGTAGCGTTGGCGTTGAGCGCGCGTTGTCTCATCCGAGGGCGTGGAGAAGTACGCTAGAGCGTGCGTATGCGCTCCACCGTGACGAGCCTTACGGTGACGGTATCGTGAAGAGCGTCTTGCGTTCCATGTCGTGCCCGGATTGGGCGTGGTGGGATACGCTTGCGCGAAGAAAATTTGATCTTATTAGAAACGCTGTGCGCTATGCTGCGAGTGTTCCGCACGGTTATGCGCGTGCCCTCGCCGACGATGGGAAGTGGGAGTGTGCCGTCGCCTGCCCAGGTGTTCCAAGTGACGTGCTGGTGGATGCCGTGGAGGGTGTCATTAACGAGTGCGAGTGGCGTGGAGAGCAAACGCTCAGGAACATGTTAACTGACGTGATTGCGCATGAGAATATGCCGCCGGAGGTGAGGCGCGCGTGCGCCCGGTGGTCTCACAAGTCGTTGTGGTCGGTAGCGCGTGACGGGTTTTTGGGGCGCGCGTAGCGCGATAGTCGGGGCGCGACCTCTCGGTGTGTCATCTTATTGGCGCGTCGTTTGCTCGCGCTTTTCGGCCGAGTGTGGTGTCGTGTATCACTTTCCGCGTGCTTGTCTCGCATAGTGGGCGCGCGGGGTGTGCTACGCGTGTTTCCCGTCGGTTTAGCCGCTTGGCGGCGCATACGAGGTGTGTTATTGTGTGCGTGGCGGACACGCTTCTGTGAAGTTTGCGCTCACCTTTTGTCGCACGTGTGCGGCGTGGGCGTGGGCTTTTTGTGGGTGTGTCCCCGAATTGTTTGATTGTACGATTGTGCGCCAGTCCGCCAACTATTTTTCCACGGGCGGGGTGGCGCTTTGTATCCGGGAGGGGGCAGTGTCACATATGAGTAATGTCAACAGCAATGAGACCATGATCGGGGCGCGTGGTAGCGCCGACAACGAGAGCGGTTTGCCCGCGCCGCTCATTACCCCTACCGGCGATAATGCTGGCGGCAACGCGGGCGTGGAGACGATTGAACAGCGCCTCGGTGGCCTGTTCGGTGGTGATGAGACGAAAACGAAAGAGAACGCGAACAAGGATGCGCGCCTGTTCTCGACGTTCCGCGACCTTGAAGCTGGCGAGGTGAGTCGTTATTACGCGCTGCAACAGTTGCCGGAGCGTGTGAGTGCCGCGCATGTGAGCGGCGACATTCACTTCCACGATCTTGACTACACGGTGCCGGGAGGCATGTTCAACTGTATGCTCGTGGACCTGCCGTTCATCCTCTCACGTGAGGACTTCCCCATCGGGAACACGCGCGTCAACCGTGTGCGCAGCGTCGAAACGGCAACGGACCTGATTCCGCAGATTGCCGCGCAGGTCAGTGTCGGCCAGTACGGTGGGCAGACCTACAGTAAGCTCGATGAGGTGTTGGAGCCTTACGTCATGTACACGTACCGGCGTGAGTTGGCGCGCGCCCTCGAAAACGCGACACGTGTCGCTGCTGAGATGGGTGTCGCCGGGGTGGAGCCGTTGGATAAGAGCGTGGCTCTCCTAGTTGCGTCCGGTGAGCGCGACAGGGTGGCGGCTGGCGTAGGTGAGAAGATTTGGGATATGAGCGTTGCCGAGGCTAAGAAGCGCACGGAAAGCATCGTGTACGACAGCATGGAAGGCGTCGAGTATGCGCTGAACACGGTGCAGGGTAACGGGCAGACCCCGTTCGTCACTGTCAGTTTTGGCCTGTCTACGTCGTGGGCTGGCCGTGTCGTCCAGAAAGCTATCCTGAAAGTTCGCATCAACGGGTACGGGGCGCAGAGTAAGACGCCCGTGTTCCCCAAGCTCGTGTACATGCTGAAAGAAGGCGTGAACATGCGTGCTGGCGACCCGAACTATGATGTGAAGCGCCTCGCCTTGTATTGCGCGTCCAAGCGTATCTACCCTGATTTCCAGTCGGTTGATAACACGGTGCGCGACCTCGGTTTCAACCCCACCAGTATGGGTTGTTTCGCTGGCGACCATACCGTGAGGGTGAAGCGCGAGGGCGAACAGGGTTACCGCGTTGTGACCGGAGAAGAGTTGTGGTCGTGGGCTGAGGGCAAGTACGGCGTGCGCAAGCAGCCTAACGGCGTTGACGAGTACATTGACATTCCGGCTGGTGCCGTCCAGGCGGCGGACTCGCACACCGGCACGGAGCAGGATGCTCGCGTGCTGCGCCTGGTGAAGAACTACAGCAATGTGTGGGTGCGTGTCAAGGCGGTGCCGGAATATGAGTCGAACATGAGCGAGCGCAAGATTGTTCTGACGCTCACGGACGACCACCCGCTGCCCGTGCAAGGCAAGGGTCGCTTGTATGCGGGGAGTCTCGTGCCGGGCGACCGTCTCACGTCCGCGTCTGGGGAAACGCTGCGTGTCACGTCCGTCACTGGATGCGCACACGACGGCCCCTCATACGACCTCACAACCGACACGGACTACTTTGACCTAAACGGTGTCGTGTCTCACAACTGCCGCTCTTTCCTGTCCTATTACGAGAACCCGGAAACGGGGGAGCCGGTAGAGTACGGCAGGTTTAATGTGGGTGTGGTGACGTTGAATCTGCCGCGTATCGCCATGCAGACCGAGAACACCAGCGATTTCATGCGTTTGCTGGATGCGCGCGCCGGTATTGTGCGCGAGGCGTTGGATTGGCGTTTCGACCGTGTGCGTGAGGCGACCGCCAGCCAGTCCCCTATCCACTATGTGACGGGCGCTGCGGGTGTCGCCATGTCGCCGTCCGATAAGGTGGGTGATCTCGTGGAGGGCGGTTACGCGACCGCGAGCATGGGCTACATCGGCGTGTATGAGGCTGTCGCAAGGTTCTACGGGGGCGACTGGTATGGTAACCGTGAAGCGGTTGAGTTCAGCGTGAACATTGTGCGCAGGTTGGATGAGTTGGCGCGCTCGTGGAAGGCTGAGAGCGGTCGCGGCTATGGCGTGTATGGTACGCCGAGTGAGAGTCTGTGTGATCGTTTCGCCCGCTTGGATACACGCCTGTTTGGTGACGTGGAGAACATTACCAGTAAGGGCTACTATCAGAATAGTTTTCATGTGGACGTGCGTAAGAACATGAGCCCGTTCGAGAAGTGGCGTGTGGAGGCGCAGTATTTGCCGTACACGACTGGCGGCGCGATTGATTACGTGGAGACGGAAACACTGTTGAAGAACCCGGACGCGTTGGAGTCTATCGTGGACGCTGCGGTCGCTGCGGGCGTCAGGTATTTTGGTGTGAATCAGCCGGTGAGTCAGTGTTTCGAGTGTGACTATTCGGGTGAGTTCGCGGCTGACGTGCGTGGTTTCTACTGCCCGGATTGTGGGGAGCGAGACGAGGAGAAGATTAGCGTGGTGCGTCGCGTGTGCGGCTATTTGGGGTCTTTCGCTGACCGTCCCGTGGTGGAGGGGAAGCGAAAGGAGATTGTTGCTCGTGTGAAGCATTTGCGTGCCGGTGACGCACCCGATAGCACGGGCGGCGCTGGGGTTGTGTCGCCGTCGGTGTGAGCGGTTCTGCCGCGTGAGCGCCGGGGCCGTCCGCCGTCCGATTGCGGTTCAACGCCTACCGGGGTAACTGTTTCGGTTGCCGTTGGTGGCGTGGGCGGCGGAGCGTTGATGGTACGGGAAAAGGGGGCACCCCACGGGAATACGCGTTAACTCGCGTTCGTTCCCGTGGGGTGCCCTTATCCCTATACTCTCACACTGCTGTGCCGGGCGCGTGAGCGGTGCGCGCCTTTTGTTATAGCGCTGCGCTCATGCGTGTTGCCGCGTAGTCGATGAGCTGTTCCACTGTGTCGATTTGGATTCTCCACACTTCGGGGCTTATGACGATTGTGAACGCTTTTGCGCCCGCTTGCATCGTGTCAATGAGCGTCGCTAGTTCCTTGTGTGGGAGGCTAAGCCTGTGCATGAGTATGAGGCAGACGTGGGCGTGTGCGCGCCGCGCCGACGCTTCGGCTTCACTGTCGCCGTGCTCTTCCGCACGGGCGATGGCGTCACGCCACCGCTGTGCGGCTTCACACACGCTGTTCGTGTCGGCGTTGACGAAAAAGATTCCGTCATCTTCAACGATTGCGCCTGCGGTGGCTTCGCCTCGTAGTATGATGCTTCCCAGTCGGGTGAGGCTGGTTTCCTGAGCGTCTCGCGTTCGCATGATATAATCGGCGATGCTTTGATGACGTAGGTATGGGAGGGAGTGACGGATTCGCTGCGTGTCACTGTCTCCGCTGGTCGGCATGTTGGCGAGGATGATGCGTGCCGCGTGCTCCATGATCGTCAGGGAGTTCGCGCGTTCCATGTCGTCGCCTTCACCCAGGTTTTCGATAACGAGGATGAGTGTCATCGTCTCATAGGTGGCGGAGGGCGACAATGATTCTATAACAACGCGAGTAAACGCGGCGTTGTCGAACGCATCCTGGGTGATGGGCTGTTTGTACCATTGTAGCGTACAGATGGTTTTGGCGAGGATGTCGCTAGTTAGCTCGTCGTGGTAGTCGTCTCGCGAGTGTAGCGCTTCGGTGAGTGCTTCCCACATGTGCGCGTAGTCGCCGCTGCGGTACGCGCTCGTGATGGTTTCGGCGCACGCGCTCACGTGCTTGTCGTTATCTTGTTCACACAAGCGGTAGTGTCCCCGTGACGGATCGTAGTAAATCGGTTCCGCAGCGTTGTTGTAGTTGTCGCGTAGCCGTGCGATACGTTCTTTGTACTGGTTCACTGTTGCCTTCTCTTTTTGTCTGCGCTTAGAGCGTCATGTGCGCGCTTACCGCGTCAATGAGTGTTGCAGCATCATAGACGTGCTGCCGCCCGTATGGCGTGTTCAATATGAGGTCGCGGAATGTGCGCTCGCCTTGCATTGTTTCGATGAGTTCTGCGAGGTCGCTCGCGGTGATGTGGTTTCTGCCCGCGAGTTCGCAGCATACGAGGGCGTGCGCTATCCTTGCGTCCGACTCCCACAGTGTGTTGCCATCCAAGGCGCGTGTGGTGATTTCGTTTCGCCAACACCCAGCGGCTTCAATGAGGCTACTGGCGCTGGCGGCTCCAACGGCGGGGCACAGGCTGGTTGCGATGCCTGGCTCTGATCGTAGCCGTATTCTTGCGAGGAGCGCACGCTCGCTTACTTGACTTTCTGGTGGCGAGAAAATGTGCTCGTCGATGCTGTCTTTCTCGTCATCGTCGTACCGGAATTGCTGCACGTATTCCCATATGTGCTTGTTGTCGCCGCTTTTTGCTGCCGCGTCCACGATGTAGTGGAGGCTGATTGTCTCAGCGTTACGGGCGGCTAGTCCGCCCATTTCCTCTAGCGTTTTTACGATTGCCCACAGTCCGGCGACGCTCGGTCGCTTCACGTCAAGACGGGAGTCCAGGTTGATGTACTTGTGGAAGTCGTCGCATGTGAAAAGATGGTTGTTGTCGCCGATTGGCGTGCGGTCCCACCTGAGGGAACGCAGCAAGTATTTCAGCACGAGGTAAACGGTACGGTCGTGGGGGTCATCTTCCATGATCTTGTCCAAGTCGAGCATGGACACGTGGAGGGCGCTCCACATGCGCGGAGGGTTGGCGCGGCTCTCACGGCAGATGAAAGACACGCTACGGCTAATGAACTTGTTGCGCAGATCGTCAACGCGTTCGGGCAACACCATGTATTCGCTTGCTTTCTGCGAGATGGAGTGTAGCGTCAGCTTGGCGGTCGTGTATTCGTCTCGCGCAGTGCCGACGTTCTGCCAGTAATCCCACTTGACCGAGTTCACACTAACACACTCTCCATCTCATTCACGTTTGCCGTGTCGATGCACCCGCGCGCCCCTTGTTGCGCTCGGGATAAAAAAGGGGGGTACGCGGCGCGCGTCACTGTCCGCCCATGTGGCGTGCAGCGTAGTCAATGACCTGCTCCACGGTGATCAGAGATTCGCCGAGTCCACTGTCAGTGCCGCGCACGTACAGGGAAATCGGTAGCGCATCCTCACCGTCGTACCATGTGCCCTGTTCGCTGATGGTCTGCATGGTTTCTACGAGGACGCTCAGCATGTCGGGGGTGAGCGCGTCACGCCCCATGAGCACTGAGCACACGATGGCGTGCGCGGCCCTCGCCTGCGCTGCACCCGCCTTGTCGCACTCGTCCTCGCATTGTTCGGCCAAGCGACCCCACTGGTGGGCGACGCTGGTAAGCGATTCCGTGTCGCGCGCGTCCAGCCCGTAAGCGTGGCCGTGCGCGGCTGTGCGCTGGCGGCGTGTAAGAGTGAGCATTTCGCCGCTGAACGCCAACGCCTCGCTATCCTCGCGGTCGGTGGCGGCTGCGCACATCACGTAGTACCCGGCGAGCCTCGTTGCCGTGGCGGGGTTGTCGGCTGCGAACGCTGTCAGATCGTCTGCGCCTTGGCGGATAGCATCTGCCGCGTAGCCTAGTACACCGCAGGCAAGCCGGTCTAAGGCGCGAGTGTCGGTCGCGTACTGGAAGATGTATTCGAGGGGCGTGCGCACCATGCCGCCCATGTTGGATGCGCTTACGGAGGCGAGTTCACGGAACCCGTCACAGTCAAACAGTTCCATGTCGGTGAGCTTGCGTGCTGCCCTGCTGCCGACAGTGTTGGTGAGTGGCGCGGCGCACGCGTTCTTCCCGTTGTCGGTGCGCGTTGTGAGCGCGTCAGACAGTTCACGCCAGAACACGTCGGCACCGTCGTTGGTGAGCGTGGTTTCTAGTCGCTCGGCGTGGGCTTCTGCGTCAATCTGGTCCATCGTGCTGTTCACGGTGGTCCTCCGTCTCTTTTCTTCCCCTTATGCGGGTGGCGTCTTGTTCTTTTCGTTCTTATTGTAGCATACGTGCGTCCAAGCGGCCAGGCGATGCTATTATCGCGTTTCCATGCGGCTCGCTGCTTCGTCAATGAGCGCTTCCATGTTGAGAGTATAGTCCCATGTGCAGAATGGACCCCAGTCGCACGCGTGAGCGAGGATAGGTTCTGTGCTCCCGCTGGTTTCTTCCGCTACCTGCATCGTTTCAATGAGCGTGGCGAGGTCGGCTGCTGGGAGGGAGCTGCCGTGCATGAGCGTGAGGGCGGCGTGCGCGTGCGCGTACCTGGCGATAGTTGCAGCCGACGTATCGCCCCGCTGCTCTGCGCGCGCGTTTTCCTCACGCCACCATGCGGCCGCGTCTCGCATTTCCCGCGTGACGTTTGGTGTGGGGGCGAAATGGCGAGCGTACTTGATGACGTAGCTGGGCAGCGTTTCTGCTTGTAGAGCTTGCTCGCCGACGCTTGTGAGCGCAGTGTTTGCTCCTCGTGGAGCGCCCAAGATGTACTGGTCGATGTAGTGGTGGCGCGCGTAGGGTAGGTGACGGTCGAGCACGTTCAATGCTTCCCTGTGGACGTGTGGGTTGATGGCGAGGAGCGCGTGCGCGACCTGTTCGATGACGGTCAGGTTGTTGTCGCGCGACAGGTTGGTTTCATCGTCAGTAGATTCGGCGAGATAGCGAAGGAGCGCAGACAGTGGGTTGTAGTAGAAATTTCCGCAGGCTTCTTTCACCATGCGCTCAAACATGGGGTTGTTGAACGTGTCAGGGCAAATAGGGTCACGGTCCCACCCTAACATGTGGATGGTTTCGTGTTTGATGTCGTGAATGATGTCGCTGGGGTCGTCCCCACGGTCGCGGATTGCCTCGGTGAACGCTTCCCACATGCGCGCGTAGTGTCCGTTACGGTAGGCGCTGGTGACGGTTGCGGCGCAGCTTTCGATGAGGGCACCTGATTCCTCGTTGAACTCGTCCGCGCTCGCGTCAGCATCGTCGCCTGGCTCAAACTCGTAGTACAAATCACTGTACTGGTCGCGTATCTTCTTCACGCGCTCCGCGTACTCGTTACTCATCACTGTTTCCCCTTCCCACTTTTGCGTCCTCTTATCGCACGCTCACGGCGGCGCTCAATGGTACCACTGGCGCGTTTGTTTCGTCGCGTTATTGTGGGCGTTCTGCTCCGCTTATGCGCTGAGCAACATAGTCGATAAGGGTTTCCACGCTGTTGATGGACCTGTAAGGGTACAGGGGGTCACAAAAGCTGAGGGTGAGAGGGTTTCCTTTCCGCTCTCGCGCCTGCTCCTGCTCGCTGAACATGTCGATGAGCGCCGACAGGTCGCCCGTCGTGATCTTGCCCCGGAAGGCGAAGAGCGTTGCGGCGATGGCCGTGTGGGCGTACCTCGCCTCACGGTGCTCGGGCGCGTCTACATCCGTGCTATCAATGATGTCACACCACCGCTCGGCTGCTACGGTGAGCGCGTCGGTGCCGCACGTGTCGAGCCGGTATGCTCCTGCCGTGAGCGAGCGCAGCATGAGTCCACTGGTGTCTTTCCAGATAATGAGACGACCCAGCGCCGCCGCGCTACTGTCTGCAAACATGAAGTATTCGCAGACGCACGTGTTAGTGAACAGGCTGTGCTCCGTGGGGATAAGCGAGTGCGGTTTACTCGCGTTGCTCATGTTTTCGAGGATGACGCGCGCCGCGTTCTCTATGATGCTACGCAGAATGGTTTTCATCGTCTCGCGCCTGGCGATGGCGTTCTCTGTGAGCTTTTCGCTTTCTTCGCTGAGCTGCTTGATGAGGCCGTGGAGTGTCGTACTCTTGTTGTAGATCGCGTTGTCTGCTAGTGCGGATGCTGCGCTGCGGAACGCGTCACAGTCGTAGAGGCTGTCCCCCATGAGGGCCATGCCCTCCCAGTCGGCGCAGTCAATGAGCACGCTTGTGTTGGTGTCGCCGTTGGTGAGCATGAAATCGTAGGAGAGGGTGTGCATGATGGCGCGCCAGATAGTCTGCGCGTCCCCTTGCTGGATGGCGTTGTTGACTGTGTTCACGCACGCCTGCTGGTGGCGTTGTTTCGCATCGTTAAGCCGCTGAGTGGCTTGCACGTGTGCCTTGTATGTGGTGTGCTCCTGGTCGTAGTAGCCGCGTTGGTCTGTGGGGCAGTCGCGTTCGACCGTGAGCGATGTCTGCGTCCACGCGTCGCGTGCTTTGCATGTCTCCTGGTATGCGTCGTTAATGGAGGAAAAAGTGTCGCGCACTAGCTTCTCTGGCGCGGACGTAAAGGCGCTTGCGTGTTGCGTGTTCATTGGCGGCTGTCCTCTCTGTTTGCTGTCTCCCGTTTCCATTGTAACACGTCTGCGTGAGGTTAGCTGACGGACATGCGCGCCCCAGCGTAGTCGATGAGCTGTTCCACCGTCGCGATCAGGTGTGAGGGAGCTTCCGGGATGTAGAACCCAATGCGGCGCATGTTTCGGTCGGGGTGCGTGTCCTCATATTCTTGGAACATGTCAATGAGGGTTGCCAAGTCGTCTGCTGTGATCGTGTTGTGGTAGACGAGGAGCGTCACGGTAATCGTCATGTGCGCGTACTGCGCCACGCGTCGTCTACTCTCGTTGGCGCTATCGTTAATGATGCTGCGCCACTTGGCGGCAGACTGCATGAGGTAGCTAACGCCCAGCATGATGGGGTGGTAGTAGCCTGCATCAATGACGAGCGACCCGGCGTTGTCCGCGTCGCTTGCGATGACGATGCTGCCGATCTTGCTTGCGTCACTGTCGGCGTTATCTGCTGTTAGGAGGTAGGCGTGGGCGCACAAGTCAGTAAACACTGTTTTCCCAGTTGTGATACTATGCACGTTGGCCTCACTGTTAATGATGACAGTTGCAGCGTGTTCAACGATGCGCGTTGCGAGGGTGTAGCCGGTTTCAATTTTTTCGTGGAAACTGCTGACGAGGCGTTCAAGTATTTTAATGAGTGTTTTACTGCGGCTTAACGTACTGTTGTTTGTGAGGTCTACGGCCAACGTCCTGAACGTGTCGCAGTCACAGAGCTTGTCGCCCGCCGCTTCTGCCAGCGCCCAGTCAATGTCATCGTAGGGTGTCATCTTGCCGGGCGATGTCATGGAATGGGAGGTACAGTAAGCGAGTGTCTGCCAGAACGTTTCCGCGTCGCCTCGCTTCGCGGCTTCCCTGGCAGTCGTGAGGTATTCAGTGTAGCAGTTGCGCTGAGCCTCTTTCAGTTCGGCGAGTGCGCGCTTATACGCCTGGTATGTTGGGTGCCAGGTGTCGTAGCCGCATTTACTGCCCCAGTCTCTCGGGCAGTGTTGTTCAACGACGAAGAGTGCGTCCGACGCTTTTTGTCGGCGAACCTCATCGCGCTCCGCGCTGCTTTGAGGGCGTCAAGCACGTTTCCCGCCCGCGCTGTCTCGCGTGTCGTTGTGTTGGTGTTCACTGTTTTTCTCCGATAGTTGTTGGTGTTTAGCTTACGGCCATGCGCGTGGCTGCAAAGTCAATGAGTTTCTCTATTTCGATTGTGGGGAACGTAATCGTGTTGTCGAACACTCGGTTGTCGTTGACGTGTAGGGTGCGGCAGTAGTTGCCCTTCTTAGTGTGAACCTTCATAATCTTTTGTTCCTGGAACGTGTCAATGAGTGCGGCGAGGTCGCTGGGCGTGAGTTCCCCGCGCTCTAGGAGGCTGCTGGCGAGCATCATGTGGGCGCACCTGGCCGCTACCTCGCTGCCGGTGTCGCCTTGTTCTTCCGCGTCTTGAATGGCTGTCCGCCACCATGCGGCCGCGCCAGCGACGCTACCGCATAGCGAGTGGACGATACCGTAGTGCGCAGGGTACACGCTGTAGCGCGTCTCCACGTTTCCCTGGAAGATGACGTGCCCCACGTTCGCGAGTGTGGGGAAATTGTGGGCGTGGTGTTGTCCTGAGAGGTATGCGCCCACTGCGACGCTGGAAAAGTCGCCCGAGTAGCCGGTGGGGTGCTCTACTAGCGCGGGGAGGTTCCCGCTGGCGGTCAGCTCCAACGTGGCGCGTTCGCCGATTGCAGCAGCGTTAAGCCCCGCCATACTGTTGCCACTGTTGTCGTTGCCGGTCAGGTGGTCGAGGAGGAGCCACACGCCCGCTGGCGTTTCCGGGGTTTGGGCGCTGGCAGCGTCGCTGTGGACCGCGCGAGTAAACGCTTCACAGTCAAACGCGGCCGCGTCAATGTGCTGCTCGTTCCATCCGGCCATGCTGATAGCGTGGCGTACAATGCCGTTGGCGATGGGTGAGGGAGCGCACATGCCGTAGCGAGCGGACATGGAGAGCGCCCGCCACATGTCCGAGTAGTCGCCCGCACGGTAGGCTTGCGCGATGATGCGGGCACACTTCCTCGCGTGCGCATCCATCAGACTTTCTTGCTGGTGGGTGCTGTATCCGCCGCGCAGGTATTCGCTCCGGTGCCTGTTACGCTCAACGGTGATTGCGTTCACCCAGTCGCCGGTAGTGTCGCTCGTCATCTGGTTATCTCGCTTTCTGTCTCCGCTAGTGTTTCTTTCGCCTACTCGTGTATTGTAGCATGTGCGTTCGCCGTGCGCGCAGTGAACGCATGTGCTATACTGTGCTTTGTTGCAAGAACGAAACCGTGAGAAACAATGAGAAAAGGGACACCCGTGATGACCAAGAACAAGACCAACACCGCTGGCGAGAACACGCGCGACAACGCTGACGCTAAGAGCGGTGTTATCCCGTTCCTGCCCAAGGGTATGGAAAAGAGTGTGTCCTACCGCGCCGTGAGGGGTCAGTTTAATGACCCGACGGGCACGCCGGTCGTGCTCATCTCTCAGCCGGGCCAGGGTAAGACGGCGGTCGTGTACGCGCTCGCCGCCGAGCGCGGCTATGAAGTTATTACGATTGTTGGCTCGCAGAAGGACCGCACGGACATTACGGGGTTGCCTACCCTCGTTAATTTCACGGTGACCCGCCCGGACGGCACCGTAGATGAGGTGCGCCAGGTGGAGTACGCGGTCGAAAAGTGGCAGCGTGTCGTCATGGAGCGTAAGCGTGTTGTCGTGTTCTTGGATGAGCTGAACACGGCTCCGCCGGATGTCGTGTCCTCCCTCTTGACGATTCTGGCTGACCGTAGGTTCCCGAACGGCGAGACCATGCCGGATGAGACCGTCATTCTGGGCGCTATGAATGACCGGGATACCGGCTCAGAGTATCACGATATGGCTCCGGCGCTCGCGAACCGACTATGCCTCGTCGGCTATCACATGCCGCTTGGCGCGTGGCTGGATGGTGTGCGCCGCGCGTGGGGTAAGACCGTCGGCGAGCGCGAACAGTGGATGCGTCGCGCTATCGCAGACTTTGTGGACGAAAACCCTGGGTTTGCGAACATGCCCAACGATCCGATGGGCGAAACCGTTAACGCGGCGCAGTTTGGGTTCGCGTCGGACCCGGCTAACGACATGGTTGCCGCGCACGCGTTCCCGTCATACCGTTCGTGGGACCGCCTCTCCACCAAGCTCGCGTACACGTCCCCACTCGATGACGGAAGCCCGGATACGGAGCTAGAGCACGTGTATGCGGGCGGCATGATCGGCTTCAAGGCAGCTTTTGCGTTCCGTGAGTTCCTTGCGCGCCGACGCGAAGCTGAAAAGAGCTTTGACGCGCGCCAGTTTATCAACGACGCGTTCACGCTCGACGATAGCGGTGAGCCGGTCGCTAACCCTGACACTCTGGGCGAGTGGCAGCGCATTGTCGGCGAGGACGGCGCGGACAACCGTCTCGCGGTCGCTAGGGAAGCTGGTCGCCTCGCGGTCGATGACGTGAAAGAAACCCACGTGACCGCTGAGGAGCTGCGCAACATCATGCTCCTTTTGCCTGTCCTGTCTGGTGATGTGGAGGTGCCGGGCGTGGGCGGTCGTCTGGATAGTAGTGCGCTCGCGTCTCTGGGTAAGAGTGTGAGCGACGTGTTTACGAAGGCTATTGTGCGTGCTCGCGAGGTGACGGCTGGTGACGCTGAGGGTACGGCGAAGAGGCGTATGGTGGCTAGTGTTCTTGCTCGTGCGCTTGCGTGTCCGCATGTTTCGGATGCGAAGAACATGAAGGCGGCATCCAGGGCCGCGTAGTGTGGTAGAGGCGGGTGCGGCGTGGGGCGGCGGGTGCATGATGAGATGCCCCACGCCTCCCCGTCCAGCGCTCGTCTCGCGTGTTTGTTGGTTGGGGGCTGGCGTGGCCGTGGCGTGCGGTGGCGGCGTTTTATGCTAGGGCGACGCGTGTGCCGTGTGTCGTTTTGCGCGTGGTTGCTGTGGCACGCTCACCCGTACTCGTGCTATAATGGTGTCCTGTATGTGACGGATGACGTGAACAAGGGAGGCTCGCTGTGGCGACTACGAGGGAAGTTCTGGCGCGTGAAGCTAAGGAAGCTGAGGCGTGGGCGAAAGAGGACGCTCGCAGCATGGCAGAGAGCGGCGCTCGCTATCGTCGCCTGTCCCCGTGGGAAGGCAGCGTATGGAGCAAGACCATCGAGTCTTTGCTTCTCCCGAAGGATAAGGGCGGATATGGCTTGTACCCGCTGTCCCCGATTTTTGCTCTTCTGATGCCGTTTGTGGACATTACGTGCGAGACCGCGTACACGGACGTGCGCGCCCGCGTCGGCTTGGGGTTGCAGTTCTTCTACAAGTGGGATAACCGTTTGAGGGCGTTCGCTCTCGCCCACGAGGCGCTGCACGTGGCGAACCGTCATTTTCAGCGCGCCGACGAGTGCGGTAAGACGTTCGAGCACGCGCACCGCATGATGAACCTTGCGGGCGACATGGAAATTAACGATCTCCTTCTGGACATGGGTGTCGCCCATAGTGAGGATGAGGATACGTTTGTGTTCCCATCAAAGTGGGGGTATGAGCGGTCGCGCACAATGGAGGAATACCTCGCGTCCCTGTCTCTGGACCAGGATAAGTTGGAAGAATTGGCTCAGAAGCTCATGGAGGAACTGAATCGCGCGGCTGGTTCCCAGTCGGGTGACGAGGATTCCCAGGGCGATAGTGGTTCTGGCGATAAGTCTGACCCTCGGGGCGAGAATGGTTCTGACGGTGATGGCTCCGGTAACGGTTCTGGTTCTCAGGGTAACGGTAGCGGTTCCGCCGACCAGTCTGGCGACGGCCCCTCCGGTGCCGGTACCTCCGCTGACAGCGGGGGTACCAAGGGCGGCGTCTCCCAGTCTGGCGAGCATGGCTCCCAGGGCGATACGGGTTCCAGCGGTGACGATTCGGGTGATTGGACCAGCCAGTACGTGAAGCCGAACGTGGGTCACGCGTGCGGTTCGCGTAGCGTCACTGAGGATGATCGTGAGGGCGAGCGCATTGAAGGCGAGACCGGGGTGCGTGGCCGCGCAATGGCTGACGTTGAGGGTGCGCGTCAAGGCGCTGAGGCGCTGGTGCGTGAAGCCGCCGACGGCAGTAACAGCATGGGTAATGGTGCGGGCGACTCGTGGGTGAGGCTGCTTGCTCGCATGGCTCCTCCGCGCGTGAATTGGCAGAGCGTGTTGGCTGGCGTGGTTGGTCGTTCCATGTCGTCGCGCGTGCGCGGCAACAGGTATGCGACGTACAAACGCCCGAATCGTCGCCGTCAGGGCGGGCCGTTTATTTGGCCGTCACGTGAGGACAATAAGCCGACGGTGCATGTGGCGGTGGACACGTCGGGTAGCATGGGTAGGGACGATTACGCTCGCGCCGTAAGCGAGATTGAAGGTATTTTGCGCGCGTCAGCGTCGGGTGCGGCTATCGGTTTCTACGGTGTTGACACGCAGATGATCGAGCGCCCGCGTATGGTGTCGTCTACGCGTGACCTGAAAGCGTTTGGTGGTGGCGGCACGGACATGTCTGTCCCCTACGTGTGGATGGCGGGTGAGTGGGCGGCTGGCGGTAAGCGCCGCCGCGAGTTGCCGGATGTTCATGTTCTCGTCACTGACGGTTGGGTTGATTGGGGTGAGACGTTTGCGGCGGCGTCGAGGTGCCGACAGTTCACGCGCATGGTGATCGTCGTAACAAACGCGAGCGAGGATAAGCGTGTTATTGAGGATGGGCGGGCCGCTGGCGTGAGCGTGGTGTTCGTGAACGAGTGACACAAAACGCCGCATACGCTTTGGTCGTAAACGTGTGCGGGTGTTTCGTGGGGCGCGTTCTGCTGCCGTGTTGGTGGCGGGACGCGCCCCGCTTGGCGTACTGGATGACTGCTGCTATTGGCTGGTTATCTAGTTGAGTGTTTGTGTTGTGGGGGTTTGTGGTGGCTGGTATGACCAAGCGTGAGCGCGAGGAGGCTGAGCGTCGTCTTGCGTTGCGTGGCGAGTATGCGGCGTTCATGGGTGAGTGTGAGCGTTTGGGCCTGAGCGTGGGCGGTAACGCTGAGGCGAAGTATATGGCTTTTCGGCGTGCGCTTGTGCGTGATGACGCTGATATGCGTGGCGGCGCTGGATTGGGTGGCGCTGGTGGCGCGGTTGACTTACGGTATGGGTCGGACGTGGCGCTCGTGTGCGCGCTGATGGTTCAGGCGTGTTTGCGTGACGGCGTTGCCCCGTCTGTGTTGACGGGTATGTCGCCGTTGGGTGTGCTCATGTTTTTGGGTTTGGATGGGGCGCGTAAGGGTGAGCCTGGCGCGGATGCTCTTACTGCTGGCGCGTGCGGTGACGTGGCGCTGAACGGTGTCGCCGCGTAGCTCACCGCTGATGTGGTACCGTGACGCTTGCGTGTATCTCTTCCGGTTGCGGGGTGGCTTTCGCCGCACCGCTAATGCTATTCGGGCGCTCGCGGTGGCGCGTTCGGCCGAATCACCGTCGATACGGCACCTGTGCGCACCTCTCACGGGCGAACAGCCCGTCAACCCACTCAGACACGCCTAAGCGCGTTTGAGGCCGTTAAAACGGCTTCCAGTGTTCCGCTTGTTATCGCGCCCGGTACAGTAAAGGGGGCACCCCCACACCGAAGGCTTCGGAATGAGGGTGCCCCGCAAGTGAGCGTCACGCGAGGGTGGCACACGTCCCGGTCACGTGGTCACTGCTGCTCCCACTCGGGGTACGCCACGCCAATCTCCCACATGTACTGATCGTAAGCGGCCTTCATCACGCCCGCCGACCACTCGTTCAGCTCCGCGTCGTCCTCGGCTAGCGCAAGCTCACCCAGGTTCTCCGGCACGCTCGCCATCCCATAATTGAGCGCGTCAATGACACTATGGCGGATGCGCGTGTGGGAGGCAACGTTCGCGTCCGGCTCGGACACGTTCAGCTTGCCGACCGTCCTCTGGATGAACGTCTGCATGTTTCCGATCTTGCGGTACAGGTGCTCGGCAACCAGGCGAGCCGACTCCGCCGTCAGGTTACCGTCGCCCGCGTCCATGAGCTTGTTGAACAGGGACGCGACCGCTGTGATGGAGCTGCTGCCGGGGTTCGGGTCGCCGCTGGGGGTGTATGGGAACCACGGCTTAGGTTCTGGGCTGGTGCCCTGCGCCACTGCGTGAACACGCTGCTCACCCTGCTCCTGTGCGGGAACGTTCGCGCCCCACGCGCTGCCCGTCGAAAATTCGCGCTTAGCGAGGGCGCGCGCCGCCTCCGGGTTCAGGTCCGGGTTGCGGCGAACAATCATGTCCTCGAACATGTTGCTCTTGGGCATGTTTCGCTTGAAGCCCTTATCGTTCTCGCTGTCGTCCACAACCCACGTCTTACCGCCATCCAGGGACACGGCTGCGATAGCTGTCTCAAAGATGCGGTACTTCTTAACGGCATCTCCCTCGGACATGCTGCCCTTGGCTTCTGCGTATTCGCGCATGAAATTGGACCACGGCATGTCAAGCGGCGTGCTGTCCGTGTTCCCGTTGAAGCCGGGCGCAATATGACCGTCCTCGGTGTACGGCTTTGTGCCGGGCTTGGACTTGTACTTGCGGTACTTCTCGATGCGGTAAATAACCGGGGTACCGTTGTCGTAGGCTTCGCGTAGGGCTGCGGCAATCTTGTTAGCGCCGTCGTCAAACACGCTGCCGTACACGTCGTAATCGTCGCCCTCGTGAGTGAAAATGGCGCGGTAGCGCGTGTTCGCGTTACTGCCCGGCTTTGGCTTCGTGATGTCCAGCTTGCTAATTCGCTCGTAGCCTGTGCGAACCTCTAGCTGCTCGCGCTTATCAACGGGCGCGGACGGGTCGCCCGCGAGCGTGACGAAAGGGAAAACCTTGTCTCCCACTCGCATGTTCTCATACAAGGGTGGAACCGTGTTGTTTGTTGCGTTTGTGTTCGTTTCGTTCGTGTTCTGTGTCATCTTTGCTCCTCGTGTGACACGTCGTGTTTTTCTGTCTGGATGGGGCGCGGCGCGCCCTGTTTGTTTGCCGCGTGTTTCACCGCGTGCGGCTCACGTTATCGCTTCTACACGTGTAGAAACAGGTGAGGGGAGAGGCAAGCAAGCCGCGCCACATAAGGCGGGCCAACTTACGCGCCCCTCCCCCCTCTCTCTCTCCTGCAAGCTCACACCCCGCCGTCAGCGGGGCGCACCCCCTGTCAGAACGGAGGCTCGTCACCAAACTGGGTAGCACCGCCGCCAGCGAAAGCGTCAGCCTGCGCGGCGGGAGCCTGCTGTTGGAAGCCGCCATGCTGTGCGCCGCCACCGTTGTATGCGGCCTGACGCATCTGATCGCCCGCACCCTGCGCCTGCATGTTGCGCTGACCGCCCGACTGGCAGCCGCTCTGGCCGTTGTTGGTGCGTGTCACCTGAGCGCGCGCACTACGCAGCGACGGACCAATCTCATCGACCTGCAACTCAACGACGGTACGCTTCTCGCCTTCCTTTGTCTCGTATGAGCGCTGAACCAGGCGACCCTGAGCGATAACGCGCATACCCTTACGCAGCGACTCAGCGACATTCTCAGCCGCCTCGCGCCACACGGAGCAACGGAGGAACAGCGACTCGCCGTCCTTCCACTCACCCGAGTTACGGTCATATGTTCGAGGCGTTGACGCGATAGTAAAGCCTGCGACGGCCGCACCGTTGTTGGTCCAGCGTAGCTCCGGGTCGGCGGTCAGATTGCCGATCACTGTAATAACTGTCTCTCCGGCCAAGGTACCTTCTCCTTCTCGTGTATATAGGTTTTTCCTTGCAATCATCAATATAAACACCCATTGTGGGTATTGTCAAAACTTCACGAACGGCCCTACGGGGCACTCACCTTCGCCGCTAATCTGCCGCTCTTTCTGCGCCTAGAAACGCCATGCGCTTTGTGCTCTCGCCGCGTTAAAACTACCTCGGTGCGCGCGGACGGGTGTAAGGGCGGGGTTGCTTCGGTTTCAGTGGGTTTGCCCGCCAGCCTGTCGGTTGAGCGCGTGCGCAAGCTCGCTCTCCGTTACAATCCTAGTTGATTCTAGGCTGCATGGCCTCGTTACCAAGGCCAGCTCCAAGTCTCACGGCGCTGTGACGCGCCTGCTTGGTTCGCGCTTCACAGGGGACCACGTTGCCCAACAATGAGTTGGTCCGTTTTACGTCTCCTCCACGCGCGTTTAACGTCTCCGGGGCACTCCCGGCGACCTGAATGTTAATTGCCGCGTTGAGGTCACGGTCAATGGATAGACCGCACGCGTCGCAGTTGAATGTTCGCTCACTCAGGGATAGCTTGGCTTTCACTGTCCCACAGTTTGAGCATGTTTTACTGGACGGAAACCAGCGGTCAACCACACGCAACGCGGCACCAGTGCGTGCAGCCTTATACTCTAGCTGACGGCGAAACTCACTCAAAGACGCGTCCGACACGCTACGGGCAAGATGACGGTTTTTCACCATACCCGCAACATTTAGGTCCTCGATGCACACGGTGCTGTAGTTTCGGGCGATCATGGTCGTGGCTTTATGGATAGCGTCGGCTCGCACATCCGCCACGCGGGCGTGCAACCGGGCGACACGCGCCCTAGCTTTCTCACGACGAACGCTACCCGCGACTTTACGGCTCAACGCTTTCTGAGCCTTACGCAGTGCTTTCAACCGTGCGCCTAGAGCGCGGGGGTTAGAGATAACAGTCCCATCCGAGAGGGTGGCGAGGTTTTTCACTCCGAGGTCAACACCGACAGCACCTAGTTTTGGAGTCGTAGCGGGCGCGGTTGTCTCTCGTTCCACGGTCAAGCTCGCATACCAGCGGCCAGCCCGGCGCGACACGGTTATGCGGATAAGACGAGCACCAGCCACACGCCGATACACATTCTCCATACAATGCACACGACCAATGCGGGGCAGCTTCAACCCATAGGGGTCACTAGCCGTTGGGGTGGTGAACCCCGTGGAATATGCGAACCGCATGGTGGTGTTCTTCGACTTGAAACGAGGAAACCCAACCCGCTTACCCTTACGCTGGCCTTTACGGGACTTAGACCAGTTCGACAATCCCTGAGCCAGGTCACGCAACGCCCTACTATAGGACTCCTTGCTGTTCTGGCTCCACCATACCTCTCCCGTGGTTTTGTTGACAGCAAGCTTATCCTTATTCGCGTTCCACCAACGGAGCAGAGAATAATGCGACCACTCAGGAGGCTCACTGTTGTCTAATGCTTCTTTCACGTGAGCGAGGCCAGCGTTGTAAGCGAAACGGGCGGCACCGGCATGACTCGCCATGAGGCGTTCTTGCCTCGGCGTAGGGTCAAGACGAACTTTCACCGCCTCAAACATTGCACTTTCCCCTTTCCCATCTCACATCCACCCATTGAACTATAACACATGATAGCACGATAGCGCAAATTAAAACCCCGGAAGCCTACACAAAAGCGTTATTACTTGTGGAGGGCAGCGTCAAGCTCACGCTCCCACGCGATGCCGCAACTAATCGTCTGATTCTCCCACTGTACCACATTGTCAGCCTCATTGCCCACCGCCGAGTCGCCAGTTTTCACCGATCTAAACGGACACCGGGCACTTGGACGCGTCGAAGAAAACAGGGTGTTCATGAACATAACGCCATGCACGAGCGCAATCGCAAACAACGAAACAGTGAGAACGAACAAAGTGAACAGGCGCGCATCCGTTGGCCCGTTTTCGCCGATCACGGTCCTCGACATGTCAACGAAAGTCCCGGAGAACTTACCAGAGTCACAAAAGTGAGCGGACGCGACGGTGTTAAGTACACAACCAAGAAACGACCAAAACATGTCGAGGCCCCGGCACGTGTTGCACCGGCAATCGTTGCAATGGGCGTAAAATAACATACAGTTGACGAATATGCAGAGGAGGGCGACAATAATCAATCCGCCGACTGCAAGCGCCTGCGCGGTGTTATGGAAAATCTCGCTTGCGCTCTCGTCCGTAACGCTTCCAGGCTGCGTGGAATACGGTAACCATAGTGTCCCGGTCATTTTTCACCTATCTCTTCGCGAGTGCGGCTGATAGTTCACGTTCCCACGAGACACCAGGACTCAACAGTCGATCTTCCAACAGTGTCATAGCGTCCGCTGCATTGTCACCGTCATTAACCTGTGTGTCTGTTTCGAGTAGGCACGGTTGGTTGTGGCAGGGTGGCCGGTTGAGGACCGTGTACACCGTCACGCACAAGTATGCGAGAACAACGACCGATGCTACGAAAGTAAGCGCCGCGACCGGCGACGGCGCTGCGGCAGGACCGCCACCGACGGGTGTTCGCGTGCTCGTTGACGCGGAGGGAAAGAAAACAGTGTTCGCAATCGGAAACGACATGTTCACGAACGCGGCGAGCATAGCGCGCAAAGGTGCGCGCATAAAACACTTGCTGATACACCCGCAACTGTCGCGGTCACGCCACCCGCGCCACACGTAACCGGCCAAACGCGCATTGGCGGTGACAAACAGCAACCAGAGGCCAATACAGACAATGCGCATCTGCACATCAGCGAACGCCTCTGGAAGGCTCCCTGTTGAATTGCTGCACGCCTCAGCGCACGCGGCCATAGCGTTCACTGTTCACCACCCTCACTGTCGCTCGGCTGCGCGTTAATCTCGTCCATGATGCTATCCCACCGAAACGCGGCAACGCACACGCTGCTCACGATGACCGCCACGGCGGCGGAAATAACATGCCACACCATGCCACCAACACCGAAAACGGTCGCCCAGGCGTGCTCCTGGAAATAATGCAGTCCAGGGATAGACGGCACCATGAACGCGAGCACAACAACCAGGTTCGCGCCATAATGTTGCCAGGTACCCATAGCGCCACGCTTGCGCTGTACTAGCTCGTACATGACGCGCATAGCGACCGCCATCACAGCGCCTACAAAAAACAACGCAACAGCCATACCTGCGGTCATAAAAGGCGACCCCTTCCACCTATCGCCGCCACCCGTTCACTAACTGTACACGGTAGCGGCCAATAAACATTTACCAACCAATGATACCACATAAAAGAGGGCGGCGCGCGCAAACGCACGCACCAGCCGACCTTTTCTCACAGGAATCTTTTTATCCGCGCTTGCGTCCCAACGCCACGTCAATGGGCGCAACATGTCGCGCCAGCTTGTCAACGTTCACGCTGGCGTTCGGCCGCCGCACGTAAAGCCCTTGGCTACGCGCAGCCTGTCGTGTAATACCCGTTGCGGCCCTGACAAGTCGCTCATGCGCCTTCCGCGCCTCGCGCTTACGCGCAAACGCGGATAGCAGACGAGAACCCAGCACCTTCACGCGTCGCCGCCTTCACTTTCACTGACGGTGCCCTCACTGTTATCGACGGCGCTCACGTAGTCGCCGTTCACGCTACCGGCGTAGCCTCGTGAACGCGATGGCGCACTCTTTGTGTCCGCGTCACTAGCGTTCGGCTTCACGCCTCCCGCACGGATAGCATCATCCATATCCAAGCGGCGCACGTAAGATGCGCACAGCACTCGAAACACGCGACGCGTGAGCATGGCTACGACAATGAACGCGAACGCGCCGACATCAAACATGCACCTGGCCATGTACCCGTCCTCAAACGTGCCGTTATCGACGGTGGCTGGCACCATGTAATGCGCGAACGCGCTACCCACGAGGGAAGCCACAAACGCAACCATTACGACAAATACGATGCGCAGCGGGCTAAACCACCTGCGCGGCCCGTACACGTAATCGCGTAGCGCGTCATTCACGAACAATACAATCTTGCCTTTCATGTTTCCTATCTCTTTCCGAGGCTGTTATTCATATGCTGTTTTGTTGCCGCCATGTGCAACAAGGTTTCTCTCATCCGTGGTCACGGTTGACGCCCGCGCTCCTGCCGTTTCTTACTGTGGGGCGCATCAACGCCTAAGCGCGTCGCCTAGTTCACGCTCCCACTTGTCGCCCGTCTCACTCGCCTTGTTTTCTTTCTCGGCGAGGGCTTCTGCGTAGCGTCGCACAAGTTCTTCTGCTTCGTCGTCTCCCAAGTATGCAGCGCGGGCGCGAAACTGCTCCTGTTCCCGTATCTTGCGCTTGCGGGATGGCGACATGGCGTTTGGGTCAGCGTGTATGAACTGGAAAAAGAACGGTATCAAATAAGGCTGCATAACCTACTTTTGTAGGCCACGTTTCCCTGTTTGAGCGCCGCCATATTGGTCCCCAGGTAGCCACGTGTACTCTGGTCCGCTA